ATCAGCGTCTAGGCCTTTATAACCTTTCATTTTGTTAAATGCTTCAACTTCGTTTTCGTCATAAGCATCTGCCATAATGCCTGTGTCCAATGTAGCACGTATCCATCCTTGTGCTAGATCATCGCCATTTGTTCCTTTGTACTTGTTGAATTTTTCAAACCAATCTTGTACTTCTATTTTAGCCTGTTTCATTCCACCTTCGTTTGTTATATTTTCGTAGGAGTTTTCGTCATCAGTACTATATTCTCTATCTTTTTTAGGATCTCTTTCTAATGGCATAAGTTTCATTGCTTGGATTGTTACTTGTTTTGCAAAATCGGCTTCTTTTTGTGTAAGTGGATTTTCTTTGTCTGGATTTTGCATTTTATCACTAATTTTCATTAGATGTTCACCAATTTCTATCGCTTCGTCATTAACGGGTTTGATGTTTGCGTAAATTTCGGAAAATAGCATACCACGTAAATTTTTATTACCAAAATACTTTACGAAAAGTGCTTTTCTAACTTGTGGGTCTTTTATATCTTTGTCTTGGAAATCTCTGTCGTTTGCAATACTATATTCCATAGTGCTTGGCAACGGATCACCAAATTTTAACTCTTTTACGTGTGGCATCACATCATCAAGAGTTAAGCGGGGCTTTTCTTTAGCCTCTGTGCTTATATTATCTAGTTTGTTTAAAAGTTCGCGAAAATCCATAATATTGTACTCCTTACGAGTATTTATTACGAATTAGTTTTTATCGCCCCTGTTTGAAAGTAATCATTTCAGGACCTTTGCAGGTAAATTCCATTCCTACCATGTTTCCAACGTATACAGACCCGTCTTTAATTAGCCTTAAACGCACGGTGTTAAGAATGATATCCATATGTTTATTTTCAACATATCTGTCTAGAAATGCTTCAACTGTTTTGCCATTATCTGTGCAAGTGACTTTTACCTTTTCAGGTAATATTTCTTTAAGGGCCATTAGTCGTTCCTATAAAGTTCTTGATCATAATCTTGTATTGGACCATATCTCCAATAAAGTTCATCATATGTATCAAGTACTCCGGGAATACTAACAAACATTATTTCAACTAAAATAATAATGATTAAAATTTTAATTATTTTTATTAACATACTACTAGTTATAAAGTAAGAAAGGCCCCGTAGGGCCTTTCGAATCCAATTGAATTAGGCTACAAGTCTTTTAGCAAGTGCTTTGTAACCTGCCGCAATTACTTTACGGCTTGGTGTACCTAAACGATACTGTTGAGTAACTCTACCCTTTGTATCTTTATGTGTGTTTAGGTAAATTGGAAAACCGCTGAACCTCAACGCCTGAATTACTGCCGCAGGATTGCCAGCACCAAATCTTGAACTGATTTGTTTTGCAGTAAGTGTTTGACCATTGGTTAAAGCAGTCAGTACTTTATTTTGAATTGTGTCAGTCATTATATTCTCCTAAGTTGACTATTATATTTTAACAAAAATAATATGTAATGTAAAGTGTGAATTTTGCCAAAGTGGCCCGTAGGCCACTCTGTTAAGCCATTTAAGCGGCTTGATTGATTACAGTTTTGTTTGTATTTGATAACAAATCAACAATCTGTGATTTCATTGCCATTGCACCTTGTAAACTTGATGTTCCAAGTACTCTGACTGAAAAGTCATATCCACTATCTAAAAGTTTTTTAGTAGCAGTTGTTCTTTTCATTTTTAAGTTAGCGAATTTAATTGCTCCACCGTTAACTGATCCATTTACCATGTATGAGTTAGCAGGTTCAACAAATACGCCAATTTTAGAGTTTACGTTACCTTTTGTAAACTCTCTAGTGTAAACAACATATTGTTTAGTTCTAGCCATAGTATTACTCTCCGTATTATTGTGAGTTAAAAATTGTCTAATTAAATTAAACATTATGTTTATAATACACTAGGTTGTATTAAAAAGCAAGTTGTTTTTTTACCAAAAAGAACGTTCAAAACGGTTGACAAGTCCAATTTCTTGTAGTATAGTATATAAAGTAAGTTAGACAAGCGAGGTAAACATGCAAAATACTATTCCAACCAAACTAGCATTAAATTATGCAGTGCAGGCTCATTACAAAAATGGCAAATACTTAAAGAACGATCAGTATGAATATAAAAATACTGAAGAAGGCTCAACAGAAGTATGCACTGCTAAAGCAAACAAAAACATTATGAAAGAAATGTTTGACAATGACATTTGTCCAAACACAAAGTATAATGATTATACTGACGAAGTGTTTACCCATTTTCAAGGTTTGGTTTTTAAAATGATGTCCAATACTGCAAATGATTTTGATACAAGTGTGTACAAAATTTTGAGTAAAGAAATGGTTACTAGAAGTGAACTAGGATATCTTGCACCTTTACCAGCATTTTATGAAACACATCTTAAACGTCAAACTTTTATGGATGAGATAGTTGACAGTAAGTTTTTAGGCCGTACTGGAGAAAAGATTACAGTACGTGCAGTGCTACACGAATCACGATATATTGCATCGAGAGATTTTACTGTATATACGTTTATTAGTGAAGGTAACTTAATCAGTCACTTTAGCAGTAAACGTTTTAATGAATGGGCAGATGTTGGTGTGTTAAATGAAGGCAACGAATACACTTTGACATTTAAAGTAAAACGCCATCAAACAAGTAAGTTTTATAATTGTAATGAAACTATGGTGAACTATTTAAAGATTACTGAATAGTGTAACCTTCACCAGAAACTTCTATTTCATAATCTCTAGGAATGGCTTTTGCAATAGTGTTAGCCATTTCTTCTGCTGTCTTATCGTCTAGTTCTTCGTTTAAAGCAACTTCATAAACAAAATGACCTTCACTAGTTTGATATTGCTCAAAAATAACACTTTCGTTATCTTCTTGCAAATGGTTATCTATTGTATGTGCTACTGCACCTGCAAACTTTTTGATGAAGTCTTTTTCTTGTTCTTCATTAAAAATCATTCTAACAAAATGTTTATCCATTAGTAATTTACCTTTATGCTATTGACTCTTCCGTTTGTGTAAGTTGCTACTGCTCTTAACCAAACAAAGTTTCCTGTGAAGTTTCCAACAAAGTCTGTATCGGTATCTGACGATGTTGTATATGTTGTTCCTGCTACATCAAACCAGTCAGATCCCGCAGGCGAAGTGGCTAACGAAGCCTGCATTTTTATCGTGCCTGAGTAATCTGTAATACTATAATGTACAGTGTGTAATCCATCACCGCCTTTATAGTAACCGTCTCCTTTGATCTTATCTGAAGTCAATACGGTTTGTGTGCTATCTGCTTCAGGGGTTTGTGCTGTTGCAGATATTGTAGATCCATCTTGATCTATAAATTGTAAAGTATAACTATTCGCTGGCATACACTTATTTATTTCAATTTGATTTTATATGCTTGAGCCATTCTTTTCATGCTCATACCCTCAATATCGTGTATATTGCTTAATCTAATGGTGTATGTATGATCTTTACCAGCATTATCACGTTCCCAACCTTGTACTGAAGAGTCGTTGATCTTTGTCACAATTACATTTTTTGGAACTTCAATGTATCCGCCGCCGATGCCATTTGCTTTTACAGTTGCGTGAATTCTGGTACCATCTTTAACAATGTTTCTATGTATTAGTTCTTTAAGTATTTGTGTGTCGTTCATCTAGTTCTGCCTCCGTTATATATTCGTTTACACTTTGTACGTATGTGCCTAAGTATAATGTTAATAATAACATCATATCTTTATCTGTCGAGTAGACAAATTTGCCATCTTGATAGTAGTAGCCTTTTTTAATGCCTTGTAAAAGTTTTTCTGATGCCTTTATTTCTCCTTTATAGTTGTTAATCCACTCTCCAAAACCGTTTGCATTTTTACCACGTAATTTTATATTGATTTTATATCTATATTTGTTATATGGTAATTTAGAACATACGACTGCGTCTGGATTGTTTGTTAGAAATTCTTCGTGTGTTTTGTTCTTAGGCCAACGTAATTCAATAATACTGTCTTTAAATGTACTTAAGAAACTTTCATATGTTTCTTTATCTGATGTAAAGAACCCTAATTTATCTCCTTCATTACGTACTTTGCAGTGATCTGCATAATTCTCGTTGAGCCAGTTATACAGTTTGTAAAGATTAAATCTATTATTCCATACAGCCTTTGTACGGTTAGTACGCCAATCTTTTAAATCTTCATTTTCAAATGTATAATGATAAGTTAAATTATACTTTGTACCACCCCATTCTTGTATGCTTTCTGAATTGAACAATCGATCAATATCATCTCTATTTGCATATCTTATGAAACTACATCCGGGAACTTTTGCAACTGCTTTAAATTTATACTTACGATAAAACAGTTTATTCGTGTGACATGCTTTCATTTTCTGTTTCCTTTCGGTCTGGCATGAACTCAGTTATTTCTAATTTTATTTCTTCACCCTCTAAGTCAACAGTAACTTGGCCGCCATTAACTAGTCGACCAAATAACACTTCACGTGACATTGGCTTTTTAATCTTATCGTCAATTACACGCATAAGTGGTCTAGCACCCATTTTCTTGTTAAATCCTTTCTTAACAAGAAACTGTTTTACTTTATCAGTAAGTGTGATTAAAATACCTTTGTCAGATATTAAATCATTTACTTCTTTAATAAATTTGTCAATAATCAATAGCATTGTAGATTTTTCTAGTTTATCAAACTTAATTGTACCATCTAATCTATTTCTAAATTCAGGTGCAAAGAAGTCATTGACTGCTATATCATCTTCTCCACTACGATCTATATCTCCAAACCCAATACCGTTTTTCTCCATTTCTCTTGCTCCTAAGTTTGAAGTCATAATCAATATTGCATTTCTGGCATCTGCTTTTTTACCATTTGATCCTGTAACAAATCCATTGTCCATTAATCCTAGTAATATATTTGCAACATCTTTATGTGCTTTTTCAATTTCATCTAAAAGCAACAAACAGTTTGGATTTTCTTGTAGTTTTGTAATTAGTTGTCCAGCATCTTCTTCATACCCAACATAACCTGGAGGCGCACCAATAAATTTTGCTACTGAATGTTTCTCTTGGAACTCACTCATATCAAAACGCACAAGTTCCACACCCATTTCTTTTGCTAATACTTTTGCAGTTTCTGTCTTACCACAACCTGTAGGACCTACAAACAAGAATGATCCAACGGGTTTGTTAAGTGATTTTAATCCTGCTTGAGCAATAAAAATTTTATCAAGTAGTTGGTCAATTGCTTCATCTTGTCCAAATACTTTTTGTTTCATTCCACCTTCTAAATCTTTTAGTGTTTCAGTTTCTTTAGCCGCAATTTGTTCTAATGGAAGATTAGTCATTTTACTTACTTCAAATACAACTTCTTCATGACTCACAATGCCATTGGTTTGGTCTTTGACTTTAAATCTAGCACCTGCACGATCAATAATATCAATTGCTTTATCAGGAAGTTTTTTATCTGCCATATATTTTTCTGAATATTTCACTGCATCTTCTATTGCTTTGTCAGTGATTTTTACACCGTGATGTTCTTCATAGTATTTTTTCAAACCATGTAGTATGTCAATAGTTACTTCTGGAGTAGGTTCGTCAACAGTAACACGTTGGAATCTACGCATTAATGCACGATCTTTTTCAAAATGTTTTCTGTACTCTTCCCATGTAGTAGATGCTACAACTTTGATAGTTCCTTTACCTAAAGCAGGCTTTAACATATTTGCCATATCGTTGCTTTGACCTTGTCCTCCTGCACCAGCACCATTCATCATGTGTGCTTCATCAATAAACAATATTGCTTTTTCTTTTTTCTCTAGTGCATGTATAACCATTTTTAATCGTTCTTCAAAGTCACCTCTGAACTTACTACCTGCCACTAATGCTCCTATATCTAAAGAATAAACTGTGCTACCTTTAATAAACTCTGGTACATTATCATTTGCAATTTCAACTGCAAGTCCTTCAGCGATAGCAGTTTTTCCTACGCCAGGATCACCAACCAACATTACGTTTGCTTTTTGTCTACGTGCAAGGATAAGCACAGTTTCTTCTATTTCATTAGCACGACCAATCACAGGATCAATCTTGCCACGTTTTGCTTTAACGGAAAGGTTTGAACAGAACGAAGATATAATTTTTTCTAATTGTGTAGCATTGTAAGTTTCACTTGCCGCTTCACCTACTATTTGTTCTGCTTCAATAAAGTTACTAAATTTTTCTGTGTCAATTCCATACTTACGCATTACATAAGATGCAAATGATTTCTTCTCTTTAAGCATAGATAAAAACACATCTGTAGGTTCAATAGTAGTTCTACCATGAAACAGTGTTTGTGTAAATGCTCTATTAAGCATTCTTTCCATTGCTTGAGTCTTTTTTGGTCTGCCTTTAAAGTTTTTATCTATAATGTCTTGTAGTTTGTTTCCAATAAATTCTGTAAGTTCTTTTTTAATTGCAGTTGTATCAGCACCAAAATCTTCTAGTGTTTTACAAAATTGTTCATCACATACCATAGCCATAGCAAAGTGTTCTACAGTTACGTATTCGTGTCTTGCTGTCTGCGCCTGCGTAATAGCAGATTCAAAAATTCCTTCTAATTGTTCGTTAGGTTCTAGCATTTTGTAATTCCCTTTTTTTGATTTTGTCTGCTCTTTTAACAGCCATGTTCCATTTTAAACTTGAAACTCTATCTTTGTATACAATACCATTTAAATGATCACATTCGTGTAGATAACATCTAGCATCATAACCTTCAATTCTACCTACTTGTTTTTCGCCATTCTCATCTAAAAATTCTGCAACAATCCAACTAGGTCTGTTTATTTTTACAAATATACCTGGGAAACTTAAACATCCTTCCCAATCAAGTAACATATCTGGACTTGCTTCTAACACCACAGGATTTATAAAGATCTGTGCTTTGTCTTTGTATTGACTACTACCCATTGTAAATGCGGCCGTTCTAATGTCAACTTGCGGTGCACTTAAACCAACACCATTACCAGCAAACATTGAATCCAGCATTTCTTCTTTTAGTTCTTTAGGATCTTTGATTGGTTTTTCAAAATCAAATCTAGGCATTTGTTCGTCTAAAATTTTTGCTGGGTATTTTACAATTTCTAACATAATATATACTTATACATCCTTTCTAGTGTTTGTCAAGATTCTTGCTCGTTCAATTAGGTCTTTATGATGCTCATTTATTCCTTTAGGTACAGTGCCTAAAATAGTTACAAATAGTGTTCCAATACCAGGAGCATTAAGTATTGGCATACCATGTTCAGCAACTCTCATTACTGTTCCTGGTTGTGTACCTGCTGGTATGGTTAACATAAAATCTTTGTCGAAATGTTTTATTTTAATCTTAGTTCCTAGTATAAGGTCATATACAGAAATTGTCAAGTCCTTATACAGGTCGCAACCTTCTCTTTTGAAATTATTATCTTTTTGGACTCTAATAGTAACAGTCATATCACCAGGTTGTATATGCTTTAGGCTATCATCACCCATGCCTTGTAATCTAATCTGTTGTCCATGATCAATACCCCTTGGTATCTTAGTGTTTATTGTTTTTTTAGTGCCACTAGGCAAAGGTATTTCTAGGAATATTTGTTTACCAAAGTATGCTTCTTCTAATGTAATTTCATAGTTTATGTTTAAATTTTTATTACGTGGTTGACGCCTTTGTCTACGTTGGCCAAAGACCTCTCCAAATGGACTTGCTTCTTGTCCAAACATTTGTGAAAATATATCTTGGAAGTCTCCAAAACCTTGTTGACTAAAACCTGTTTGTTGTGGATCTACTGTGCCATATTGATCGTACATAGCACGTTTTTCTTGATCATGCAATACTTGATATGCTTCATTTATTTCTTGAAACGTTTTGGAGTCACCACCTTTGTCGGGATGATGTGTAGCCGCTAACTTACGAAAAGCAGTTTTTATTTCTTTTGGTGATGCCGTGCGAGATACGCCTAGTCTATCGTAGTAGTCCATATATATAATATAAGCGGTATTCGCCGAATTGTCAAGTGTTATTTGCTATCTTTTTTGCTCGTTCCAGCATATAAACCAAACCAAGCCGCACCTGCACCAACAACAACCGAAACAAGTCCTGATTGTTCCATTGTAGGACTTGCTAGTTCCATATACCATACTACCACTTTATATAATAGATAGATGTAAGTGGTGATAAAAACTCTTGGAAAAATTCTCCAAGCATCTACGGCTTTTGCTAAATGGATTAGCCACTGGAAAGGATTTTGTGAACTATCAGTTGTAGCAGTATCAACTTCTAAATCAATTTGTACTGTTTTCTTTACGTCTGCCATTATTTTTTACCCTCTAATTTTTTAATACGAGATTCTAACTCGTCTATCTTTTTTGTCACATAAGGATACTTTTTCCTCCATGCGTCCTCGTCTTGTTTGAACCAAGTCCAACCCCATCGCTCAACTAAAAAGTCTAGGATTGCATCAAATTTGGCATATAACCAAAGACCGATTCTTGTACTTTTGAAGTAGGTAGAAAATGCTAGACCAAACAGCGAGCCTAGTATGGCTGTGTATATCCATAGTCTATCAGATGCTAATCTTTCAATCATTTCCCACATAGTATACGTATTTATTAGAATGAGCAGGAAACTTCAGAGCCAGCAGTAACTGATTCTCTTACTGTTTCTAGTATATCTTTATTGGATTCTTCGTCTAAACCTTCTATTTGTACTTTTGCAGTAGGTTTTACATCGCATTTATATGGCGTACAAGACACCAATAGGCATACAATGGGTATAATATATATGATTTTGTACAAGATTATTTAGAAGATTTTTCTTCTTTGCTTTCGTAGTATTTGCGGTACTGATCTAATGTTGCACCTTGTTTAATCATGTAAGCACGAATTTGTGCAAAATTCTTAGATAGTAATTGATAATCATCATCACTTAAACCAAACAGCACAGGATCTTTGCCACTTTCTTTTAATTTAGCAAATACTTCTTCTGCATTTTCACTGGTAATGATAACCCACTTGATATCCTCTAATTTTGGAGTCTCCGGATTAGGGAGATTCAATGGTGCTCTTTCAACCTCTGTTTTGAAAACATCTAACTGACGTACAGTACTACAACTAGTAAGGGACGTAGTTAGGATTAGCAATACTAGGACACTCAGAATTGATTTCAGATTTCTTAGTTGCATTGATCTCTTTCTCCGTTAGTGGACTACCCATAGCAATTTCTACACACCTCATTGCTTTTTTGGTAGCGGCATTAACAACACGTTCAACTGATTTACTTCTTTCTTCTGCAAGTTTACCAATATCACGCACTTCGCCTTTGCCATTTATTTTATTAAAGCGTTCATCTAATGCTTTAAATTCTTTTGCCAAAACTGCATTCTTTTCTTGCAGTTCTTTATTTGCTGTCAAAATTGCAGTAAAATCTTTTTTCTGCTGTTCAATTACTGCTTTTTGTTCGTTAACACTTTCTTCTAGTTTTGCCTGATTAGCCTTAGCAACTTCTAAATCTGCTTTTAGAGTTTTTACATACATAAAACCTCCGCCTGCACCTGCTAACATTATTACTACCATTGCAATTTTAATAGAACTAAACATTAATTTTTTCCTCGTATTTACGCCACTCTGTTGAATACCCGTCTGGATATTCTGTACTTATACTTTTTTCTTCAATAAATCTAGGATGTTCGCAAACAACAATTTCTATAGGTAGGTTGTCACCATCTTTAAAAGTTTCTATCAACCTTCCTTCGTGTATTCTACCACAATTTTGACAGTATCTACTCACACCATTTTTAAAGCGGCTTCAGTAGTTTCATCGACTCTACGAGTCCAACCTTTTCCAAACGTTGAAAAAGTGCTTAAACCTTCGTAATATGATTGTCTTGCTTTTTGGTAATCTTTAATTACTTCAGCAACTCCGCCTACCTCTTCTACATAGTTGTTTAATGCTCTTAAAGTATTTGGGCCAATCCCACCATCTGCGACTGTTCCGATCATAGTTTGTAGGAACTTTGCCGCTCTACCTGGACCGGCATTAACAGCAAAATCAAAAATACATAAATCTAATCCTGATGGAATATCATCGCACTTTGTTCTGCCCCAATAATTTTTTTCATATATAGGTGCAACATCTTCTACAGTCAAGTCCTTCATATCTTTTTGACTTAAATCGTTTGACATACACCATTCTTCATAGACTCTTTTAGTAACACCTAAATTAGTTTCACCGCCTGGGTCTTTTGGATGATTTACATAACCACCTTCGTGATGTAAAATCATTTCTAAACTGTTTGCATAGTTTTCTTTTGCCATATTATATCCTTTTGAATACTTTTGTTCTAACACCATTAGTAAAGAACAAGTTTTCGTCTATTTTGTATATATTATAGTTACCAAAGAATTTAGTTAGGAAAAGCACTTCTGACATAGCATCTTCACCTAATTGGATAGCACCTTTGTATTTTAAAACCAATTCTTCTGTTGTACCTTCGTCAACTAACTGTAATTTTACTGTACCACTTGCATGACGTTTAAATTCAATTATATCTGCTTTAATGTACTTTTGCTCTGTAACACCTTTGTTAAAAAATCTATCTAGTTCAGATTGATTATATACTTCTACCATGCTAGTGTAACTATCTCCATCTAAAGGAATACTGTTTGAAACTTCGTTTACATCAAATGGTTTGCTTTCAACATTTTTGTAGTATCTGTATTTCCAATCTTTTATACCTGTAAGTTTTGAAACTTCAGATAATATTGTGCCAATTCTTTCTGGTAAATGTCTATCTCTTTCTATTTCAACAAATACACTGTATTTTCCTTTGCGATTTTCTCCAGTACTAATATCAGAGTCTAACACAAAGTCATAACCTTTTTCAATAAAGTTCATTAAATCTTTTGCAGGTTCTTGTTGTTTAACTTCAAATGCCAGAACAGCAATTTCTTTGTCTTGACCCATTTTAGATTTGTAAGAATCTATAGTAAAGATTTCGTTTACAAAGTGTGCAAGGTCATTAGGTTGTAGGCTCATCAGCAACTCCTGTATCTATATCAGTATTTGTTTCTGGAACAATATCGGGTTGTGTTACAGTATCATTTATTGCCGCTAAAGTATATTCATCAACATTTCTCATGTAACCTTTATACATATCAAACATTAATTGTTTAGGCATTGTGATACTGACTATCCAAATAGGAAGTTGATCAATTTTACCTTTTTTTGTACCTGGTCTATAATCGTCTGATGATTCAATTTTTCTTGGTTGTGTTAAAAAATCTTTTTTGTAAGTAACTTTGCAATCGTAGTCTAGTAGTCTACGTCCTGCTTGTGGATTTGGCATTTCTTTTTTTGGCCACATAAAGCCACATTCTACAGTGTGTCTAGTTACTATAGGTCCATATGCTAGTTCGCCTTTTTTCCAGTTTTCAAACACATATAGATCTAATTCATCTAAAACACGCTCAAAATCCTTTAATATACGCAAATGATTGTTGGATTCGTATATAGTTTTAACGTTTTCAATGATTTTTACGATATCGTACATTTTATCTTCTCCACTTTTATTTATCGTATTATCACTATTGATCAAAATATTATAGTATAGGTTAATATATGTATGTAGCAGTTAAATACTAATGCAGTCGGACGAATAACTTCAAAAAACTAAGGAGGTTTAATTTGTCAAGAGCGAAGCGAAAAGAACGTAATAGGGAACGTTCTCAAATGGGTAATATAACATATATTAATCCTATCCCTAGCAAAAGACGTCAAGTGGAGGTCCTTCCGAGGAACCTTAGCCAAGAAACTTATCTAGAAGAACTGAAAAACCTAAAAAGACACATAGTATTTGCTGTCGGACCAGCAGGTACAGGTAAAACACTTTTAGGTGTGCAAATGGCTATAAAACATTTTCAAGAAGGAAACGTGGATAAAATCGTGGTAACAAGACCCGCTGTAAGTGTGGATGAAAAACACGGTTTTCTTCCAGGCACACTAGAACAGAAAATGGAACCATGGACTAAACCAATATTTGACGTATTCAGTGAATACTTCTACTCAAAAGAAATAAGCGGTATGTTACAAGAGGGGGTGATCGAAATATCTCCGCTAGCCTTTATGCGTGGAAGAACGTTTAAGAAATCATATATTATTGCAGACGAAATGCAAAATGCAACTCCTAGTCAGATGAAAATGTTATTGACTAGGATAGGCGAAAATAGTAGAATGGTTGTAACAGGAGATCTACAACAAGCAGATAGGATGAATTCAAATGGTTTGTTAGATTTCATAAACAAAGTCAAGTTACGTGAAGACCTAAAACATATAGGTATATGCGGATTCGATGTTAAAGATATCGAAAGACATGACGCAGTAAAGGAGGTTTTGGATATTTACGGCGAAAACTAATCTATATTTTTTGCCGGAATTGCTTTAAAAAATTTAGTTTTGTCCGACTGCCCACTAAATTTTTTATAACCAGGCATTGGATCTTGAGTATCTGCAATATTAGGCCAACGTTCTGCAAAATATAAATTGTGTTTGTACCACGGATCTTCTTCATCATCTGTTTGGTATATAGCATCTTCAGGACATTCAGGTACACATACACCACAATCAATACATTCTTGAGGATTAATTACAAGCATGTTTTCACCTTCGTAAAAACAATCTACAGGGCATACATCTACACAGGTTGTATGCTTACAATTTATACACTTATCATTTACTAAATGTGGCATTTAATTTACCCAGTTTACTATTCCTCTAATCGCTAATAACAAATAAAAGAGTTCCATTAATGCTCTAGGAGTATCTTTATCTTTTATCCCCATATAAATCCAAATAGAACAACTAAAGCAGGCCACGGCCCAACCTATCCATTGTATATCAGGATTACCACCACTTAACAAAAATGCTCCAACCATGGCAAGAACAAATCCTAGCCATCTCCAACCATCTATATTGTGATAGTATCTTATCTTCATTATTTACTACTTTTTTTACGACCTTTTTTCTTCTTGTTTTTTCCAGCCTTCATTTCTTTATATTGTTCGCCTGTCATGCCTGTGGGTATTTTTTCTATTTTTCCGCCTCGTTTCAAAAAGTCTGCTATTGCCTTATCTAATTCTTTTTGTCTTTTTTCTGCTAGTTCGGATTCGGAAACAGCATCATAGTTTCGGTTTATTTCTGGACCTGGCATATTACTCCTTAGTTAAACGTGCTAACTTGACAAGTGTAGCACTCATGTTAATTTCAGGATCAGCAACAAATGAATGATCTACTAATCCTTGTTTAATAATTAAAATTGCTTGGTCTTGTTTATCTTCGTCCGTAGTAAACACTTCCAAGTTATCATACATCCAACGGAATATATCTTCCATTTCTTCAGGCCTTGCCTGTGTACAAATTAGTTTACGTGCTTCTGTAATTTTGCCTGCTTTAAATAGTTCTACCATATCTACTTTGTAATCGCTTTGTCCTGTATCGCCTTTTGCAGGAGGAGTAAGTTTACCAGATGTGCTATTCATTTGACACATATTAATACACTTACGCATGTCTGGATATGTTGCTTTTACAAAAGTATCTAATACATCTAAATCTGGCTCAACACCTTCTTCTAAAAGAATAGTTGCTATACGAGCCGTGAATTCTGTTTGATCAACATTTGTAATATGAAAACCTTGACATCTTGAATGTAGTGCTGGAATAATTCTGTTAGGATAGTTACAAGTTAAAATAAATCTACTAGTAGTATGATATTCCTCCATCACACCACGTAATGCCGCCTGTGCATTTGGCGACAAATAATCTGCCTCATCAAGCAGTACAACCTTAAAGTCACCAAACGGAATCATTTGCACAAAGTTTACAATTTTATCTCTTACATCTTCAACACTGTTTGTTCTACTTGCATTTATTTCAAGTACATCATATTCAGTAACTTCAAGTTCATTTAGTAAAACTTTTGCAAGTGTTGTCTTACCAATACCTGCATGTCCACTAAAAAGTAAGTGTGGGATACTTTTATCTTTTACCCAACCGTTAACTTGATCCCTTTGTGCGTCATCACGAAACACATAATCTTTTACAGTTTGTGGACGATATTTTTCTACCCAAAGTTCTTTAGCCATTTTGTTCTATCCTCTTTCGTAATCCAGTTGTACTAAATGAGTGTTGTCGCTTATTATAGTATATTTCTATGCCTTTGTCAACACATAATTGTTTGCCTGTAAAGTCATTTTGCCTATATTCTTCTCCTACAAAACGAATATTGATATCATATGTTAGCAGTATATCAATTAAGTCTTTTTCTGTTTCATAAGGTATAATTTCATCTATATACTTACAACCTTCAAGTTGTACGTATCTTTCAAATACACTTTGGATTGGTTTATTTTTTTCTGGTCTATCAATAGTTGGGTCTGTTTGTAAACCTACCATTAGATAATCGCAGTTTGATTTTGCTTCTTTCAACATAGCAACATGTCCACTATGGAACAAATCAAATGCTGAAAAAGTTATTCCTCTTTTATTCACTTATTATCCGCCTGTAAATTTTATGTAGCACGTAAAACCAAACTCCATTAATACAAGGTTCTACTAATGCATTTAGGGCCGCCAAATCAAGTGTTGTCCCTGTAATAAAATATGTAGTAGCCATTGCAATAATGATATGCCCAAAAGTATATATTACCGCAAGTGTGACGGATGAAGTTTTTAGAATTGATTTGGTCGAAGCAAAAATGCCTCTAGTGAATTCAGTCATACTAATATAATACTGTTATGTAATGTCTTTGTCAAGTAAATTCTTACTTGTTTTTACCGTTTTGTGGTTTTGCTGGCAAAAGTACATCTTTAAATTGCTTGTAGGCATTTTCCCAACTCCAAATCAAACTAGATTTGTAAACTTTTTCTCTATCCAAATGCAGTGCTTGATTAACTGCTAGAGTAAGATTGTTTTCCATGTGTCCGTTAATACCATCTTTGACTACATCAATTGGTCCTGGTACTGGATATCCTGCTACAGGTGTTCCACAAGCCATTGCCTCAATTTGCACTACGCCAAATGTATCATTCTTACTTGGAAATACAAATACATCTGCTTGTTGATAATATTGTGCCAAATCATGTCCTTTTCTTTTACCTGCGAAAATAACATCAGGATATTTCTTTTTTAGTGTTTTAAGATAAGGCCCGTCACCTACAAGTATTTTTTCTGTGTTAGGTATCTTTAATTCACAAAAATCGTCTAGTCCTTTTTCGTGACTTATACGACTTACACATAATAGTTTTTTCTTTTGATTAGGTTTTCTATTAGGATCAGGTTTGAAGTACTCCCTATCAACACCTCTTGTCCAAGCAATTATTTTTTGTTTGAATCCTTTTTCTTTTAGGATGTTTACCATAGTTTCTGTTGTTGTCATGATATGGGTGCAGTCATTGTACCTTAGTCTCATCCAATGCCACCCCCAATCTATGCTAACAAAGGGATATCTTGATTTAACAAATTCTGGAAACAGTGTGTGTAGGCTTGTTGAAAATGGAATATTCAAACGTCTACATGTACGCACAAACATAATTCCTAAAGGACCTTCTGGAGTCGCAATATGAATATGATCCCATATATGTTTCTTGAGATGCTTTCTTACTGTCCAAGGTAATGCAAGTGCAAGGTCTATTTCTTTATATCCAGGCATAGGAATACGCAATCTAAATCGTCTTGGGTGAATAACAGTTATTTTGTCTCCATGTTTTATTGCATTCTTGTGAAGTTGATCCAGTGTGGTTACTACTCCGTTAGTTTGCGGATGCCAAGCATCTGTCACTAATAAAATCTTTGCCATTATTTTCCTGCGTCCTTAAATTTCTGTATAGGGTTTTTTAACAGTCTTCCTATGACTCTGTAGACAAACACTGCTATGATTGGAATTATGATGTTAGGAATTTTCCATTGGCTTGGCACATCGAATGAATAGAAGATTGCAACAGAAACAAACACAGAACCAAATGCAACAGTAAAATCAATTATTAGTGCTTTCAGTATCAGTACTAATTGAATAATGTATCGTTTCAAACTGGCCAGGATCTTTTTCAACCACTGCGGTGCACGACTCCACCCAGTCTCCAGTATTGATATAATGTATTCCATGTAATTCCTTATCTGCTGGGGTGTGTATATGTCCACAAATTACTCCATCAAACCCCTTTTGATGACAGTGTAAAGCAACAGTTTCTTCAAACTTAAGAATAAAGTTTAAAGCCTGTTTGGTTTGTGCTTTGAGGTATTTACTCAAACTCCAATAGTTCATACCTAAAATCTTTCTAACAGCATTGAACTTGACATTGACCCATATGAGAAAGTTGTAGAGATTGTCACCAAACAGCATTAACCATTTACTGTTCTTCATTACCTTGTCAAACGCATCACCGTGTATCACCAAGTATTTCTTATTATTGGTAACATAGGTATATTTGTTCATTATTTTGATAGCACCAAATGAGATGTCAAATGGTAAAAACTTGCGTAGGTATTCGTCGTGGTTACCAAGTATGTAATAAACCTTTGCACCACGTTTCGCGGCTGTTAGTAACCTACGTATTACGTTTGCATGATTCTGTGGGAAGTACCAACGTTTGCTTAGACGCCAACCATCTATGATGTCGCCTACCAAAAATATATTGTCTGCGGTGTTATGTTTTAGAAAGTCACATAGAGCATCTGCTTGACAGCCTCTAGTACCTAAGTGTATATCTGAAATAAAAATACTTTTATAATGCACAACACTATTTAAGTAATTTTTTATTAAAAATCTATTTGTAATAAAATTGTAACATAATAATTATTTTGTAATAACACTATAAATTTCTTTCCAATCTTTTGCATTTACAACCTTAGGGTTTGCAAAATCTTTATTATAATGATGTTCAATAAGAATAGGTTTTAGATTTGCTCTTAAACCTGCAAGACAATTTTTTGGTTTATCTTCAATCCACCACATGTCTTTATCATATGTTTTTAAAATATCGTCTTTGTCTGCACCTGTATCTAAACAGATTACATTTACAAAGGCGTCACCAAAATGTTTTTTTAGATTCTGTTTTCTCAATTCTACTGCGTATTTGTCTGTTGCCATGCTTGTTATCACTTCAAACTTATGTCCTTCAGCAACTAATTTTTTAACATATTCTACACTACCATCGATAGGCTCAAGAAATCCCATCCATGCACTTGTATTGAATTGTTCAACAACTCTATCACATGCTTTTTTACTAATGAAACCAAACTTTTTATACTGATCGTATGTGTTGGTGTTTTGAACTGAATAGCCTTTGCCGACCATCCATTCTTCGAATGCCTTCTCCCAATTAAGAAGTACGCCGTCTACGTCTGTTAAGATGATCATTATAGATCACCGTCTTTTCGATTCTCCGAATAGTGTACATCAAACTCTCCACCAGGATATCTTGCTTTAAGTTTGTTTACATTTTCTTCTACTACTTCATTAGGATCAAGATCCAAAGCACGGCAACTATTAATCCAATACCATAAAATGTCGCCAAGTTCTCGTTTAGCATGAAACCTAGTTTCATCGTCCATTGGTTTACCTTGGAATATACATTTTTTAACAATCTCTGCAAATTCGCCTCCTTCACTTGCAATACCAATTGCACCTGTTAGTAACAATGCAGGATTAACCTTTTCGCTAATCTCAACCATTCTATGATGCATGTGTGCAACATTATTACTTTGTTCACTTGTTACTTGTTCTACAAAATCTTTATACTTGTTTAAGTCTACGTTTGACACTATATCACCTATCAATTTCCAATATTTACATCATCAGGTTTTTCATCTGACCAAGCAAGAATTTCATCTAAGTCAATTTTTCTCACTTCTATTTCACCTAAATCGTCGTCTTCAACGATAATACTTCTACTCCAACGACCATGAGATACTAAAATCCAATCTCCTTCATTATAAGGATCTTTGTTTTCTTTTCCTTTTGCGTATACTTGACACCATCTAGAGTAAATGCCTCTACTAGTACCGTCGTCGTTAGTTAAGATAATCCCACCTTTAGTTTTTTGTTCACCAAAGTGCATATTGTATCCTAGTACATCTCCATGAATAGGACGTACTTTACCTTTTACGCGAGTTTTGATTTTTACAGGACCACCCATCAATTCCATTATTTGCTCTCCAATGTATTATTTTGTTGCGTCAGCAATACCTCTACGTCTTGCTCTTGCTTTTTGTACTGCTTCTGTACCCTTATTTAAAACTTGCTCTTCTGCAGGCATATCTTTAGTTTTTACAACTTCTTCTTCTGTTTTTTCCTGCACTACTGCACTTACAGGAGTATCTTCAATCTTCATTGTTTGTGAAGGCGGATTCTGTATCCTTGTCTTTGTCTCTGGTGCAGTTGCTGGACTATCAGCGTCTGGGGTTGCTTTAGGGTTATTTTCATAATAGGTACTCATGATCTGTTCTCTAGTACGAGTAATTTTACCACCTGGACCTATTTCATCTCCTCTTGCATTGACTTTCATGTTGCCAACAGCAGGAGTGAGTTCATTAGCAGAACGTAATTTGTCCATATCAACTTCACGCCCTTGCATTGTTCTATATGTTCTTCCCATGTTTATCTCCTATGTTTGTAGTTATCTAAGGAATTCTGTTGGGTCTAAATTATATTTGATAGAGTCAACTTTGTGTACATTTAGCAAATATAATACATAACTGCTAACACTAGAGCCTCTACCAACTCCCCAAACTATATTGTTTTTCCTTAAAGTATCTACCATGTATTTAAGGAACTGTAAAACATCCATCATAGCATGTGACTTGTATAATTCAAGTTCATGTTCTACACGTTGTTTTTGTTCTGGAGTTTTACATTGATCTAGTACATAACTTTCAATATCAAAGTTTTTGTACTCATTAGGCATAAACCAATTTAGTCTGTTTTGCTGATCATAACCATCTTGATCATCTTTAAATTCTGTTGTATCAAAGTGTTGAAAAGTTTCTTTGTTATCTTCTACAATTTGATTATATTTGTTTACAAATTTATCTGATGCTACTTTGCAGTCTTTAATGTTATCCCATTTACCTTGATATAGCAGTTCAACAATATTTTTTTCTGTTAGAACAGGATGTCCAAAGTTATTTGTCACGACCTCCGTCGATAACTGTTGGTTCGAATGATTTCTTTTGTCTATTTCCATCATGTTCAAATCCTATATCCTTCCAAGTTTTAGCACCCGTCCAAATTGTTTTAGCATCAATGCGTTGATCAAATGTTGCAGTATCATCTCTATACCACCATGGTTTAAATTCTGTTTCACCAATCCATTCACTAACACCAAGATGTTTGTTCTCAAAACTTTCATTATCTACAGTATATTTTACACGATCTCCTAACTTGCTGTCAACCGTTAAATGCCCCAAGTAGAAAAAATCTCCTGCTATTGATTTTAATTTTTGGAATAAAACTACACCTAGTAGTTGATCATATGGAGAACCTGGAAGTAAAATTTTGTTTACTGGCATTTTGAACCAAATATCTTTTGTTTTGTCGACTGGAGAGAATATAACTGAATTTTCGCATAACCTTTCAAAAAGATATTTAATTTTTTCAAATCCAATATTTTGTGTTTTGATGTTATCGTTTTTGGGAATAAAACTTATTGATAAGTTGTAACTGTTAGGATACACTACGTCATCAATTATTACTGATGCATCGAATTCTGTTTCCCAACTAAAAAAGTTTAGTAAGTCTTTATTGGACATTAATTAAATCACCTAAATCTTTGTTGCTTTCTTTGTCTTTGTTTTGTTGCTGTAAAAGTTTATTTCTATTACGTTTGCTTTGTTCTTCTACATACATAGTTATTGTATTTTGCAACTGACGAATTAAGTCTTGATTAGGAAAGCGAATTGCAGTCGCGTACTTTTTTTGCAACTCGGTGATTTTTTCTTGTATTTGATCGTCGGATAGATTAGTCGGATCTTTAGCAAGTGGATTAAACATAACTATTAACTAAATGCGCCAACATAATATATAAAGATGTTCGCACCTTGATCAGGTGACCAAACTTCAAATATATATTTTGCACCTGCGTCGGCCATATCAAAATCACTAGTTAGATTTAAATTTGAGTTATCTGTTAATATGTTTCCTGTAGGTGTGCTAAAGTTTAAAAACTTTTGAAGTGAATTATTTGATCTAACTTCTAAGAACATATGACCCATTGATTCAGAAGGAGACCAGTTAGTAATAACAATGGTGTTTGTATTAGTTTTTTCTGTCGTAGCAATAAGTCTACGATAATGTCCTGCTGTATAGTCAATATTTGTTTCACCTGCTAGTGTTTCAGCACTAGGTGCCGACATAGCAGTATCTCTAAAAATTGCTTTTGTAATTAGGTTATCATTAAAATCGTTGGAACCTTGTGTTGTGGGTGCCGTACCTTCTAATGTTGCAATAGCAGTTTTTGATGCGTTCAAAGCCTCCTGAATCTGTTTGAAATTATCTCTAAATCCTTGGCTATCATTATCTTGACCTGCTACTGGGTATAATGGGTCAATACCACCTGTGTTTATGTTATTACTTGTTGTCATATTATATCACCTTCCTTTTTGGAAATGCAATGTATTTATCGCCAAACTGGCCTTCTACACTGTCAATTACTAATCTATCCACGTCAAACTCTATTGTTTTAAAGTCAAAACCGCTATCTGTTATGTTTTCAAGTATTTGAGCACCACTGCCTGGCTTTGCGTATGCTATAGGAACCGCTTTTGTGTATCCTAGTGCCGTGCCTGTGACTGTTTGTGTACTGCTCATCCATAACGGTAAGAACTTTTCATTAATATTTATGATTGTGCTATCACCCCTAGGAAAAATCTCTTTTAATCTTTCTTGCATATTTGTTACACTATTTGGGTATAAAAACTTGTTTATTAATTGATCAATAGATATTGTGTTTGTACTCACTTTGTATTTTTGTGTATCTACTGTAATTGCTTTTCCTATACTACTAATATCAACTGCTTTACCAACACTGCCTTTTTGATTTTCAAATTCATCCATTAGTTCTACATATATTACTTCATAAATTATGTTGTTATTACTATCACTTGCAGTTGCTATTTTAGTACCGCCAAAACGGAAAGTTTTTCTGCTAAAGTTGTTAACCAAAGCAGGAACATATTCTTCGATTTTTAAAGTTTCTATACCATGTTGTAACAACATCTTAATTTGATTTTGTGTACCAAATGCTGGATCATTATTTCTATACAATAAATTTTCTGGAAAGATTTTATCATCAGTAATAAAATTATAAAAATATTCTCTTTTAGTTTTAGGTAAAAATGGTTGAAGGTATATATTACTGTACTGCGTTAATGTATCTGCTGTAACGGCAATTCTAAATTGTTTTTCTACAGCACTTTGTTGATAGTAATCTCTTGCTTGTACAGTAAATCTAAACTGTCTATCTACAGTAGTTGTACCACCGTCTAATACAAAACTATTTAAACCAAAATTAGCCAAATCAATTGTAAGTAATCCATCTCCAGCACCTGCACTAGTTTCAAACTGATTCACTTTGCCAATCAGTTCACCACCTCCGCCTAAAATTAATCCAGGCGGTAATACGCCACTAACAACACTGTATCTAATATCTGCGTTAGTCAAAATGGTATTTGCTTGTATTTGCAAAGTGGATGTTTGGTTAGGAGATAAAGTTCCTAATAGTTCAGAAGAAATAAATTTAATTGTGCTGTCAACTTCGCCTTGAATTTTTAAAATAAATTGTCTTGTGTTAATTACTGATTCTTTTGTACTAGCATCTACCCTCTTAACCTGTACGGTAAAAGTGTATGTTTGTGTAACTGCTGGTTGATATGGTACCTTGCCAAACAAAACACCGTTTTTAGAATCAACGCTCATTCCTTGGGGTAAAACACTTGCACTTGAATCAGCATTGTTAACTAATTCATATGTTATTGTTCCACTAAATTTATTTGGATCATAAACTTCTAAAGGAATAGTAACATAGTTATTGGCTCTTTTGATCCCTAAATTACCTGTGGTTTTCCAAATTGGTGCTCTTAAGAATGTAGCACTTGAAATAAATGTTTGTGTATCAGCACTTATTGATAATGTATCTGATCTAAAATTTTGTTCATTTACAACTAGTATTCTAAATCTTCTTCTGGCTCTTGTTACACCATCTGTAACATTTACAAAGAATTCATAAAATCTGTTTAAGAATTTTGGTGCAGTTCCTTCACCACCGCCTCCATAATCATATGGAAATTGATCATATTGTTGTCTATCAAAATTATTACTTGCGGATTTATAATCAATTGTAAGTTCTGCTTCTAGTATACCTGTTAATCTTCCAGTTGGACTTAAAGTTATTCCTGGAGGTAATTCTCCAAAAAAATCATCTAGATAATATTCTAGTGTATCGCCTGCAGATAAATCACTGTCATCGGCACTTAATTGAAAATCAACTATACTTCTATTAAGAATAAAAAATTCACCTTGAGGTCCAATTGGCAACGTTCCTGCTGGTGTTAGCCAAAAAGGAGCATCTTCTCCTTCAACTGTTATATGAAAAGTTCTGTCGTTAGATCCTTCATTATTAGTTGCTCTAATAACAAATTTATAAGTTGTTGTATCAGCAACTTCGAATGGAGTTCCAACTATTTGATTGTTTTGTAATCGTAAACCACCTGGAAGTGAACCACTTAACAATGAATAACTGGTTGCATTATTTGCCGCAAGTGTAAATGTTTGTGTTGTTCTTTCTTGAACTGTTCCTAACGTACCTGCTGGTGTTGTCCATACTGGTTTAGCCATAATTTTTTATCCTCTACCAGTATTTACCTTAACTATCAAACTTGCTTTCGACCCACCAACTATTGTTGTACCATATTAAAGTTACAGCACCGTATTCTGAATTTTGAGAAACATTTAAAGTGGATACAGCACCATTTATTGTTAAATTTACTACTAGATATCTATCTGGGTTTGTAGCACCCCCGTTTGTAGAATATGTTCCTCTATTAACCATTTTTATCAACTTACGTTGACCGTCTTCTTTGCCTGCGCCTAAGTTAGCATAGGCTAAATCTGCACCAACTGACACCCAAGATTGAGTAGTAACAAACGATGCATACGAATCTGTGCTTAAAGTAACAGGAGTTGCAGTACCACTTATACTGACTGCTTGATTTCCAATATGCGAAAGCACACCGTCAATCCTAACATCTCCATCTAGATGAATATGTCCTGTACCTTGTGCAGTAATTACAAAGTTTGAATTTGATGGTACATCAAGTTGTGTACCTTCTATATGTATATTACCTATATCTGCTTTTGTTGAAACTGTATCAGTTGCAGTGATTTTTGTAGTAGTAATTACATTGTTTACACCGTCAACTATTAAACTAGAATCATCAGCAAATACACTTCCTGTTAAGTCACCATCTACTGTTCCTACTGTGCTTATTGCTGTAATACCTAATGCGTTTACAAAACTTTGTGTTACTCTTGCATCAACTCTGCCGTCTGTATAATATAAATTTGTACCTTCAGTAAGTTCTGTAGTGGTATTATTTGTAAGTAAAACTTTGTTTGCTACACCATCTACTATTAGTGTAGAGTCGTCACCAAATACACTTCCTGTTACATCTCCGTCTAAAGTTCCAACATGCGACCCTGTTGCATTACCTGTTAAGTTTGCTGTTACTGTCGACGCATTTATAGTTGTAAATGTACCCGTTCTATTTTGTCCATCAATAATTGGTGTTGAATCATCACTTACAATACTACCTTTTAAATCACCTGTAAATGTACCTATAATATTAGTTGCTGTAACTGTTGTTCCATTTAAATTAGTTGCTGTAATTGTGCCACCATTAGTAATATTATTAGTGCCTAAGTCAATATTACCTGCCATTGTACCGCCTGCTTTTAACAAGCCGCCTGCCGTATTAATAAAAGCACTATCAACTACTGAAGTCAATGTAACAAATTCTACTGCTGATCCACTTGATGCAACTCTTAAAAACTTTCCTGCATCTGCGGCCGAACCTGCGTATGATGAAGGAGTATCTGTTAAGCCTACAAAAGTACTAGATCCGCCGCCACCGCCGCCTCCAGCACCCCATTCAAGAAGTGTTCCACTTGTTGGTACTTTTAAAACTTCTCCTGCGTTACCAATTGTATCTGGGAATTGATATGCACCATAAAAGTCTACTTTACCTGAACCGTTTGCACTTAAAGTTAAATTTTTGTTTGATACGTTTGTTGTAATAGTGCCTTCGCCTATTTGTACTTCGTTAAGTGTTGCAATACCACTTGAATTAAATGCAAAGAATGATTGTTGTTCATTAACTGGTCTTGCATTTTGCACTGGAAGTAAAACTATTTCATTCACTGTACCATCTACAATTCTACCACCTATACCACCTAGTGGCAATAAAGTATTATCTGTATCATTTGCAGTAAAGTTTAGAATTGCACCAAAGCCTGGTTGATAAGTTTGTCCACCTGTTAAGGACTTATCAACTACTGATTCAATAGTTACTGGAAATGCAGGTACAGTTGTGTTTGTAGAAATTGTTATAAATTCTGCTGGAAGATCAGGTCCTGATTGAACAATTAATGGACGTTCTTGACTTCTATAAGTTACCCCTAGTTGTGTTCCTAGTGTTCCTGCAATATTAATTTGTGCAGTATCAATAATGATGTTACCGTCACCTTTAATAGTTTGTTCGTTTGTATCTATTGGACCTGTAATTGTGCCTTGGAAACCTCCGTTTAAGTTTCCTGAAATAGTTTGACCTGAAGGTACAATTACTCCTGCGTTTGCTGTAATTGAACCATTTGCAGTCATATTACCTGTAAATGTTGATGTTGTGTTTACTAATAGTGTATCAGTGTCTAATGCTGTTGTGTCTATGCTTGTAATTGCTGTAATATTACCTGGTCCTGTAATGTTACTTGATAACATACTCAAGTTACCTGCAAGTTGTGGGTTTGGATCATTTACAACTTGAAAAGCACCTGTTATAACAACATCATTGCCGTTTCTAGTTGTAGTGATATTTGTGTTACCGCTTTTGATTCCTAATACTGCACCTGATGTAGATGCTGTAATTTGATCACCGTTATCTACTTGTACTGCACCAAAGTCATTATCAGCAAGTCCGGTAGTGTCTAAGTAAATGCTATTGTCATCATTTGTAATAGCAATTTTGCCATCTTGGTTTCTTAATGTTCTAAATTGTAAATCAACACCAACCTTGCTGTGAAAAACTCCTGTACCTACACCTTTATTAGATGCAGTATTCGTTTCACCACCAACGGCTAATAACTCTGCAAAGTTATCATTTACTTTCTCAAACGCGGCTCTTAGATCATCACCTGTTCCGTCATTTGCATTAGTACCAATGTTTATAGTTTTTATCGCCATATCAGTTTCCTACATCCTTATTTACAGTCGTCCAACTACAACTTCTATAGTTCCTACTTCACTTGAAGTGTAATCTTGTAGTGCTTTACCAATCACAGATCCTAGTTTTGGATTGTCGTTTGCAACACCAACACCTGGATTATCACTAGCAACAATCATATCACCTTTTTTAATTGTTCCTTGTACCTTACATGGAACACGCCCTTGTAGTGCAACTGCAACTACATTGTCACCTTCCATCTCAGCATTCATTAAGTGTGCTGGATTTGTTGATACAATTCCTGCAATTTTTGTTGACATAAATTCATTTGATTGTGTAACTTCATTTGCACCACCAAACACAACGACTGTTCCTGGTTCATAAGTTTCGTCACCTAAATAGTTCTCAGCCAAGTCAGCAAATTGTGCCGCTGTTGCTGTACCATTGAAAGTTGTAGCAAAAATTGTATTGTATCTTGCGTTTGAGGCCCCGATATTATATGTGTTGTTTGCTGATGGTGTTAAAGCACGAGTTGTTAATGTGCCTGTCATTGTATCACCGCCGACGTTTACATAATCTCCATCGTGATTGTGATTGACAACTGTTGTTATACTTGCGTCTGCTGTACCATCAAATGACACACTTCCTGTAACTGCACCACTAAGAGTAATATTTCTTGCTGTTGTTAATTTTCTTGCACCACCTTCAAAAGTACTATCTGTTACTGTGTTGTTAACTGTTAATGCAGTAGCACCTGCTTGGTTTTGTAAAGTAAATCCGCCTGTTGTAGATGCTTTAATATTTGTTGTATTGTGTGTGGTAACATATGAATCATTCCAAAACTTATCAGTTGCACCTAAATCAAAAGTGTTTGTTGTTCTTGGTTTTATATCATTTGTGTTAAGTGCTGGAGTACCTGCACTGTTCATGCTAACACTACCGTCTGCCATAAGTGCACCAGCAAGTTTTACATTTTCAAAATCTGTTACGTCTGCACCATCTTCTACATTTAAAACTGTTCTTGCTTGAGTTGGTGTTAATGCTGTTACTGATGCATTGGAACTACCTTGTGGTACACCAACGATACTTGAAGCCGCTTGTTGTGTAAGTTTTTCTAAACCAACACCATCTGTTAGACCTGATGAAGTTTTTAATTCAACCCAACCATTTGTAACACTAAACTCTTGACTATCAAAACTTGCTACACCACTTGATTCTTGTAACAATCTACTGTTAACAATAAATCCACCTGCACCAAATGCCGTAAATCCTACTGTACCATCTACTGCCGTTGTAAGTCCACTATCTGAATACAAGTTAAACTGTGTTGCACTTGTTACATCAACAAAGTAAGTATTTCCATTAAGTTCAATAGTTCCGCCTACTCCACTAAATGTTACACTTTCTCCGTCATTTAAATCATGGTTAGTTGTTGTAGTAACTTGTATTGGATTATTAAGTGCAATAGTATTAACTGTTCTACCACCTAATACATCACTTGTTCTTGATGTTGCAAGATTTAAGTTTAACTTGCTTTGTGCAATTTCCGCCTCAGCACTTACATCAGCATTTTTAATGGCACCGTTTGCTAGTGCAATTTGAATTGTGTTTCCTGCTCTTGTAAATCTTACATCGGATCCTGTACCGCTTGGTTCACCAAATATTCTAGAACCACTTGTACTATTTGTGGTTGTGTCTAATGCAACATTGGCCATTCCACTTATTGGATTGCCCAATCCGTCAACAGTGTTATTTCCTGTAAACATTAGTACATCTGTATTAGATGGTGTACCTGTTACACTGACACCTTCTAATCCAGCAATACTATTTTGCGTATCAACATATTGTTTTGTTACAGCATCTGAACCATCAACAGGATCTCTTAGAGATTTAATTCTGTTTCCGTTCATATCAATAGTACCACTATCAAGTGTACTATCATTTAACATAGTGAAAGCAGTTACGTCTGTTCTTACACTGTCTGTAGTTGTTCCTCTAAACACATTATCAGCATATAGTTTGTTAATTGCATCTGTGTTATTTGTACCTTGGAATATATTTGTAATTTTGTTATTGTTAAGGTTCAACTCACCGTTCATTTTATTCCAAACAAGATTGGTACCATTGTAACCTGCTCTGTTTAGTAATCCAAACTGGCCACCTGTTTGTGAACCTGTTGTTGTTGGCTCACGGAAGTTTGCACCGTCTTCGTGCTGTCCTATAATAGCACTGTTAATATATTCTGCAATAGTTCCTTCTGTTGGAACTGAATCATCTGATAGTCCTTGCATTTTTCTATCAGTTGAAAATTCATCAATTGATGTTCCTTTTGTAAATTTAAGTGAATCAACATTTGTTAAACCAATGTTAGCATTAAGTTCAACTGAACCATCTCCTTGGTTAACACGGAAGAACTGCCCTACCCTAAAGTTACCATCTTGGTCTGTACTTGCATAGAATACTCTACCTGCGCCATCTTCTACTGCTTCGTTTGATTGTACAGCACTAAAGTCTGGTTTACCTTCAGGAGCACCAAAAACGTTATTTGGATAATTTGAATCTGCATAATTTCCCCAACCTATATTAAGGAAGTCGTGTCCAGTTGCTCTCATTGTACTAATTTTTGTAGTAATGGTTGTTGTAACACCACTGTTTAAATTAGCAGGTACACGTAAATCTAACAAGTGTTCTTGTATGTTTGAAACTGTTCCTGTTGGTTCGCTTACATCAAATCTTTCAACATTTAAAATTCTAAATACCTGTGCATCAATACCAACATTTAAAAATCTAATTGCAGAACTTGGAAGTACTCTTGGAGCATCCAAAACATTTTTAAGTAATACTTTTCGTCCAACAGTTAAAGTAATTTTTGATCCATCAGCAACCTGTGTTCCAACGCCAATATTAATTGCACTACCTAAATTTAGTTTTGCTCTACCACCAAAACCAGCCGTTGCACCACTTCCACTATAAGCACCATCTACAAGAGATGTTGCATTAAATCCTGATGATAAACCACTGTCTGTGTACAAGAAGAATTCTGTAGTTCCATTACCACTGGTAACATCTATATAATACGTTCCGTCAAATCCTGTTGAGAACCCGTTACCATCTAAGCCTGTAATTTGTACAACAGAGCCATGTCTAAATTTATGTGTTGCGGTTGTTGTTATTTTTGTTGCACTACCTAGTGTAATACTTGCAATATCTTCATTGACTGGATCAATTTGGTTTACTACATATTCTGTAGTATCGTTGTTAGTCGCAAAAGGTGTTAATTCAAATCTACTATCTTCAAATGGAAGGTAATCAAAGTTTCTAATTACTAACACTGTGTTTCCAGATGTGTTATCAGCACCAACTGTGTCTGCTTCTACAATTTGTGTATAGTCTGGATCAGGAGAACCTGTTGCTTGTGCGTTTACATGTCTAAAGAATGTCAAACCGCTTTGAATATTTTCGTTTGGATCTGAACCTTCTGCTTTAATACCAATACGTCCGTAAGCATTAGAACCATTTAATGATCTAATTTGTCCACCGTTTCTTGCCCAATATGCCGTATCACAGTAATACGTAAACACAGAAACTGTTTCTATTAAACCTGCGTTTGTGGCAATTAAACCAAATCCATCTGAGTTAATCTGTGTGTAGTCATTTGATGTCATAGACTTGTTACCAGCAGTTTCTATTCTTATTTCTGTTCCTTGTGGAATATTACCAGTTAAGTTAGAACGCTGTCTCGATTGGATTAAAGTTGTAGATGAAAGTGTTAGTGTTTGTTTAAATGTTCCGGCACCTAGTCCGTCATCTACAGGAGCAGTTGCTCCAATTACTCTGTAAGTAAATTTTTCAAAATCACTTACACCTGAAACAAATTGTCTACTATCTTGATATAAAAATGTAGTTGGTAATTGTACTTCTCTTATTAAACCTTGTAGTGTAATTGTAGATCCTGTTGCAGGATTATCTACAACTGTTCCGTATTGCACACCTGCATTACCGTCAACAAGTTGTCCACCACCACCTTGTCCTGAGAATGAAGAACAAGTTTGCACATATGGTGACTTGGTTAAAATTTGTCCATCTGGATCAAGTGTCATTACGAAACCTTGATGTCTACGTAATGTTAAGTTTCTTAAAATAATCGCGTTATTACATAGGAACATATCCATATGTTGGTTTAGTTTTTTCAACTCAATTACAGTATTGTTGTTTATTGTTGCCTGTAAAGTTGTTGTAGTAGTTGTATTGATATCAGAATAAAGATTTCCTCTCCATCTTGATTGATCTCCTACTGCATCTGGATCACTTGACCAACCTTTTACATAATAGGTTACACCACCATTTTCAAAATACATGCCATTGACTGGAGGGTACGCAAGATCTTTTACTGATATAGTGCTTTGTCCTAATGTGTTAATTGGTGTGCCAGTTGAGTCTGCACGTGAATACTGTGAATCATAATGTTTTCTAAACCTTGCTTCTTTTGGTAATGAGGTACCGTTGTATCTTAAAAGGTCACCTCTTTCAAACGTCATGTTTAAAGAACGTGTAACTGGTCTAATGCCTAACTTAGGTTGTATAATAGTTCTTCTAAATTCGTCACCTTTAAGTGAAACGTTTTCAGGGAGTACAATAGGAAAGTCTTCTTCATATACACCCGATTCAACGAATATTGTAATTTCAGGTTGCGGAATGTTCTGTTCTCTTCCTTCTCCGCCTGTTTTTGCTGGAGCAACGCCTGTACCGTTTGTTATAACATTTGTTATAATGTTCATAAGGGTTACAATAGTAGTTGATGCTCCTGCCTCTGCTGTAATACTAGTATCAACAAATTGTGTAAAGCCGCTTTGGTTACTGAATGTTCCTTCTTCTACAGGTAATGATCCTAAACCTGCATTGATTACAGTAGTAATCATATTCATAAGTGTTGTTACGATTGCATCAGCACCTGACTCACCTAAACTATTTCCAATAAATTGTTGTGTTGCTGTTTGTTTAGATGTAAATGCATTATTATCTAAAATAAAGTTTAAAACAATATTCTTTGCATAATTTAATGCATCAATTGTTTGTGCTTGTTGTCCTGCGATTTGACTTGTTGCACCATCCCAATAACTTGCGGCATTGATTCTTGATTTAGTGTTACCACCAAATTTAATATCAAATGCAACACCTTCTAAAATTGATTTTGTATCTCTTTTAAATTTTACTGGATCATAAGTAAATCCTGAATAGATTCCAGTTCCGTTTGCAATATTTTCATTAATGTATGCAACTACTTCGTCTGCTACGTAATCTGCGTTTTTTGTAATTAATTCATGTGCGTTTGGAAACCTTGTATTCTGTGATGGCACATAAGGAGTATTAGTTAATACGTTGTTAACAATTAAATCTCTAGCAAAATTAATTGCCGCAACTGTTTGTGGTTGCTGTCCTGCAACTCTTGATGTAGCACCGTCCCAATAACTTAATGCGGCATCAACGGTTTTTGAATTACCAACATAAGTCAAATCAAAACTTACAGCATCAATAATTAAACCAATATCTCTAAAGCATTTTTCTCTGTTAAATGTAAAGTTACTTGCAAAACTATCTGAATCATCACCGTCATTTATTTCATATTCAATAAATGCTAAAGTTTCTTCTTGTACAAATCTTCTGTTTTCTACAAGTAATTTATTTGCCAATACATTAGTTAAATCTTCTGTTCCGTCTGCCGCCAAATTGATTGTATATGGTCCAGGCTTTTTGCTTGGTACTGGCCAATAAACATCACCTGTATATAAACCTTGGTCTTTAAGAACTATATCACCTTTCATAATACGCTCTGCGTAAAAACATGCTTCTCTTACTGTGTTAAAAGCACGTGACTGTGAGCGTCCAATTAATGATTGGTCTACACCTGCCGCCTTCATTTGTGCTTCAGTTGTACCTGTCTTGCTTACAAAGATATTATTTTTACTTGTAAAACTTGAACTGTCTACATAGGATTTTGTTGCCGCAGTTTTTCCATCATCGTCGAATCTAGGATTAGAACTTAAAACAAGTGGACCAGTCATTGTGTCCCCTGCTTTTGCTACTTTACTATCTGCGTACTGTTTGTTTACTGCTTCATCATTAAGTGTAGGTGTTCTTGGATCATTACCATTACGTAATAAAATTTGTCCTGTTGCTGTGTCTCCTGTTACATCAAGAAAGTTGTTATCAGCATACTGTTTTGTAACTGCATCTTGTGCCTTTGTAGGATCAGCAAGTCCTTCAATTTGAAATGTGTTTGCATCAAGTGTTCCACCAAGTTGTGGAGAAGTATCTCTTACAACTTCTGTACCTGTATTTCTTAAAATAACTTTAGTTGGATCAGTAGCACTGTCAATAGTTAAACCATCACCTTCTAATATTTTTTCAACTACTGCATCACCTGTTGCATTTGTACCTAAAATTTTATTTGCTGTTAAAGATGCTGGTGTATTATCTAAGTTTTGAAAGTTAAGTCCGCCACCTAAACCTAATGCCGCATATATCTCAACAAAGTTTTGGTTGACTTTATCAAAACCTACTCTAATACTATCACCGGTAGCGTCATTACCCGTAGTACCAATGTTTACTTCTTTACGTGCCATATGTTAAACTCCGAAACTTTCTCCGCAACCACACGAACTAGTTGCATTAGGATTGACAATACTCATATAAGAGCCAAATACTTCCTTTTTATAGTCAATTGTAGTACCTGCTACATACATTAAACCTATACCATCTATTAAAAACTTGCCATTTGCAAGTTCAATTTGCTCGTCACCTTTTGATATTTCTTCTACTGCTTTCCATTCATACTGAAAACCAGCACATCCACCGCCTTTTACACTTAATTTAACGTAAGGTTTTTGCTCACGTTCAATGATGTTTTCCATGTGTTCTTTAGCAGAATCTGTGATATTTACGATGCTCATATCAATATTTAGTTTAAAATTTTGTAATCCGAATGTAAACGATTAAATACTTTAGAAATGTTTATTAGGATAGATAATCATATAACACACTTCTATCGCAAGAGTAAAAAGGGTAAAATACACCCTTATAAACGCATTAAACAAGTAGCAGTGTTTCAATGTGATGAATGCGAAGAGCAGTTCAAACGTGACAAGGGCAAGGTAGATCCTAAAAGGCTATCTGACAACTATTTCCATGTATGTGAAAAATGTGATCCAAAGCGATTTGCACAGAAAAAAGGTGTACAAAAACGTTTAGTTTGGAATATGCCTGCAGGCAGTACGTTAGATATTAGTAAAATTTAAAAACCAACAAAGTCTCTATATTCTTCGTTAATCTTATCTTTGCCCCATTGCGGTAACATAGTAGTAATAACTTGCACTTCGTTTATTTTTTCATGGCACTCTAAAGTAAGAGTTTTGACTTGTTTTAAAAGTTCATCTGCAAACGGACACCATGCACTTGTAAAAGTCATAAGCACATACAGTTTACCGTTTTGATCTATTTTAAGGTCATATATTAACCCTAGGTCATATATGTTTATTGATATTTCAGGGTCAAAGATGCCTTTCAAAGTGTCTACAACCGTTGTGCGAACAATTTCTTCTAATGCATTGTCGTTTTTAACGTGATCTAAAGTTTTTAGAAAAGCATCACTGACCGCTGATGATTGCATATTATCCTCTTTTCCAGATAGTCCATGCTCCATAGGCAATTGCCGCATAGGCAAGTAAACCTGCAATAGGTTTTGCAATCAGTACTACTATACCAAGTGCAATAAGGGCCGCACCGTCCCAAGATGTTCTTTCTTTAAAACGGTCAGATACCCAAGATTTAAATTTATCAATCATAATTTGCTCCTTATTGTTTTTTACGTGGTCTACCACGTGTTTTTTTAGTAGGTTGTATTTTAGCCTTAGTTTTACTTGGTGCCTTTTTCTTATTAGGTTTTTTTGGTTGTTCTTTCTTTTCAGAAGAGAATAAACTTTTAATCCATCTAATCATACTAATTTCCTCTTATTCTGTAAGTGTAATTACCCCACAAGCAAGTCTTTTGCCTGCATTTCCGGTCTTAAGTGATTCGTCGTCTCCGCCCATTCCCAAATCATCTTCATCTTCATGAACCACTAAAGCACGACCTATAATTGATCTATCTCCAAATAGATCAACACGTTTTGCTATTATTGTGAAATCGGCTACGCCGTTTGTTCCCGCTACGACATTTTCTAAATCACCAACATGTCCTTTATCAAGTCCACCGTGATTAACATTGTCTGGATTATAATGAGCACCAGCACTGTCGCAACCATCTGATAGATCACCGTATTCATGTATATGAAAACCATGTTTTCCTGGAGTAAGTCCTGTTATCTTACCAACAATCATAGTTGGTTGTTCTGGAGACAACTGTCTAAACAGTATTGTTCCTTTGACTTTGTCTGAATGTTCTAACACACATTTACCTGTGATAGGTTCCTGTGATTCGTTTATTGCTTTGATTTTAGAACAATGGCATTCCATGGCCCTCGTTCTAGGACAACGTTTATCGGATATTTCATTCAGTTTCATATCAGTATTTATTGTTATTTTTTACAAAAATCCCATAATCTGTTTCTGTATTCTTTTTTACTTTTACTAAAATTAGTAAACGTTTTTGGATACTTAACCAAATGTATAGGCTTTTGTTTCAAAACTTGACTGATAGGACCCTCTGCTAAAATCCTCATCTCGCTCATAGCAATATTTAGCCAATTCGAAAGATGCAAGATTCTTTGCTTTCGATTCAACCATTATATCAGCAGTTTCGTTAAAAGATAATGCCCAATCATTTACTGCTTTATTCCACATAAAATCGCTGTGTGCTCTTAACTTTTGTTTTTTAAAACCTTGTTCAAGCAGTTCATTCATGTTTGGAAGTGTATTTGAATTATGACCTTCTAGTAAATCTTCACGTGATACTGAATAATGTATAACAGGTCGAACACCACGCCAACTATCTATTATGCGTAGATATCTATCGTCGGTGGGTTGTATGTATTCTCCACTAGCGACCCAGTGATGGTGTATGTCAAGTACGAGTGCGACATGTTTTTCAAGTTCGAGTGACGCATCGATGCCCCACGACATTTCGTCATTTTCGATTGTAATAACATTTTTCGCTTCTTGAGATAATCTTGGGAGGACATTAATGATACCGGTTGGACCTTGTCTGCCCGATATATGGACATTGCATTTAAAGTCTTGGAAGGATTTTCCGTAACCCATCCACCTGATGACATCAACATGATATTCAAACTCCTCTATACTTCTATTTACGATATCAGGATTATCTGACGCAAGTACAGTAAACTGACCAGGATGCATAGAAAGCCTAACATCCAGTTCACGAGCCTTTGCGCCGACGACTGATAGGTGCTTTTCACAATATTCTCGTACATCAGGCTTCCGCCAGAAATAGCACCAAGTAGGCTCAGTATAAACAGGTAGGACGTCACTTCCCAACCTAACCATTCTAAGTTCATTCGGTAATCCTCCAACATATTCAATTAAGTTTTCAAATGATTTGATATTGTGTTCCATAATGTCCCACAATCTTTGTTCAGCAACTTCTGTAGTTTGTCTGTTTAACCATGCAACTGTTGTACTTCGTGTATTCAAAGGACGTTGAACTTCCTCTAACAGTTTTTTACGCATAGTTTGATCAGGATACATATACTTACATGCAAAACCAATTCTTCTTATTGTCATATATACCTTCTCAATATTTCCCAAGTTTCTTTATAATCACTTACATGATAACATGTACCTCTATCGTTGTCAAGTATTACTTTTTTCAACGGATAATCATTGCCATCTTTGTCCATTCTATCCCCAAAGAACACTATTTCTCCGTCTATCCAATCTAAAATTTGTGCTTTATCTTTTCCCTTTGGAAATATATCAATACCAGTTTCTCCTCCAACTAATGCTTCAATTGCCGGAAATTGTCTTTTAAATGTGTTTGCTATTCTTATGCGTTCTTGCTTTTCAATATCCCAAGCCACATACATTTTACGTTCTGCCATTGTTGCATTTCTGCCAACAATACTAAAGTTACACATACCAGGTCTGTGTTCAAAATGTAAACCTGTGCGTAAAGGAAATTTACTTTGTTTTAGTTCAATATCAAGCATTTCTTCTGCTTCCGTCGGCAATTGCCATTCGCTTGTATAAAAGTTTTTTGATCCTTTCCAAACATCACTTCCAGAACAGTTAAAACAATAGTCAACATTTCCAGTAATCATCATACCTAGTTGTTCACGTGTTTTTGCAATATCACTTCCTGTTACTAAACTAACATGATTATTGTTTATAAAAGAAAGAAACCAAGTTTGAAAACTAGGATCTATTACTTGTCTACTAGGTGTAAGTGTTCCGTCTACGTCAAAAACAAAATGCATTTTAACTCCAATTTATTTCTACCCAAGGATCTTCGCAGTTATGAGGATTAGGATCTCCATGGAAAACACAAATACAACATTCTGCAGGAGGTTTTACATCTTCAATTTGTGCAAATTTTCTATTACCTTTAGCACCAGATTTTAAAGTCCTGTCTTTGCGTACTTCCCATTTCCAACTTCTAATCCACTCGTCTGGCCATAAAGTTGCAGTACCTTTAGCACTTGTCCATAACCAGTCCTGATCTCCAAAATGAGTACTGATGATTTTTTGTGGATTTGAAATAAAATCAGTCCACACATGTCTAAGTTGTCCATGTTTAAATCTTATTACACTAGAATTATATTTTTGCCAACCAGGTTGCATGGCTCTTGTAAAATCTCTAATTACACACCACTTCCCTGGTTGAAAAGTAAAAAGTTTATTCAAGTTACCACTTATGACAACATCTAAATCCATATAAAGAATATTACTGTCTTCTGGTAAGGGTAAATCAGGTGAATACATGTAAGGCTTACACCACCAACCAGATAGTTCTTTAGGTAAATCTAAACATAAAATATTTTCGTTTATATCTTTTTTATTATCGGTAAGACAAACCATTTTAAAAGGTATAGTTAAGTTACGTTTAACCATACTATACAATGTGTTAACGTATTTCGCTGAATACTTGTCGCCGTGTTTAAGGCAAAGCACATAATTATTTTCTTTGTTATCAAACATGTCAGCAGTAGGTGAACCAGAAACTTTTCTTTTAAGTTCATCAAATGCTTGTTGTTCTGCTTGTTTTTTATTCTGTAATTTTTCTTTTCGTTTTTGTGCTTGTAAGATTCTAAATTCTTCTTTTGTATATTTGCTTTTATCTAATTTTGCCATTCATCTACGTCCTTGGGTGAATTAATTTCAATTCCGTTAAAGTCAACATGTGAACAACCTATTTCCCAAGCATTTTTTAACCAGCGAAGTTGTTCTAATCCTTCTATATTTTCTTCTTCGGGTACTTCTAAATCGTTGTACAGCCTTAAAGCATTTTCTCTATAACCATATATACCTAGGTGATGTTCACCGTAACCTTTAAATCCTCTTGCACACCAAAGCACTTGGTCACCTGCTCTAACTAACTTAACTGTGTTAGGATCATTTTGTTTTTCCTTTGTCATTGTTGTGTAAACAGTTGAAATAGGATAATACTTTAACCACTCAATTACTCTATTAATTATCTCTATAGAAATGTCTGGCATGTCTCCTTGAACATTTACAAAATAATCATAATTTTCAAGTTTGTTAAATTTACTTACTGCACCAGAACATCTTTCTGTACCGTTTGTATAGGGTGCTATGTGTTCTTCTTCAATCCAACAATTATCAGCACCAAACAAATTAAAAATACGCATATCATCTGTAAGCACGTATGTCTTAATTCCTGTTGAATAACAAACATCATATACACGTTTGATCATAGGAACACCATCTAATAGTGTTAAAGGTTTTCCTGGAAAACGTGTACTTTTGTATCTAGCGGGTATAAGAATAGCGGTGGATTTCATCTATAACTCTTTTAAAATCTTTTAAATGTAACATATTAGGTCCATCGCTTGGTGCATTATCAGGATCAGCATGAACTTCTAAGAAGAAGTTTTTGATTCCGAGTGCCGATGCCGCTCGTGACAAGCCGGGAACGTAAGATCTGTTGCCACCAGATGATCCACCCAAACCACCAGGTTTCTGGACGCTGTGTGTAACATCAAAAACAATATCGGCATCAATATTGTTAAGCATAAAATCAAGTCCTGTAAAGTCAGTAACCAAAGTATTGTATCCAAAACTAGTTCCCCTTTCTGTAATCCATACTTCTTTCGCACCTTCTGTTTTTGTTAGTATACCTTCGACATCCCAAGGTGCTAGGAATTGTCCTTTTTTAATATTGACAATTTTATTTGTTCTACATGCCGCCTTAATTAAATCAGTTTGTCTACACAAGAAAGCAGGTATCTGTATAACATCTACAACTTTATCGTAGTAGGCCGCAATTTTAAGTACATCATTTTGTGAATGTACATCGGTTAAAATTTTAAGACCTTTAATTTTTTCTTTCATTTTAGCAAAGTCATCTAGTGTAGACATTAGACCTCTGCCTCTTTTACCGGCAATAGATGTTCTGTTTGCCTTATCAAAACTTGCTTTGAAAATGTATTCAGCAAAATGTTTATCACAAACACGTTTGCATTCTCTAGCAATTTCTAAACTTTGTTCTAGTGATTCATGTTGACATGGTCCTGCAATTATTCTCATGTATACCTCTTTCCGTCAAAAACACAAATAAAGTAACAGCCTTTGTCTCCAGCATGTACTCTATGGAAAACTCCGTCTTTAATTATTACTGTTGTGCCTGTTCTGACCTTTATTGTTTTATCATCAAGTTCCATTTTACCACCGCCTTTGACAAATACATAAACTTCTTCTTGTCCCTTATGTTTATGTCCAGTAGTGCTTTTGTTTGCTCTAAGATAAGTTGAACTTAAAATTAAATTTTTTAATTCTGTATTGTCACGAACAACATATCGTTCATCTTCTTTTACAATCTTGCCGCCTATATCCCAGTTTGTGTATCGCACAACTTATTATCCCTCATATATGGCACTGTTTGCACCATGCTCATAGCACTCAACACTTTTTACTTTTACTGTAGGATTTAATGCAGTACCTTCTTTAATAGCAATATCAATTATTTCTTGCATTTTGTTGTATGCCATTTGTGCAAATCTTTCTGCACCTACTGCCTCAACAATACGTACATCTGCTAAACCTTTTGCGTTTAATTCTTCCAATGCACCTCTTTTGGGATCATCTTCTGCAATTACTAGTGTATGGTCAAATGTTTTCTCTAACCAGTTTTTAAAATCTTTTAGTCCACCAAAGTCCATTACCCAGTTACGTTCATCTAAACTTTCGCATTCGAACGTTAGTTTAAATCCTAAACTGTAACCATGTATTAAAGAACAATGACTGTGTGTTGCTTTCCATTGTCTAAAGGAACATGATAGTCCTCTATCATTTCCATAATTTTTTGTGCTATAAAATTTTCCCATGTTCTACTCCAATTTTTAATATTATATATTCTTTTGTTTTGTATTGCAACATATTTTTTACCATTTTTCGTTGTAAATAAATTCACCAGTTGTAATATCCCAACCGTTAGTTTTATAAAATTCTTTTTCACCACGTGCATTAATTCTTTGTTTTACTTCTGAATGTGGATGTGAATATGTCATTGGATCATGATCTGTGCCAATATACTTAAATGCTTTTGAACCATCAGAGTATCCACCTTGACCTTCTAACTTGCATGGTGGAACATGGTCAAACTCATGTTCACATTCGCATTTGTGTTTTACACTATACTTACCGATATCTAAATTAGTACCATAGATATACTCACCATTAGTCATTTTCATATATATCATTTCATGCACTTGTGCCATATAATCTCTCTATTCTATTACAAATTGTTTTAATCTTTCAACTTCTTTTTTCAAAGGATTCTCTAATCCTATTTGATCGTCAACAATCGCTTTTAAAATTCTACAAGCACCTGCTAACTGTAATTCTAATTCAGGATTTTCTATATCTACTTTATTACTATTTAGAATTTGAACAATACTTGAAATCATTTCTGTAGTAATATTAGCACTGATTTGCTTTAGTGCCTCTGTGTTATTTGCACCCGGAAACATTACAATTTTATTGGGCATTTTCTAACTCTTTGAGTTCTTTAATAATTTCTAAAAATTTTTCAAAATGGTCATAATCATTTTTTCCTTCGATAACTGTTTGCTGTTCGTTAGTTTGTTGTTCTAGTTTGTTAACTTTGTAGAACAAAAACAACATAGAAATAGTGATTATTATCAGTAATACTGTCTTAAATTTTTCCATAATGTATTTTAACATATCTAGATGATATGTCAACCTTATTGATTGTCTTTTATAAGATTTTGGAGATTTTCGTAGTTGTCTATAAAGAAGTTATCATATTGGTCCCACTCTTCTGGTGGATTCCAATCATCTGGTTGTATTTGCAAAAATTTTATATTTGAATATTTCTCAAATAATTTAGCAGTTTGGTATATCCAATAACTTGGATCGGTAGGCGGTTTGCTTTCGTGATTGTAATTTTCAGTGCTTTTGTATATGTTGTTAAACAAGTTGTTACTGTTAGCATAAAGATCAAACCCAAGCATTACAATAAATTTTGGATCAAAAGTACAAGCCAAATTGAGTGCATGTCCACCACTACCCCAGTGCCAAGGATCATCTTGTCTTTTAGTATCCTTATAAGGAAGTTCTGGTAAACATCTTACATTACGCCAAAAACTATATTCTTTATACCAATTGCTTCTAGTATAAACAGGATTTTCATAAGCATTATTAACTGCTTCTTGTACCATTCGTCTATCACAGCAAACTAAATGATCAGGATGAAAATCTCTATGAACAGCATTTGTACCAATAGATGTTCCTAATGATTCTAACTGATAAAGGTCAAAACCTTTTCTGCTTTCACCATTACCTATGACAATCACGTATTCCATACGTGTATTTAACGATTACGGATTTCCTTAACTAATTCTTTAATTTGCTTAATATCGTGTAACACTTCTTGTATACCGTTTTCTGCTTTATTAGTTCTTTCAGATATTTCGCCAATAACATTTACAGTCCAAAACCACCATAAAACTGCTGTAATTATTAGTACTCCAAAGCCAACCCATAACAAGTTTTCAAGTTCAGCCATACCAGCATAGTATACAACAGCACCAATAAGTAGGTAAAGAATAGGCATGACTTTGGCATACAAATCCCACCACTTAACTTGGCGTCTAATTTTATCAGGTATTTCTTTATTTAGAAATATAACATTTTTTATTGGTTTCATATTAATATTTATTGTAAAAAAATATACGTTAAGATAGTAGTTTAATTAGAAGGACCTATAAATCCCCATGCAGACCAATTTCCGGGTGTACCACTTGCTGTGCATACCCAACCAATAGGTGCAGTATTTTTTGGATTCTCATTCCAGACTATATCACCCTTATTCCAATGTCCTTGTGTAGGTATTTTGTCTGCTACCATAAACAATCTATTTTGAAATTTAATATTACCTGCAACTTCTAAATCCTCTGTAGGATTTTTAACACCAACACCTAGTTTACCATATACTCTGTGTGTGTTAGATGTGTTACCTTCTTGTCCTATTGTAACATCACCTTTAAAACTTATTTTTATTCTAGATTGATCGTCTGTTACAATCCTTAAATTTTTATTATTGTAAGTGCCAAGTTTTGCATCACCATCTTCAGCATCAATAATAAAATTAGTATCATTTGCAAAGTTAACTATTGCTAAATCACCTGCAGGTTTATCTGTACCTAGTCCTAGTCTATCTAAGTTAGGATCATAAAATAGGTGTTCAGCAACTGTTAAACGACCTGCAACATTTAGATTACGTAAAGTGCCTACTTGTTGCAAACTGCTCTTTGTAACTGTTCCGCCAAGTGTATCAAAAGACAAAACATCATTGCTGTCTATCATATATGTTTTATCTTTGTGTACATCAATAGGTTCTGTTGACCAGAATCTATCAGGATTATTTTTGTATATAAACTGCTTACTGTATTTGCCACCGCTCCATAAAAAGCCTGTGCCTACGTTAGATTTACGTTTGTTCTTATGTGTGAATTCTATAAATTGACGCTCAGTTTTCTCGTCAGCAATTAGTTCTTTTGTTACTAAACTATCTACTTCTAAAGTACCTTTGATAAAAACATTGCCACTAATATCAGTGTTTCCTTGTATTTGCAAGTCTCCTAAAAGTGCATTTGTTTTAATCTTATCTATTATAACACACTCATCTAAAACAGTTAATACAGTGGCAGATGCTTTATCTAGTATACCTGTAGAACTAAATTCTTGCAGTGGGCCACCTTTAATCCATTCACCGTTGAACTCCCCTGCCTTGACATCTAATTGTTCAACTCTAATACCTTCTGGTTCATTATTAAAAGTGGCTACTGGCATTAAACTAATTCCTCTATTACACCCAAGGTTTCTGCTATTAAGAAAGCAACGCCAGCCAGCATAAACCAACTGCCCCATGCTTCTAAATAATATCCACCATAAATTAACGCACCAGCACCAACCATTCTTACAGCACTTTTAACCATGCTAACAATAAAATGTCCTTTACTAGTGTCTTTTGGTTGTATATTCATATTTACTCCATTTTTATCAGTGGCTCAGATGAACTATGATCTGTGTAGTCACCGCTAGACGTATAATTACGTACAATTTTATCCAAAACAAGACTGCCATTTTTTACTCTGTAAGTCCACAATTCTTGTTTTACAATACCTTCGTCGTCATCATTGTTTAACGAAGATTCTAAAGGTCCGGGTTTCATTAATCTCTCCTTTCATAGATAGTATCAATTAATCCGTATTCCAATGCTTCCTCTGCCGACATAAATTTATCTCTTTCCATATCACGTTCTAAATCTTCATAAGTTTTACCTTTAGAATTATGTTTTACATAAATCTCTGTAAGTTCTTTTTTGAGTTTAATAATTTCTTCTGCGTGAATGGCAATGTCAGTTGCTTGTCCTGATGCACCACCACTTGGTTGATGAATCATATGTCTAGCATGAGGTAACATGGCTCTATGTCCAGGTTCACCTGCTTGTGCAAGTAATGAACCCATTGAACATGCTTGTCCCATTACATAAGTATGAACAGGTGATTTAATGTATTGCATTGTGTCATATATCGCAAGACCTGAACTTACAACACCACCTGGTGAATTTATATAAAAGTGAATTGGTTTATCTCTGTTAGTTGATTCTAACAGAATAAGTTGTGCAGAAACAGTATGTGCAACTGCATCGTGTACAGCACCGTTTAGAAAAACGATACGTTCTTTGAGTAGTCTACTAAAAATATCATAGGCTCTTTCACCGTCTTGTGTTTTTTCGACTACCATTGGTATTAGATTACTCATTTAATATACTCCTATCAGTATTGTTTCGGGGTTAATTCTGCCATTCATTTTGATTGGCGTCGTTGTTATTTTTTCAATCCAGTTTTCAAACTTTCTACGTGTGTTTAAAGTTTTTACTTCCTGTAATTGTTCTATTGGTTTACGTAAAGTCCAACATACACTTTTGTTTTCATCAAAACGTTGTAATGTTTGTCCTTTAAGTGTCAATCCACTGCCTTCTCTCATTGTGCCTGTTGGGTCTTCCGAAGAAGTATAGTAGATTCCTAACTTTCTATTTTTACTATTGAATACAACCATGCAAGTAGCACCAACAAGTTTATGTGGTTGTATACTTGATATTGCATATTTTTCATCTGTAAGTTTATATTTTAATTTTTCAACTATTTTTTCAGGCGACTTAGAACTTACCCTACGTGGTTTCCTATTCGCCTTAGATTCAGCAATTATGGCATCACAAGCATTTTGTATTGTGTGCATAAACAATAAAAGTTTTTTAATTTGTTTTTTATCTGCAAAAGAATATGCTTCTTGTAGTTGTTTTGCATAGTCTTTTTCCTGCTCCGTCATGTTAGAAGTATCAGGCGGATTTAAAAATTCTTCATACTCAGCAATATTATCATCATACCAAGTTTTTATTAGTCTAGCATGTGGTTGTTTCGCTTGTCTTTGTCTTAATACAGATAAGGGTTTGATATGTTTAAAGTCTGTAATTTTGCCTTCGTAATAGTCATCAATTGATTGTTCTATTTCTTCAGTCATTAAAACACACTGTTCTCTAATGCGTTCTTGTATGCTAGGACGATAAAATACCTTCTTTTCTTTTTCTTCTTTTTTCTTTACTTCTTCAACTACTTTATGTCCATGATCGTTAAGTTCGTTAATCCATTTTTCAATGTATTCACTAACTGGTCTTGGCGTGCCTGTAGTGCCAGGTAATGAATGCCAATACTCAACATACTTTTGATGTACATCTGGCATACCGCTTTTTAATCCCATTATACTTGCGGCACATGTACTACTAAATCTCCAATCAGGACATTTTGCTATGTTTCCATACATACTTTTGAACTGATCTGTTTCTTTAACATAATCACATATAATTTTTTTATAGTCCGAACTTTTCTTATTCATGCGATAATATTCATATAACGCATCTTTGGCTCTGCTAAAATGTTGTCCGTCCCAAGTGTGTGCATCAGTAAAGTCTGGTGCTTTCTCTTTTTTTGGAACTGCTCGTACTATCCGTTTACGTTTTGCCATTAATCACTCCGATAAAGTATTTTTAAATTATAATTAGTCTTTCAATAAAAAGCAAGAGAATTATTCTTGAAATCTATTCAAAAGTGCGAACGTCAAACGATAACAATGTTTTAGGATATACACAAGGATCTGCCCAGTGTTCTATATTACTATCAAAAAGCAATAAGTCACCGGTATGCATTGAAAATTCTTCTCCTGTGTCAAAATGTAACTTACCTTCTCCCATTCCAAACATTACTAATACTCCACTAATGTTTGAATATTCGTGTATGTGCTTATTTTGCCAACCACCTTTGTTATAACTTATTATCCAACTTCTGCTAAATTTCCACTTTTCTTTTATATTTTTATCAATTATAGATGATATCTCTTTATTAAGTGGTTCGAAGCCTGGCCATTCTATTGGTTTTTCTAACTTTGGTTGATATCCATTTACAGTTTTACTGTCAGCAAGTTTGCCTATTCGGTTATGCTTAAAAAACTCAGTCATACCTAATAGACCCATAAACAGAAAAGGATCAATTTGAAATTTACGAATCATATTCTTACTTATGTTATGGAGCGGCATATCGGAATCGAACCGATATCTTCAGGTTGGAAGCCTAACATAATAGCCTTTATACTAATGCCGCAATTAAACTTCGAAATAAAATTTATTGCCCCATTGCTTACGAATCTTATTTAAATTATATTCGCTTAGGCCAATTACTTTTTGTAGATTGTTGTAGTCAACACGCATTTCGTATTTTACCCAAGTCCAAAACTGTGCTTCGTCTTTATCTGTAGTTCCTAATCTGCGACTAATTTTATATCTTTTAGTTACATTTAAAGGAATTTCTAATCCGCCATTGTTTGTTTGAATACGTGCTTTCATAATGTTATTTATTAGGTTTCGTTTCTGCTTACGTACGGCTTCAATGAACGACCCATAACAAATATACATGCAACATCATCGCCGTTAGTAGGTGTTACTACAATAGAAAATGAACCTGATTTAGGATTGTAATAAAAATGCATTGGTCCTTCAAGCATTTGTCCATTAGGAATACGCCATGCAACTATACCTTCCATAAAAGGTATTTCTTCATAGCGATCAGTAATTTCTGCAATAGAGTCTTTCTTACCACAATCAACTAAGATAGGTAGATTTACTATTGGTGTCTCGACTTCGTGTTCTTGAGCAAGTGATTTTATTGGAATAAAACAGGCCCAGAAAACTAGTCCTAGTATAAGGGCCAATTTTGTCATATTAATATTTATACCTAGATTACTTGGTAATATTTTTTTCGTTAACAGATTTTTTGTAAACACTGAACGCCTCCGTATCTGAAACTTTACGAAGTATTCCGTATTCATTTACTCGAAAAATATCTCCGGGTTTGTACAGAAAACTGTCTTTTTTGGTACCATCCTTGCTAATACCCATAACTTCACCAGGCCAATCTCCTTTGACAGAAAAACTGCCATCAGGAAAACTTTCGATTGTATAATCTATCCATAACATTCATAGTACCCCTTATAATCCTATCAAACGCCAACCGTGATTTGCTATTGCGTTTAAGATAATAGCAATGCAAGTAAGAATGTGCAACACCACCCACCCAGAACGAATAATTGCCACTCTGTCAGAACGATTGTTATCTTCTTCATAGGCTTTGGCTCCGATTGCTTTGCACCAAATTTCCCACACAATTATACCGTTTCATTTTTTACTTCATTAACCATACCGTATACTTCGATAAGGTTTTTAATTTGCTCTGCAAGATGTGGCCACTTATATGTAAGTGTTTCCGCAAAGTCATTACGTTGCTGAACATTCATTCTAGCAAATGTTTCTACTAGTTCGTTAATATCCATTTTATTTCTCCTCTAAGAAACTTTTACTGCAATATAAATGCATAAGAAAAGAATTACTAACTTACCCCAATCTAAATCGAAGTCAGTACCTTCTCCAAACTTTCTTTTGAATTCACTTATCTTCATTTGATTCTCCTTACTATAAAATTATACTATACACGGGTAATTGATATTTGTCAACCACTAAATGCTTGAGGAATCTTTATTATACCCTAAAGTAAAAATTTGTTTCACAGTTTTTTCTTCAACACAACTAATCATACTTGGTCGATCTTTAGTGCCAAACTCCTGTATAATTTTACGTGAAATACTTGTCATGTTCTGTTTTGCAAATTGTTTGCACTCTGCCTGTGTATTAAAAGTATTATCAAACACAAAAAAGTCTCGTCCGCCATCTGCATGTATTAAAGTCATAATAGCAACTATAAAAAATTTCATTAGTTTGCCTTCCACCTATAAACCTCTTCAGTACAGAAGTTTCTTAAGAACATACAGGTATTTTCTTTTTTACATACTCTTTCGTGTTTACTGTTTTCCCAACAATCACTAGAAAACCCTCTCATCGCTACATACTTCGACCAACCACTATCAATTGAAAGTATTGCTATAGAGGGCAAAACAAAAAATATAAAAATTATCCATAAAAACGCAGGTGCAAAACCTTTGTTATGATATGGCTCGTTAAAATCACTCATTAAATTTATCTCCTTTCATAAAACCGCCTGCCCTAATTTCTTGTATATATCCTTCTAATTCTTTTGCATCTGGATGATCTGCATAGACGCCACCTAATTCAAAATCACGTTCGTCAAGTATAGGACCTCTACTGTCAATATCACGTAAAAACATAGTGTATTGATCAAGTAGAGAATCCTTAACAAAATCTTCTAGTTTAAACTCAGGTTTGACTTCTTCAATTTCAATATCAAATGCATCAACTGCCGGCATATGAACATCACACCACATCATAGGTACTCCGTCATCGCCGTAGTAACATTCAACTATTTCGTACCAATAAGTATCAGGACTTTCTTTTTGATACCTACGCATAATTCTGAAATTCCAAGTCATAATTTTTCCCTAATTAATAACTATAAAAGGCTCTAATGGCTTTTCATCTTGATCAGGATGCCAGTGAGTAACATCGCCAGTTAACCATCCATAATCACAATAAAAGATACTCATACCAGGCCACTCATTGCCTTCATCATCAACATATAAGCCTCCATAAAAGCCCCTATGGATACCTACCACATCAAAGTAATACCAACACGGTTCTCCTACAGTAGGAAGTTTTTCATTTACATTAATCCAACTCATTTATTTTTCCTTTCAAAAGATTGGTGCGACCACCCGGACTCGAACCGGGACGCCATAAGCGACAGATTTTAAGTCTGTTGTGTCTACCTATTCCACCATGGTCGCTAATAATCTATTCCTTGTTCAAGTTTGTTGGATTGTACTAATTTTATTTGGTAGGGGAGGCGGGATTCGAACCCACATCGCTCTCTAATCTGGAGACTTTGCCGAGTATAAGCCGGGTGTTTTACCATTAAACTACTCCCCCCTTATCTACTCTATCTCAGATATGTTTTCTATGTCTTTAAATTTTACAACAAAGGATTTGTTGCTCATTTCAATTATCCTCTTGTGGATGTCTAACTATGTGTTTAATATACTATAGGAAGGATAGTATGTCAAGCACTTTGTAGGTAAGAATATACCTTTTTGAGTAATTTTTTTATCACAGGATGTTTAGTATCAAAACCCCACATAGCCATATAACCTAAAAGATTAGGAGACAACAAATATCCTAGTTCGTCTTTAAGTCCTGCTGATGAACTAACATTCCTTAACAAGTCTATCGCTTTATCTTTTCCAACGGCTCTGTCTAATTCAGTAGAAATATTTTTTGCAAATGCTTCAATCTCATCATCGTTACCTAAGTATTTTTTTGCTCTTATCATATCAGGTTCTTTTGCTTTTGTCTTATAATCACGTTGACGAACAAAGTTACGTGAACGATACTGTTGCATGTGAATAATTTCATGTTCTAGTGCATCTACTATTCTGTTCTTAATGTTTTCAACACCTTCGGGAGAAAATACAATAGTTTTATCTTTTTTGCTAAAGATTAATTCCAAGTAAAAAGGTTCTAATCCTTCTTCGTCATCTACAGGATCATATGCCGCATTCATGTTCATATCTCCTGGTTCTACATTTTTACTTGTTTGTATACCTACTTCTGCTACACCAAATTGTGCTAAAGTATTTTGTAACATTTTAGCAATATCTTTTCTAGTTTTAGGATCACCACTATTAATAAAGTTAATAAAAGGGTCTAGTGCCGCTTCTATTTCCTTTCTATTAGCAGGTTGTGTGATTTCCTCTAAACGCATAATACTATTTAATTGATTTTGTATTCAAAGTTTTGAGTGTCTTCGCTTACTTTAATCTGTTTAGCGCCGTTTTTGATATGAAAATGTGTTGCCATTGGAGTCAATGGTGATAGTGTAACTAATCTTTGGAAGTTATTTTGTTTTGCCCATTCGCCTAACTTTTGTATTATCTCTCTACCTGCACCACGTTTACGTGACCATACTGTATATGCAACTACTATTTCGCCACGTTGTCCATCTTGATTAGCCGCCTGTGACATATAGTCCATTTCTCTTACAGTGTAAGGAACTTCAGGGCATAGTGCAACACAAACGATTGCTTCTATTTCATCGTTGTATTTTAATCCGAATATCTTTCGTCCGTGTGTTATTCTAAAACCTAATGTAAGTTCCGGTCTAACAGGATCCTCGCTTACATCAATATCATCTAGTTCAACAAGTTCTGTCCCTTTGACCCACTTGAAGAAATCATTTATATTGTCTTTAAATTTCTGCATCTTTTTTCTTTATACTCCATGCACCGTGATCTAATTCTTCCCAAATAAGTGTGTCACCTTCGTCCCAACCAACTTGATCTAAACTGCCTTGTGGAAATTCAATATACAGTTCTTTAGTTTTACTGTTCTCTTTTACTTCCACTACCCAACTGTTCGGTCCGGTTTGCCGAGGATTCTTCATTTTAAAACTCCTTATAAAAGTTGATCAGCAATGCCCATGTCTATCATTTGTTTTGCTGTATAATATTGATCTGAAGGATTTTTGATAAACTTGTTTCTTACTTCCTGCATAGACATACCAGTTGCCTCCTTCAATATATTTAAGCAACGCAATTCGCAGTTTTGATTTTCTTTCATTTGTGCCCTCATGTCATGCATTTTAGATTCCATGCTGTCACTATGTTGATGATTCATTATACCTGTGTTCTTACCAATGTATCTGTAACCTTGAGAACCACTTGCAAAAATTAAAAAACCTGCACTCATAATAGCACCAACACCTACCGTGCTTATATGATGATAACTTGTTTTCATTACATCAATTAGTGCAAACATCTCATACAAATCACCTCCTGGTGTGTTGAGATATAATTCTAAAACTCTTTTTGGTTTCTTTACTAGGTTTGCACTTAATATCCATTTGATTGCTTCACTTACATTTTCATTTGTAAGTTCGCCATGAAGATAATGTATATCGGCATCTAATAATGCTCTATCTATTGCATCGCTGGCTGTCCAATTTTCGTATTTAGGCATAATTATAATATACGTATATTTAGTGTAAATGTCAACCTTTTAATACTCCAAGCACGGCCCCCATCCCGCCTGCTTGATGAATCGCCTCATTGATCACGGAGTACCTACCTAACTACGCTCACGGAAATGCGATTCTTTCCTTTTTGCAGTACTTTTTAGCACTGCGATTTTGGCCTCTTCGGCAGGACTCGAACCTGCAACCTACGGATTAGAAGTCCGTTGTTCTATCCAGTTGAACTACGAAGAGTTAGTAATATCTTACTCTGCTCCCTGCACCTTCAACTTCGTCCAAACCTGTCTCATCTTTGGACAGATAGCGATAGCCGTTGTAATTCTCAGTTTCCATTAGCACTGCTTCAATTAAAGACATCATTGCTTCGCGACCATCAGCACTTGAATTGGGGTGTGCAAGATACGAATTAACGTACTTTTTCACTGTATCTACTGCGATTGTTTTGCGAGACATTTGTCTCTCCTCTTGCTGTGTCTAACTATGCTTATAATATAACACCTACTGTATATACTGTCAAGTATTAATTTGTTATTTTGGTAAATAATTACATAGCGAGGATGTGTACAGAATGGACTTTTTAACATTTGTGGGCGAGGTCGGTTTTCCGATAGCAGGAGCCGTGGCCGCAGGTGCGTTTGTTTTTATAACCTTGAAATTCATACTTGCATCAGTAACAGGATCAGTACAAGGATTGAAAGGTATTATTCAGGCACTTGATAATAGGGTACAAACGATGAACAACGATTTAGTAAAGATCGATGCTTTACTATCTTACGTCTTAAGTGTAAGGCCAAACGTTGATCGTATTGCCGCCAATGAAGGAAAAGAGGACGCAAGACGTGATTAAAAAATGACTACAGAATTAGCCAACGCAATAAAAGACTTCGGCTTTCCAATAGTTGCCGCAATGGGTCTTGGTTACTTCGTGTTCTATGTGTGGCGTTGGGTCACAATGGAAATCAAACCTGTGCTAGGTGAAGCACAATCTACATTAATAAAATTAGTTGACAGAGTAAGAATGTTGGACAATGATATGATTAGATTAAACACTAAATTAAGTATGGTGTTAGAATATAAAAATGAGATAGAAGAGTCAACTGGTAAAAAATTTGATACAGACGAATTGAATGAAATTTTAGAAAAATATAAAACTAGTTCTGAAACATTTAATTCAACAGGAAAAAAATAATGACCGAAAGAGATATCTATGAACTTGAGGCTCAAAAACGTTTCCGTAAGTCAATAGGTGACCAGATTTGGACACATACTGATTTAGCAAAATACATGGTAGTTGGAATGTTACTAGGCGTTGTATTAGGAAATGTTGTGTGTCAGTTTATATCGTAATTAATTTACTATTCTTTTTAGTAATAAAACATTGTATTGCCGACCTAGCGATACAGAAACTATTCCCTAGTAACAAATTACAGTATCTTAACAAAGATGCTCATAAGCACTACTTACATCATGCAATAGGCAGTTTTACAGTAGGCATATTTTTTAACGTTTATTTTGCGACATTAATTTTTGTTTTAGACTATTTAATTCACTGGCACGTTGATTTTGTAAAGACTCATGTGAAAAAGTTTTTTGATCTTGACGAAAGTGATCGTATGTTTTGGGTTTTACAGTCTGTGGATCAAGCACTGCACTTTTCGACTTACTACCTATTCGTAATTCTATTTCTGCAATTCTACTCTTAATTGAGCGAACTCTATTTTCAAGATCGAAATCATTACTTACTGGTTGCGACGTAGACTCCGTTCCATGTTTCATTTGTAATATTTTGTAAAGCCATTTCATTACATCTTCCAATCATAGTCTCATAATATTTTTTATTTTGCTGTGGTCCATTTTTTGCTAGTTTTTCTGCTTTGTCTATTGCTTTAGTCCACTCTGCTTTTCTATAATATTCTAAAAACAATTCGTGTGCCCTGTAATAGTTTTCCTTTTGTTCTTCTAACATTATAGTGAAAATTCTTGCTGGTTCTGTTTTACCTTTTACTGCAATCAAATCTAATTCTACGTACTTGAATAAATCATCTTTACTTGACTCACCTATTAGTAATTGTTGCCCATACTCTTTGGACTGTCCTTCAAGTCTTGCGGCAAGATTGACAGCATCTCCAAGCACTGAATAATCAAAACGTTGATCTGATCCCATATTACCGACGACAACATCGCCAGTGTTAATACCAATACCAATATTAATAGGAAGTAGTCCCTCACTCTCCAACTCATTGTTTAACTCCTTTAGTCCTTTTAACATATCAATTGCTGTTTGTGTTGCTAGTTTCTTTTGCTCAGGAACATCTAAAGGTGCGTTCCAAAAGGCCATTAATGCATCTCCAATATATTTGTCTATTGTTCCTTGATTAGTCATAACAATATTTGTCATAGGAGTCATATAGCGATTAATTAATTTTGTTAATCCTTGTGGATTAGTTTTATACTGTTCTGAAATCGGAGTAAAACCTCTTATGTCCGAAAACAGTATAGTAAGTTCTTTAGTTTCGCCTCCCAATTTAAGTAAATCTGGATTCTTCTGTAATTTTTTAACCATTGCAGGTGCAAGGTAATGTTCAAACTGTTTTTTAATTTGTTGTTTTAATTGGAACTCTCTAACAAAGCGATTGAATACTGCATGGAATCCAACTATGGTAGATACTACTACAATCCAACTCCAATCCCATAACTGTAAATGCCTTGTAAACGTAAAATAAGCGCCGTACACGGTGGTTGAATAAACTGCTAATATAACTGCTCCAACTACCCAGTAAGGTGCACGTACGGCGGTTACAATAAGCAATAAACCTATGATTATAGACGTTATATACTCTAAGAATGTAGCATAATCATAACGTACTATATTATCTCCATTTACAATAGTTTGGATAGCAGTTGCTGGTAAAATATGCCGAGAAACTTCTCCATTTGGTGTTGCAATAATACTACCTAAACCTTCAGCAGTTGTTCCAATTATTACTATTTTTCCTGCAAGTGGAGAATAATCTTCCTCTGCCAAACTGATTGATTCAAATTGTTTATTCCACCTAATCCAAATTCTTCCATTAGCATCAGTTTGAATAGTTTGATAAGCAGGTACTCGCATAGCAATAATACCGCCTTCTCCTGCTTTTACTTGATAACTTGGATCTCCTACTGCAACTCTAATGGTTTCTATAGCAATGCTAGGATATACTTCTTCACCTATTTTCATCAACAATGGTAGGCGTCTTGTTACACCATCTATTTCAGGTGCAGTGTTTATTACTCCAACTCCGTCAGCATTTTGTCCTAGGATTTCTATTGGCCCTAACATACCAGGCCACTCAAATAACCACGGCATTGGATCACCTATTTTAGCAACACCTCTTGGCACTGCATTTTTGTTTACTCCTTGTGAAGTTCCAACCTGTGCAATGATAATACCGTTGCCGGAAAGTTTTTGTGCTAGTTCTAAATCACCACCTAGCCTATCTGGTTCAGAAAACAATACTGGAAGAACAATTACTCCAACGCCTGTTTCTCTTAATTTTTGTATAACATCTGCAAGTACATCACGTTTCCAAGGCCATTGCCCATACTTTTCAATAGCACGTTCATCTATTTCTAATATTGCAATATCTTGTGATAATACTGGTGTGTCATACTGTTGTATAACATCAAAGGATTTAAGTCGTAGTAATTGCTTTACATAAGGGTCGGATAACCCTATAAAAGATATGACTGCAAGGGTCAGAATAGCAGATACCCAATGTGTTAACCATTTCATATGTGTATTTAACTAATATTGCACCAATATTGTTCGGCGCCAGGTTGTAGAGAATCACAACCTCTGATTAGTAGTTCTAACATTTCAGGAAGATCTTGTGCAATACCTGTAATCATTGCAAGTAAAATAAACAGGAAAAATAATATGAAAGGACTTAATAGTATCAACCACCAATAGGTTCTAAATATCCCGTGACCGTGTGCTTTACGATATTCACGTTTACGTGCAAACCAATGTACTATTGCTCTTGCAATACGTTTAAGTCCGCCTACAAACCAATCACCTATAAAGTACCTAATGATTCTAACAACAATAAGGACAGGACTTGCAATAACTTCCCATATTAAAAGTAAGGCATCAACACAAAGATCAACAACATGATCTATTGTCCACCATTCTTTAAACCGTTGCCAACGGCTTTTTTGTTTTGTCTCCATAACGTATTTAGTTTTGGGTAACTGTCACGCCACAACCGTTAGCATTTGTACATATACCTGTAATACTATATGTTTTATTTGAAGTTGCTGTTTGATCTAAGTCTAATGTATAACCACCGCCTGAATTTGTTAGATTAATATTTGCTGTATGTGAACCATAGCGTTGAAATACGTCAACTGTATGTCCGTCATCTAAAACTATGTCCGCAAACTGTTCATCACTATTTCCACGTTGTAATAATGTAACATTATTATCGTCACCGTTTATTTCAATATATCCTTCATGATCGCCGCCGCCACGCTGTGTATGTTTTACAGTATTGCTATCACCTGTAACGTAATTTGCAATATGTTGTCCACCATTACCATTATCATCTGTTTGATAACTTTCCAAATTGTTGTTACTACCTGCTACAATCCAATACACATCATTGTCGCCAGTCTCATCTGTATCCACTGTTCCATTTTCGTGTTTGCCTTGCCATGCTTTAATATTATTTGAACTACCGTTAACCGTAACTGTATTGATGTTATTGCTTTGATCGTGAATTTGTATGTCTATACTATTATTACTACCATCTATAACTTCTGTGTAAAGTGTGTTGCTATCGCCGTTATCAATCGTTACGCTAATTTGATTATTGATATCGTTACCATTGCCTATTTCAGTATGAGTGACATTACTATCTCCATCGATACTAACAGACATGTTGTTATTGTTTCCGTGATTGTCCATGGCACTTACATTTGAATTACCGTCCTGTGTAAGACTCATTTGATGATTACCTCCATGTGTCCAAAATCCTGCACGGTTGTTATTGCCTTGTTGTGTGATTGAAAGGGTTTTGTTATTACCACCTATGTATGCATCACCACTTGTAGTGTTAAGACTACGGATAGAATTATCTTGACCGTCTTGTGTAATATCTAAATCTATTGAATCACCAACCTGAGTCATGTATATGTCATTTGCTAATCCTTTCATAGGAAAAACTAACAGCAAAAATAAAATACTACTGTACTTGAATAATGTCAATTTCATTCTGTCCATCTCCTAATTGATAGTCTCTATATTCAAAGTCGCCTTGTTGCATATTGATATTATATCCATTTGCTTGATTTAAACGTAATTCAAAAAAGTTACCCATACCATCATCTCTACGTATTAACCAATCCGGTTTTTGATCATAAAGTTCAATACCGGTTTCAGGATCTTTTCCTAATTGTATTCCTTGATTTCTTTCATCAAGTGCACCTCGCATAAGTCTAGCAAGTGCTTCATTAATTAAATCTAAAACGTTCCGCAAAAAGTCCTGTCCTAAAAAATCAATATCTAGATCGGTCATCCATAAACCCTCAGTCTGCACTGCTAGATAATCTTTATTCAGTTCATCAAATTCTAAAAAATCAAATCCCAAAAAGTCTGAAAGTTTTTTAATACGGTTTCTTTCTAATTCTTCTTCTATTTCTACTGGTTTTCTAATAACCAATAAGTTGTTAATCAAACTTTCGTCTATATCTAGTGTAATTGGATTCAATGGTTTAGATTTAGCAGTTTCTACAACCGTGGCTTGGAAAGCCTGATTTAGAATTACAGTGCCTACATCACTGGAAACTTCTATTTCTCCTACTACACAAATTTTACTTCCCATCACTATGGTACAACTTGGTAGTAGGATAATAGTACTATTACCCGTTTCGTCAACAGTCATTGTAAAGTCTGTTCCTCTTACACCAATAACTGCTGTGGGTGTTGTTATTTTGACATTTTGTTTTGAGTTTTTTGCAATCTGACCACTTGCATATCGTACTGTTCCAAAAGACGCCTTGAGAGCGAGAGAACCAGTGGACGTATTAGGATCATATACAAACTCATCTATTACAAGTTTACTGTTTTCAGTTACATCGACTCTAGTGTCATCGACAAACTCAATTGATGTTCTTCCAACTTTTGTTTTTACAACATCATAACTTTCAATGCCAAAACCTTCATTGGAACGATATCCGTCACCATCCTTTCGGATAATATCTGCCTCACCGATCTGCTTGGTTACTTCACCAATATTAGCATACGCGGTCGAGGTTAGAATGACCAATAACAGAACCAATATACGCATTAGTCATCCTGCGTAATATCTATTTCAGCGTCATCTCCACTTGTAGTCAACTGTAACTTGTTATCATACAAACCACTTTGTGTGATATTGATTACTCCACCGTCACCTGTGTGACTGTGTGTTAGTGAATGTCCATTTACATCACCGTTGTCATTTATATCATAAACGGCAGTGTTTCCAGTTAATCCACTTGAGTTTGAAATATCAATGTCAGCATCAGCATTTTGACCGTCTACAGTTAGTGTTACTGTTTCAGCGGCCGCTGATGTAATATCCATTGTACCTACAAAGTTCACTGCATCTGCATTTTCACCTATGCTAACAACAACTGTTGCTGAACTTCCTGTTACATCAATACTCATACTAACAGTTTCACAATTTCCTGATCCTGCTGTACCTGTACTATCACAAAGTAATGCTACGTTGTTTGAGTTACCTGTTAAATCAATGTTACCTGTATAAGTGTCACCATTGATTATTGCAGAAACAACGTTAGAGTTACCTACTTGGTCTATATTAAAGGTCATAGTATCACCTGTCAATTGTATTGCTGTGCTACTAGTACCTGCTACGTTGTTTTGTCCGTCTTGCGTTATATCTAAGTCTAAGTCATCGCCTGATTGCGTAATGTAAATATCATTCGCCAATACAGGGGTAACAAGGCTTAACGAAGATAGTAAGAACAATCCGTACATGAATGTTTTAAATTTATTCATTCTCGCTCCTTTTATTTGTTAGGACCTTTATGAAGTGTGATTTTATCATCTTTAAACTTCCAAAGGCCTTTTGTTTCCCCTTCTTTAACTAATTGCAATATAGCGGCCTCAATTGCGGCCCTAACTGCGTAATTGGTAGGTTCATTTACTGCGGCACCAGTCTCTATTTCTAAAGCCTTAGTACCTAAGTCCAAAAACCTGAACACATCTGCTCCAGACTTGTAACTTGCTATCGTTTTTTCAGTTGCCACGCTCAACAAAACTTCTCCTGTTTGTACACTAACGATTCGCATTGCCACTGTTACCTGATCGGTTCTGTAGGTTTTATTTGCTCCAATACCAAAATATCTTGCTCCTACTCCCCCGCTAGTTGTATTAGAATCGTAGCCAACTACTCCACCCTCTAATAACAATCCAGCAAATAACATTGGTTTTAATTTTACTGGTTCTTTTTCATATACTTCCCTTGTCGACCTAATTAATTGCCTTTCCTTAACTAAATTATCTAGACCCACTCTTTCTACAACAGTGAACCATGTGCCTTTTCCTGCCTTTTGAAGTGCATTAATAACCCACACTTCAGAACCTTGAGTAACTGCACTGCTTAATTGAGAAAACTTATCATTTGGTTTTCTCTGGCCCGTTTTATCAAGAAAACTATAAACAGCAATAGTAATCTTTGGACCGTCTAGCACGGGTAATGATTCTAACTTATTCACTAATGGAGTTGTTGCTTTAACTGGCTCGCTCCATTCTGTGTTAGACATCGTTGCCGCACAACCATTTAACAGTAATGCAAAAACAATCCCGGTGAATACTTTAACACAATTAGTTTTTCTCATAAGTTAGAACCCAAATCCGCTCAATGGAACAATAATTTCTGTAAATGTTCCATCTTCTTCAGTAATTTGTACGGTTATTGTATCAGTGGTGACATCTTTGATCCAATAAATGGTAGCACCTTCTATTTCTGCGGTACCTGTCAAAGCGCCAGTATCACTGAACATATTATCAACCATTTGTTTACTGAGTTGAGCATAGATTCTAGATTCTACATTAGATAAAAACTTCGCTAAGGTTGTGCCTTCAGCCTCACGTTGTTTTCGCCTTGCTTCTGATTCTGCTTTTTCCTCAGCGTCCTTTTTCCTAGTGAACTGAAGTTGCTCGATGCTCAGTACGTGGTTGCTATACCCCTGTCCACTAAAACTAGGATTTTTGAATTCAAAAACTTCGTCTGCAAGAGTAACAGTAGACAAGAAGGCAGTCAAGACAAATGTCAGTAAAATACTATTAAATTTACACAAGATCTCGCTCTCCCACTAATACACTGTTATTTACCGTTCAATGAGTTTTCATTAAATACAATTACTCGTATCACAGTCTTTACAGTATTATTTACTGTAAAAATTTTTACGGAAAAGTGCGTATATAATTATTGTTAATAAGGATATAACAAATGGACATTATAGAGAAAGAAACACCCGAAGAAATGGAAAAAAGAATTGCGGAGCAAGATGCTTTGTGGAACCTATTTGACGAAGTGTGGCCTAAAAATGCACCACCGCAAGTGCGAAATCTAAATGATGAAATCAATAGTTTGCAGAAGGTGTTAGTGCAACAGGCTATGTCAGATGCAAAACATAACAAAACAAAAGCCGCGGAACTTCTTCAGATCTCTAGAGAAAATCTTATTTACAAGTTAAAGAAAATCGAAGAAGAATCAGTGTAAACTAGTTTGAGAAGAAAGGGCAATTACTGACTTCCTTTATAAAGAAGTGTTCTTTTGCCCTTTCTAAAAGTGATGCACACTTGTTGTAAGTATATCTGCTACTTCTTCAAACAAAATAGGAGTAGCATTGATCCTTTCAACACTTACATTGAAGTAAGACGGGTCATCAATAACGTTACTGTGCAAGTGTCCATGAATGTTGCCTTTGAATCTACCTATCTGTGTAGGGTGAACCGGAACATGTGTTAAGATAAACCCTTTGTATTCAAAAGCGCCTCTGATATCTTTGAAGTGTTTTGCGTAATCCTTCAAATCAAACAGATCATGGTTACCTTTTATAAGCACTTTTTTTCCGTTAAGTTTATCTAAAATAGACAAACTTTTTCTAGGAAATGCAACGTCTCCCAAATGGTAGACTTTATCTTCAGGTGCCACAATACTGTTCCATCTGTCAATCATTACTTGATCACCAGTCGCAGAATCAGTTGCCCATGGACGTATTCTATCACCGTTACTGTCAGTAAAGGTGTATACGGCATCATGACCAAAATGTGTGTCACTAATTAAAAACCTACGCATATCATTCCTCAATTATAAAATTGTTATCATCTTGTAAATGCACCCAACGACCATCAAAATCACCTTTATCTGTTTTGTGTTCGCTACGTAACAACATTGCAGGAGCACCGTTAAATAGTCCAAGATGCTTGACTACCCAACGTTCGCCATGTTGGTGAATGCGATTCTTCCCATGTCTAGTTTTACCTTTTAAAACTACTGTATCATTTACCTCCGGCATTTGCCTACCTTTCAATTTTGGCAGAGGACCAAGGAATTGAACCCTGTCTTGCTGGGTTGGAGCCAGCCGTGCTACCGTAACACTTGTCCCCTGTAAATTCATTATAAAACCCTCTACAATCTTTATTGTCTATACAGTATAGTATATAACAATAAACTTGTCAACCGTTTTTTGGAAATTATTTTTAGATATATTGCGGGCCTAATGCCCAAACTACAAGACTTTTACGTGTACCAGATGTAACAGGATGTACGCAATGTGGTATAATAGAACTGAAAATAACCATATCTCCAATTCCTCCTAGTTTTACAACTTCAGTTTTTCGTTCATTGTGTTCCATACCACCATCAAGTTCAAAATCACCGCCTTCATATTCACTAGGATCATTCATTAGTATTGTAGCACTTAACTTTCTTAATTTGCCAGGAAATTGTGTATCATCGCCATACGGCCAAGGATGTGCATCATAGTGCCAATCATAGTGTCCATTTTCATGTCCGTGGTATATTGTGTATTGGCAAGGTTCAAATTGATCTATCCTTAGTTTCCATTGACATTCATCATTCGCAGTAATAAACATTTGTTGAAGTCTTTCGAATACCCAAGGCTCTTCAAAGAACCATAAATCACTTCTTCTTATGTCTGCGTTTGGAATTCCACTAAATGTTTCCTCTTGGGCAGGATCTTTTGTTTGAAACCCTGTCATGCCACGTTGATTGTAGCCTTTAGTTTGTGCTATTTTTTCTATTTCTTTACACTCTTCTGGTGTAAAAACTTTTAGATATGTTTGAAATAATATAGGTGAGTTAAGCATGACAGTAGTTATCTTGCCATGCTTAACCCTTATAAGTTATTGAGTAAATGCTTGTTTAATTTTTGTAAACAAGTTACCTATCTGAGTTTTGTTTCTTGCAAATTGATCTTTGCTGTTTTGCCAACTCTCTTTTTGATAGGCTTTGATATCTATCCATTCGTTCTGCAAATGTGTAGAAACCTTTGCAGGAATCTCACTAATTGTTTTTGCAGTTTGTTCTAATGTAACAGTCTTCTCTTCAGCACTAACTGGCTTAACCATATATGCTACGAACACAATTACTAATATTAGTAATCCTCTTCCAAGATGTCTATTCATTTTTTCCTCTCATTGTTTTTGTTTTTGGCCTGCCTGGGAGGATTCGAACCACCGACCTCAAGTTCCGCAAACTTGCGTTCTATCCAACTGAACTACAGGCAGATAGTGTTAGTATATAACATTTTGGAAAATTGTCAACCGGTGGTTTTACCAATTCTAATCGAAATATTTGTTTAGCATTTCCAATCTATCATGGGCCGTTGCCATTTTATCCAATTCTTTTTGGATAGTTTCAATAATATCCGAATGTTCTCCAATGCCTACAACCTGTTGCATATAAACTTCTATGTTTGCTTTATGCAACTCAATTTCTGCTTCAGCATGTTTTTTAGCGGCTAATATTAAAGTTTGTTTCAATGTCATAATCCTTCCTTTATGTGGTGCTGGCGGAGAGAATCGAACTCCCAACCTACTGATTACAAATCAGTTGCTCTACCGTTGAGCCACGCCAGCACATTAATAGTCTATTGTACTTATTTTAAATTAAAAAGTTAATCTTTTGTTTGGAGATTATGCTTTACTTTTTAGCATACTGAGTTGTGCATATACTTCGGAAGGTCTTGCTTGACTTGGTATTGCACTGATTGAAAAGGATCCTAATTGTCCAGAATTTCTTAAATTTGCAAAATCAGTACCGTCTTTCATTACTGCATATTTTCCATGTGTAAAGTTAATGGCTAAACAAATATCCCAACCATATGCTCTTTTATACTCATTGAAATTTGCAACTGCATAATCTAATTCTGCTTTTTCTGGATTATCTTGCATACAAGCATTTACCATTTCGGCAGGTTGTTTGAATATTCCACTATACCATTTTGTAAGTAAATCTTGTCTTTGTTTTTTCTTAGTTGCATCATTAAGTGGTAAATCTACTGCAAGATATCTAACTAAATTTTTAACACTTAACGTTTTTGCTTTATTTTGAATATGATCAGCAACACTAGGTAATACACTCCAATACTTCACAGCATCTTCTCTTCTAGGGCCGCCATCACCTAATCTACCACCACCTGTACTCATTTCTGCTTTAACTTCAATACGTCCGGCACCTACTACATCTAAGTCACCTTCTTCTGTCCTTAGAGTAACACTTTTACTCATCATAGCCATACCATATTCGCCTGGACCTTTTTGAAGTTTTCCTGCTCCTACTTCAGCAAGTGCAGTGTAAACTTTTGTAGCAGTTTCGTCACCGTTAAAGAGTGCTGATAAAGGGCCTGCACCTACAGTTTTAAATGCTGATGGATTTACAACATTTCCTTTTGCTAACTTATCTAAAAATGCATTTATTTTTTTATAGTCACTATCAACATGAAAAATTAGTTGTGTAATTTTTTGTATTAAAGGTTGAATGTTAAAATTATCGTCTGCTGTCGTAATATTAAATGTTTGAGCAATTTTATCTTTAATATCACCTTGATTAAGGATCTTGTAAATCTTATCAATTAACTGAGCGTCTTGTTCATTGTCAGCAGTCAACCCACTTACAACAGTAATAATGTTCTGTTGTGCAGTTTTTACGTCAGTGTATTCTCTTAAAAATTCTAAGGCTCTCATAACAAATATATTTATTTTATCTTTGGAAATAAAGCATCTGTGCAAAATAGTTCAACATCTGCTTCAGCAAGTCCTAATGACTTCATTACACGTGGTGTATGCGGGTTTTGTTGCTGATTATGACAGTAGTAGTTTTGTGCTCCAGTAATCATATCAATTGTGCTATTACCTGTATATTCTCCAACACTATCAAACCATACATCTAAGTTTGATAATGCAAGATCGATAATAGTATCTGCTTCTTCGTCTGTGTTGACATTACTAGCCGCAATCATACTAGGTGTAAAAATGTTAGTTGCCCATTCTGGTAACTCACGTTTTTTACTAGGTACATAATCTGCTACTGCTTCTTCATACCATTTTACCATAGGATGATCAGAATCTGGACTAGGTGAAAAATCATGAAATGCACCTGTCATTTTGTTTTTACCAGCAATTACGTCAAATCCATATATTGGAGCATCATTTGTAAGCACAGGAAAACAACATACATGCATCATCCACAAACCCTTAGATTCACGTACATCAACAACATCGATGTGCATTCTACGAACATCTTTGTTTGCCCATACTCTATTCAACCAACCGTTTTCAGGTTGATTAAACTGTGCCATTAATGGCTCGTTAATTTCTTCGCCTCTTTCATCAAAAATTTCTATAATTTTATCTTGACATTCAATTAACTTATTCCAAATTCTACTCATTACTTAATTCCTTGAATAATTCTGTTGCAAATTCAAAACACTTGATTGCTTCGCCAACAAATATTTCTTCTTTGCCTTCTAATCTACTTCTTACTTTTGCAATTAATTCTTTTTCTTTCCCATCAAATTTATAATAGTGTCCTTCTCCTGGTACACGTCGAGCAATCATTTGTCCACCATGAAGATCACCAAAGTGTCGGACATAGATATGAGCAAGTAATAAAATAGGTTTAAAATTGTAAAGATGATGTACCCAATTCGTATACTTAATTGCAGATTTCTTTATTATAAAACCACCGTACATCAGTTGATCGATATCTTTTTTAATAGCATCTGCCCTACATATATCTTCAATGCCATCTAAAATTCCTGCCTTTTTTGCCCAGCGTTCTAGTGCTTCATAAATGATATATTGATTTGCAAGATACTCAGCATAACTCTCATCAGTAAGTTCACCTTTGAGTAACTTTCTAGCAAAGTTTTGACGTTCTGCGTTTTTGTGAAAATCCCATGTCAGTTCTTTAAGAGTAGCCATGCAGATATTTACCTAACTAGGCTTGTTCCCAAAAATTTATGTTTCCACTTACTGATATTCTATAATCGTCGCTTGTGTAAAAAGGATATACTGCGTGAGGCATAGCACTAGGAAACATACAAATCTTTCCGTTGAATGTTTTATCTGCTGGTATTGGCAATGTTGTATGTTCTCCTAAAATATTTGCATATGAAAATTCAAAGTGTCCTGCTAAATTGTTATTGCTTTTAGACCCAGGACCATATGCCATTTCATCTTCAATACTATATGGAACATTTAACCATATTACAAAACTCCATAAACCTGTATGTTGATGCACTGGGTTGAATTCATATTTTTTTTGAAAGTTCATCCAAAATCCTTTCAACACTATTTTGCCATTTGAAATGAATCTTGGTTTATAATTAGGAAATTCGTTTTTGTAATGTTTAGCAACTTGTAGTAAGAAAGGTTCGCAGTCTTGTTTTAAATCGCTTATATCATATTCATGTCGTATATTGCCAGCAAGGTTTTTATTGTACTCTTGCCCTTGAGTAAAGTTACTTTTTAAAGCATCTGCCTTTGCTTGTAATTTGTTTATAATTTCTTGCGGAACGTCTGCAATAACATAACCTAAGTTGCTAGGAAGAAAACTGTTCATTACGCATTTTCTATCTTAACTTGTAAAGGAAATCCGCTTTCACGTGCAAGTACACTTGTTTCAACTCCTTTTTGCTCTGCAACTTCGTATGTGTAAATTCCTGCAACACCTGTACCATTTTTATGAATGTCCATCATTATTGCTTCTGCTCTCTCTTTATTATGCTTAAAGATATCTATTAATACTTGAATAACAAAATCCATAGGAGTAATGTTATCATTATAAAAAATAACCTTGTACATTCCAGGCTCTTTTAGAGCAACGGTTTGTGTTTCTTTAGTAATAGTTTCGGCTTGTGTTGTCATTTAAATTATCACCCGTTAAGTATTTATTTGTATAATATACACTAGATTTATGAATAAAGCAAGTAGGGAAGATGCCAAAAGCACCTCCCCTACAATCTAGTTTATTTTACTGTGATAGTTCTTGCTTTTTTACTTTCTGGAATAATTCTTTCCAAAGAGATTTGAAGCAAACCATCTTTCAACTCAGCACCTTTGACTTCTACATCATCGGAAATTGAAAAAGACTTTGTAAATTGTCTTTTGCTAATTCCTCTGTGTAAAACACCATCAGAATCTTTGTCTTCTGTTTTGGCTTCTTGAATTGATTTAACAGTTACAATACCATCTTCGTATGTAACGTCAATATCTTTTTTGCCAAAACCAGCCAAAGCCAACTCAATATTATATGTATGTTGTCCAGTTTTTATAATATTGTATGGTGGATAGTTACTGTTAAAAGTAGGTGCGTTGAAGAAATCATCTTCGAACATTCTTTCGAATCTATCAAAGATAGGGTCGAAACCTACTGTTACGGGTCTTAGTTGATTAAAGATTGATAGGGATTTGTTTGTCATTTTCTTGTCCTCCTTATTAAGCAAGTTAATTGTAAGACCTATCAAGCATCTTACACTTTTATTTATACAACTTAATTGTTGTATACTATATTATATAAGCATTAATTACAAAAAGTCAAGTCATTTTGGATTATTTTTTTCCAAATGGTCTATGTGCTAAATATAATATACGTATATAATGGAATATTGGATAAGACATGACACAAAAAGATAGACTAGATAAATTAGAAAAAAAGGTAGATTTAATTATGGACAAGTTAGGTCTAGAAATGGAATCACCAAAACCAGTGTTACAAGTTTTGCCTGGTAATGAAAAAGAAGTACAATTAGAACTACAAAAAGTTCTAAATGAAATTAAAGTATTGAAGATCAAATTTAGGAAAGTACTTCCTTCAAGTCCTATGAAGCAACATACACTAGATCAAATAGATGCTTTGAATCTAAAGAAAGACAAATTACAGGCCGAACTAAATGCAGTATCTAGATAGATTTGAAAAAGCAGTTGACGTTTTAAAAGAAGATGGTAGGTACCGTGTCTTTAATGACATATTGCGAGAGTGTGGAGATTTTCCAAAAGCAATTTGGTATTCCAAATACGCAATCAAAAAAATAGTCAATTGGTGTTCTAATGATTACTTAGGTATGGGCCAACATCAATTTGTTTTAGATGCAATGAAAACTGCACTTGAAACTGCAGGTGCTGGTAGCGGTGGAACAAGAAATATTTCTGGTACTACCCATTATCACGTTGCCTTAGAAGCAGAACTATCCAAATTACATAATAAAGAATCGGCATTACTATTCACTAGTGCCTTTAATGCTAATGAAACAACATTAGAAACAGTAGCAAAAATTATTCCTGATATTACTTTTATAAGTGATGCTAAAAATCATAGTTCAATTATACAAGGTATCAGACACAGCAAAGCAAATAAAGTTATTTGGCGACATAACGATTTAAAACATTTGGAAGAATTGTTACAAACAATAGATACTCCTGTAATGGTAGTATTTGAATCAGTTTACTCTATGGACGGAGATATTGCTCCGGTCAAAGAAATAGTTGAACTATGCAAAAAGTATAAAGCAATAAGTTATATTGATGAAGTTCATGCTGTTGGCATGTATGGACCCAACGGCGGTGGCGTTTGCGAAGAGCAAGGTTTAGACGTAGACATCATCAATGGAACACTTGCAAAGGCTTTTGGAGTTCAAGGTGGCTACATTGCCGCTAGTAAAACTTTTATTGATGCTATACGTTCATACGCACCTGCTTTCATATTTACAACATCGCTTTCCCCGGTGTTATGTGCTGGTGCTTTAGCATCAATAAAATATGTTAAAGAACATGATAATTTAAGATTGTTAATTCATAGCAAAGCAGACGAACTCAAACAAAAGTTTCGTGATGCAGATATACCTATATTAGAAAATAACAGTCATATAGTTCCAGTAATGATAAAAGATGCTGTGAAATGTAAAAAGATATCAGACGATTTACTTTATAAAGATGGTATCTACGTACAACCAATTAACTTTCCTACTGTTGATGTAGGAACAGAAAGACTACGTTTTTGTCCAGGACCTAATCACACATCAGGAATGATGGACGAGTTGGTGGATAAATTACTAATAGTGTTAGAAAGGCACAAAATACAATGAATAAAATAAAAAAATATATATGGATGGGATTAGGCTTTGCGTCCTTGGGTATGGCATACGTTGGTGTTGTTGTTCCTGGAATTCCTTTTTCTATCTTTTTAGTTTTTGCGGCATATTGTTTTGCAAAAAGTTCTAAGAGAATGCACGATTGGTTATACAATCACAAATACTTTGGCCCATTCTTAACCAATTGGGTACAAAAGAAAGTATTTCCTACTAAAGGAAAATACCTTATGATTGCAGTGATGGCTTCGTCACTTATCTTCCTTTGGTTCACAACTGAAAATATAAAAGCAGTAATGTGGAGTGGAGGCTTTATGGCATTAGTAGCCATATGGGCATGGAGATTCCCTGGTTCAGTTGAAGAACACCAACGTAGAATTGATGCTGGAGAACGTGTTGCATGGCTCAAGTAACTCTAACAAAGAAACCAATTCTACTAGATCCATTCATTCCAGAAGAATGGTTACATATTAGAATAAAGAAAGAAATAATTCATCAAGGCTTTCCGTGGCACTATCCAGGTGTAGCAGTAATTGATGATCCGGATCCCTATAAGGCTTGTTTTGCAACACAATTTTTTGACAAGCCTACAGGTGATGACAAATGGTATCTAGCACCGAGTCTTACTCATGCATTTGATAGTTTTGCATGGCGTAATCAAGATTGGTTTAAAATAGATCATGTGATGAGATGTAGAGCAAACATGTATGCTCCGGGTCAAGTTACAAGTCCGCATATAGATAACGAAAATGAAAACCGTTGGAGTCTACTATATTATTTGAATGATGCTGACGGTGGAACAGTTATAGATGGCAAAGAATATCAGCATAAAGAAAACACTGCGGTATTCTTTGATGCTAGATTAAATCACTATCCTATTGCTTCAACAACGCCCAGCCGTATCAGTGTAAACTGGATAATAGCCGGACGTTATAAAGAAGATACAGTAAAACTAGATTAAAGGTTTACTTTCAAGTCAATTCCAAAAAATGCCTTATCATTTTTGAAATCATCGTCAAAATCTATTTCAATAAAAGGCGACACTGAAAATTGACCAAACTTGTATTTTGTACCTATAAACGTTTGTAAATGGCTGTAATCTAAATTACTACCTTTATACGTATATTGTACATGTGGTTCAAAGATTAAGAACGGTGAACCAAATAGGTAGTTAGGTTGTCCTTGTGCTTTTAAACCAAACTGTGGGCGATAACGCATAACGTTTTCTTTACTTTCTCTTGATCTATGTTCAAATCTTGAGTTGAAAAAGAACGCTCCATTTTTAATCTGCTTGACTTGAAAGCGAATCCAATCTTCACTTAAACCTGCACGATCAATACTTCTGTACTCTAAACGATATGGTGTTTCAGAGAAATCGTATCTTAAGATACGTTGAGAATAATTTTTGTTATCATACTCTCTTGCACCAAAAGTCCAATTGTTATAAGATACAAAAGCATTTACTTCTGTGTAATCAAAGTTTTTTGCACCTGCATTACTTGTGCCGGCAAACATCAAAATGCTTGCCATAAATGCTATAATAATTAATTTCATGTTTTTTCTCCCATAAAATAAAATTAGTCAAAATAATTGATGGAGAATCTACTCTACAAATATCAATAAACTGCAATTTTTATAAAATTAAGGTTAATCCACCTGCACCAACTAGTAATAATATCCATGTGCCTATAGCATTTAGATATTTTTTCCATGGTGTTCCAAAGTACATTTTGCCAATTGCCATACATTTATGCATAGGTGATATTAGATATCCTGCATAATCCAAAGCAAAGAACCATACAAAGTATTCAATACCATACACTAAAGATAGTATTGTTGTAATAGCGGCAAATCTACTACTAGACCCAAACGCAAATGCTGAACCAAATGCCACAGAACTTATAGTAATAAATCCCTGCAACGTATCAATATCAAAAGCAGATCCTTCTAGCCATGCTTTAACATCGTTTGTGTGTTCTCTTGAGAAGTTAGCCATTACAATAATGACTGCCACCCATGCAAGTAATTTAAAGTCTACAAAGCCTAATAGTTTTTTGTAGTTCCACGTCATAGTTAATACCATATAGTAGAACAGTAATATACCAAACACTAACCAAGGATCTAAACCTCCAACTGGTTTCAGTGCAAGTACAATAGCAAATAGAAATGGTAAAACATTTCTAATTACATTTGATACTTTGAAATGTTGTTTCTGTATATTAAGTTCGATATCATCTTCTTTTACAAAGAAAATAATGTAAGCAAATACTAATCCTAAAGAAACAATTAAAAGTGGTGCCAGTTGATAAACAACTGCTCCGTAACCAATACTAAATGCGGCCATTGGTATTAGAATTGTTTTTTCTAATGGTGACCAAACATAATAATGGTGTGTTGATAGATAGTCGATAATGCCAAACTTTTCTCGTCCTTTTGATCCTTTCGGAGGAGCGATAGTGTCTAACATACCAGCCGAAACTGTTACTCGACCCGATATGGGAAGTATACCCGTAAAAGCACTCATCAGTGCAACAATTACACGTTTTGATTTAAAAACTTTTTGAATGTAGGCATAAGCACCTGCAAACAAGTTATTCTCTTTAATTAAACCCGCAATCATCATGATAAACGCAATAAACAGTAGGTATTCTTGCCCCTTGTATAGCAAGTTAAAATTTTCCAAGGTAATTACTCCTGTTGTTTATTGCTAATATTCACATACTAGCGTTCATAAAAAAACTGCTGGGAAACTATTCCCAACAGTTATATTTAATTTATTGAAAATTAGACTTGTTTAAATTTGACTAAGATAATCTAAACAATTCTCTGGTGTTGTTTCGATATAAGGATCGTCGTCCTTACCATCATTATTGATGCCAGGTTCCTGCCACCATTTTTCAACAACTCCGTCATTGATGATAGCCATATACCGCCAACTTCTGTTACCAAATCCTCTATGGTTTTTTCCAATAAGCATACCCATAAAACGTGTAAAGTTTCCTGAACCATCTGGAATAACTTTTACATTCTTAATACCTAGCACTTCTGCCCAAGCATTCATAACAAATGTATCATTTACTGAACAACAATAAATTTCATCGATGCCCATTTTCTTAATGTGTTCGTAGTTTTCTTCAAAACTTGGTAGTTGTGTCGATGTACAAGTAGGTGTAAATGCTCCTGGTAAACTAAACAATACTACACGTTTACCTTTAAAGTAAGTATCTGTAGTTGTTTCAATCCATTCACCTTCGTCAAAACTACAACCTTGTTCTAATACGACATCACCTACACGTACTTTGAAAGTAGTTAAAGGAATTTCAAACCCTTCTTTCATGTGTGTCTCCTGTATTAAAATTTGATCTACTATACATTGCCATACACTGTATTCACTTGTTGAGTACAACGTACAAATGTGGTACACTTAGGCATATCTTTAATCCTTTGTGCACCAATATAAGTAGCGGCAGATCTAACGCCACCTAATATTTCTGTAAGGGTGTCTTTAACTTCACCCTTGTATGGAATAGAAACTACTTTGCCTTCAGCACCTCTATAACCATCTTTTCTACTTCCATGTTTTGCCATGGCCGCATTTGAACTCATTCCATAAAACTCAACAAAGTCTTGTGATTCAAAGTAAGGAACATAAGTTCCATCGTTAAGTTTATGAGCACCACCTTTTTGTGTATGCTTCTTTGTAATCTCTCCACCGCCTTCTTTATGGCCTGCTAACATTCCACCTAGCATAACAAAGTGTGCACCAGCGCCAAAGGCTTTTGCAACATCGCCCGGATACACACAACCGCCGTCAGCAATGATATGACCTCCAACGCCGTTAGCCGCATCAGAACATTCAATGATTCCAGATAGTTGTGGTACACCAACACCTGTCATTAATCGTGTAGTACATACTGATCCTGGACCAATACCGCATTTTACAATGTCAGCACCGCGTAGGATTAATTCTTCAGTCATTTCTCCTGTAATTACATTTCCTGCAATAATAATTTTGTCTGGATATTGATCACGCAACTTTGAAATAAAGTCTGCATAATTTTCAAAATATCCATTTGCAACATCAACTGTAATAAAAGGAATGTCTGGATACATTTCTAATACAGTTTTCATTGTAGCAAAGTCTTGTGCATCTTCGTCCCAAATCACTGCCGTGCCTGTACATGCAGATAGGTATTTCATTTTTACACCATCTCCGATCGCTTGTTTCCAGTCGTCAACAGAATAATGCTTACGCATTACAGTTATCATTTTCTTTTCTTGCAATACTTTTGCCATTTCAAATGTTCCTACGCCATCCATGTTACTAGCCATAATAGGAATACCTGTCCACTCTTTGCCACTGTTTAAAAATTTAAAAGTTCTTTGCAAGTCAACATCTTTGCGACTTGTTAGTTTAGAACGTTTTGGTTTGAAAAGAACGTCCTTAAAGTCTAGTTTTACATCTTGTTCAATTCTCATTATGCAGTAACTCCTAACTTGTTATATGCTTGTTGAACACAGATTGCTTGATAATAACAATCTGCTAAGGCATTGTGTGCTTGTTGCCTAATTGCTTTACGTGGATCTTCTGGAAGCAAACTAAACAATGTTCTGCTATCTCTAATTTGCCAAAAGTTCCATGGGATAGGTTTGCCTAGTTGTTGATATAAATTTTCTAATATAACAATATCAAAAGCAGGACCTTGTGCCCATATAGTATCTACCCCAACAAGGAATTTGTTGAGTTCAACTGTCATTTTTTCTAAACTTATTCTACCTTCGTCCGTAAATGCTTCGTCTTGAACTGATTGTGCTTGTTTGCCCCACCATTCTATTGTGGAGTCATCTTGTGTTCTACCTAGTTGGTCTTGTGAATTAATATCAATTTTTTGATATATACCATCATGTGGCTCTTGTGTATTAAAGGGATTAAATTTGATTGCACCAAGTGTTAATATAACACAGTCTGGTTTTGTGCCTAGAGTTTCTAGGTCTATCATCGCATGTAGAGCCATTCATTTTGCCTTTAGTATTTGTTTTCTTGTTCTTTCATTTCACGTTGTTGTCTACGAATTGCCGCTTTTTTAGCCTTACGTTTCTTATCGCTAGGTTTTTCATAGTACTGACGATCTCTAAATTCTTGAACAATACCTGCCTCGTTAACTTTACGTTTGAACTTTCTTAAAGCCTTCATAAAGTCTTGTGGAGAGTTTCCTCTCACTACGACAGCACATCCTGCCTCATTAGGATCTCTTACTTGCGCCATTGTTCTTACCTTAACGTTTTTTGCCATTTGTCCTTGTATTCTTATATACTAACAATGGTTTTTCACCGTTAGTAATTGTTTCTTTTTGTACTGTTATAGTTTCTAATCCATTTTCAGCAAGTTCTTCTGCTTCGAACTGATACTCTAAAAGTACATCTTCAATTATGCTCTTAAGTCCTCTAGCACCTGTTTTAAGTTTCTTTGCCTTTTTTGCAATGGCCCTTAAACTTTCGTCTGTAAACTCAAGATTAACCTTGTCTAAGTCAAACAAATATTTGTATTGTTTAACTAAACTGTTCTTAGGCTCTTTTATAATACTACAAAGTTGCTCTTCTGTCAACTCTTTTACTGAAGTAATTAAACCAAATCGACCAATAAATTCTGGTATAAATCCATATTTTACTAGATCTTCTGGTAATACATTTGATAAGTCTGGTTCTTGATTTGGATCAGCAATACTTTGGCCAAAACCCATTCCGCCCGATTTGGTTCTTTCGCCTATTACTTTATCTAAACCAACAAATGCTCCCCCTACAACAAACAATATGTTTTGTGTATCAACATCTACCATTTCTGCACCTGGATGTTTTCTTTTAGAACCTTGAGCACTAACTCTAACTGTTGTACCTTCAATTATTTTAAGTAAACCTTGTTGTACTCCCTCTCCTGATACATCTCTTGTTATTGAAACATTTTGTGATTTCTTTGTGATTTTATCTATTTCGTCAATAAAAATAATACCGCGTTCTGCTAATTTTACATCTCCGTTTGCATTAGTCAACAACCTGTTTATAATGCTTTCTACATCATCACCTACATAACCTGCTTCTGTTAATGTAGTAGCATCACAAATTGCAAATGGTACATTTAGATAATCTGAAACTGTTTGAGCAATTAAAGTTTTACCTGAACCAGTTGGACCCATAACCATTACATTAGTTTTATCTAGTTTGATGTCTTCTGACGGATTGTTTAATTTTTTATAGTGTTGTGCAACTGCAACTGACATAGCAATTTTGGCTCTATCTTGTCCTATTACATGTTGGTCCAAAAACATTTTTATATCTTTTGGATTAAGTTTTTCTTTTCCTACGCCTGCTTCTTCTTTAAGTGTTTTTACTTTTTCGTTAACTAAAATACCATTACATAATTCCACGCATTCATTACATATTGCACTATCATCACCTACAATAAGTTTTGCAACTTCTGATTTGTCCTTGCCACAAAAATGACATTTGTAACCTTTGTCTTTAATATTATTGCTCATCGTATACCTTTTCTAAAAATGTATCTATATTAGGCAAATGATTTGCACTAATTAGACTGTATATTTCTTTCTGATTCACATCTGTAGTTGAGTAATAGACGTTGCTTAGACTTAAAATATAACTCTTATATTGTACACTAATATCACTAGTATTGTCAAGATTAATATAGGTAGGAATTTTGCCATCTAAGCGATTAAGTAACCAAGAAGGATTCGCTTCATTAGTATATGCAAAGATATTAATTTCTCTTTTATCTTTTTGTTTACCAAGATATACACTGAGCAATTCTTTTTCTTTGTCGGTGGTGTTAATAAGATTGATAGAAAAATTATGATTGTGTAGTGTATCGGGTGGTGTTACTAAATTAATCTTTAATGGCACATTTACCTCTTATCCAAAAGTTTTGTTATTTTATCTGCTTCAGATTCAGTCAAGTCGTTAACATTAATTAGTCCTTTCTTCAACCTCCTAATTAAAGATATGATCTGTCTTTGACTTGCATCTCTATATTGTTCTTCTGTAATTTCTAACTCTTTAATTTTATTTGGATCAAAGTTTTGCCTTGCTTCATTAATTTTATTGAATACCGTTTCGTTTTTTTGTTCTTCGTTTTGAACAAAACCTTTTGGTTCAACCACTTCTGTAAACTGTGTCTTGCCTGTTGTTTCGGGATTTTTCTCTGCTTCTTCGTTTGCTTTGTCTACCCAATTATTCCATGCTTCTAAATCATCTATTTGTTCAAGTTGTTCGCTAACTCTTTCTTGCGAACTTTTAGATGCTTGATCAGGCCATTCGCCCTCTTGCTTCATTTCCTCTATAGTAGTGTTTACTTTATCCCAAGGAAGTTCATCTATTTGTCCTTCATCTTTTAATCTCTTCTGTTGATTAATTGTTTCACCAGGATGATCTTTTTTCCAAATTCTTTTGATGTAATCTTCTTCTGTTTCCCCTTCTAATCTTTCTTCTAAGTCAAATTCTAATTGATTAGGATCTACACTTTTCTGTAGATTAGTTTCTTGGTTTACAACACTTTTCTGCGGTTCAGGATCTATATCTTTCCAAATTAAATATTGATTATCATTTTTTTTTGAAAGAAACGATTCTTCTTCTTCTAATTCACGTTGTTTTTGTTCTTCTTCAAAACCTTCCATTAACATTTCGTGAGTTGTTTTTTCTTTTTCTTCTTCAAAGTCTGGTGGAATGTTTTGACTAATCTTGTTGGCACGATCTATTTCATAGTTCATTCTATGTGCTTCGTTCCATTCTTCTTCTGTGTATGGAGGAGTATTATCCGGCTCTGGGTCCGGATCTGACTTTGGGGGCAAACCACCTCCCTTAGAATCTCTGTTCCAACTAAATGTATATTGAGATGCAATTAATAATAAAACTGCAAGAGGGTCAAACACAAATATTATAATAATTATAACCCAACGTACTGCCGCCTCTAGTAAATTTTGATCTGCTTGTTCACCATATATAAATTCTGCAATATATTTGATAGGTCCTACTTCTGCTTCTAGTTTACGATACTCTCCTTCTAAACTGTATTTTTGTTCTATGAGTGTATCAATCTTTGTATTTGCATTTTTAATCTTAACATATTGTTCATCAACCTGTTCATCAACATCAGCAAGTTTATCTTCATTGCCTAACTGTTTACGCAATCTATCTATTAGAGCATTTGATTGTTTAATTTGATCTTCAGCAGTTTTACGCAGACGTTTAATTTCCTCAGATGCCGCTTTTGCTTGAGGGTTATTTGTAGCCTGTTCTATTTTTGCAATTAATTCTATACGTTCTTTTTGCTTCTTTTCTTGCCAATCACCAATTTTATCTGCTGTCTTTTTACCAAATATACCATCTGCACTTGCACCGATCATTTGTTGTGCTTTAGCAGTTTCGCCATTGTCAATATATGTTTGTAATGTTTCTATTTCTTTGTCAATTTTTACTAATTCGTTTTTCCATAAAACAGATTGACTATCTATAATTTTTTGTTGTTCATCAATTGCAGGTTGAATACGTTTGTAGGCATTATCAATACGTTCTTGTTCTTTGTCAATTTGTGCTTGTATATTAGCATCATTGCCTGTACCTGTTGTTTCTAACTTTTTGATTTGATTTTCTGCACGAACAATTATTTCTTCATTACGTTTAATTTCAGATTCAATACGTTCTACTTGTGCTATACTTTCTTCGCCAGCACTTGTTTGCTCAATGTGTGCTTTAGATAGATAACCAAAGATACCCATCGAAGTAATAAACATTAACACTACAACTGCAACAGATAGATAGGTTTTTAACCACCATGTTGCTTGTTTCCAATGCCTATGTAACCAAACTGCGGTTACAAGTTTACCTACTTCTAAAGATACACCCATTATTATAATGGGAATCACTGCGGCCGCAAATATGGCCGCTAGTCCGGCAACACTGTAATATATCGCTACCGCTGATATTGTTAGTGCTGATAAAAATGTTAGTATGCCTAATATCATAAGTGTATTTACTCTATATTCTTAGGTTGATAAAAGCAATGGTTTTCTCAACCATTAGTTGGTCTAAATGTCCAGTCTGTACCACCATTATTAGTACAGGCAAATTCATTTAACGATCGTGTTTTATGTCCATAATTTACATAACTGTTAACAAGTCTGCAATATGATCCACCATATTGATTTGTCATTAATATAACAATACTGCCATCAGTTCCACTTTCGTTATCAACCCATTGCATTTTTTCACCATCTGCTAAATTGTTAATTGCGAAATAAACTGATTGTGAATGTTTACTCGCGGCCTTGTGTGGTAGACGCCAATAAGTGTTTTCAATTGCTTTAGCAAGATTACCACTTACTGTTTTGCTACCCCATGTTGCTTTTTGATTGACTGACATATTTGCACTAATAGGTTCACCATAGTGACTAGCACAGGCTCCTAATACCAACATACTACTGACCAAGATAATTCGGAACATAGGTCCAACTCCCATCTTGTAACATACAAGCCATTGTATGTGAAGTGTGTCTTTGCCCTTTTAGTGTGTAACTTTGTCTTGCCCATCCACAACGACTTCCGTCTTTGCCTGTAACAAATTCTACACCAGGTTTATCTGTACATTCTACTAAAACTTCACTTGAAGATGTTGTACCATCTTTAAGTTTGGTTGTGCTTGTAGTATAACAGTATTGGCCTTTGTCAACAACCAACTGCGAAGTACTAGAGCAACCTACCAAGGCTAGTGCGCCTAATATAAGTGCCAAGTACTTCATTAGTTTACTCTTTTTGCTTTAGTTTCAGAAACTAGTGCATCAAAGATCTCTTTAGGCATTCTTAGTTTAACAAAAGTATATTGTTTACCATTGTAAACATAAGTTGCTCTTTCTTCTTCAATGTGCTGAGTAATTGGAGTATCTTTTACAGTGTAAGAGATAAACGTATTAGTTACTTTAGAACTATCCTTAAACTCTAATGTAGTTTTAGAATTCACTCGTCCGTTAATACGTTTCGCAAAATTATTCATTGCGATAGCATACATTTGCTCTTCTGCCGCCTGTTGATAAATCGATTCACCGGCACCACAAGCATAAGCATACTCTTTTTCCCACCAGAACCAACCTTCAGTTCCTTCTTGAGCACACTTGGCATACCATTTTGGTTGTGCATAAGTGTCTCTTTCTGCAATAGTTGTCATGGTTGAACATGCACCAAGCATGGAACCAAGTATTCCAATCATTGCAATCTTTTTAATTACGCCTTTCATTCTTAGCCTCCTTTTTTAGCCTATATGTATATAATAGCATCGTTACCGGTTTTGTCAAATAAATTGTTTGCCAATTTGACTACCTTTGACGATAAAATATGTGTAATCCAATCCGACCAATCAAAATGAATTTTTTGCTCCATTCAGGACTTACATAGGTAGCATGATAATGAGTAGCACCTTCTGACAATCCAATCCATTTTTTCTGTTTGAGCATGTAGTATGCAACTTCTTGTGATTTCCTCCAAGCATCATTATTATAGATAATATCAGGTTGTCCATCACAATACCAACTAAATTGACATTTGTGTCTAATTGGATAAAATTCTCTTTGTTCTACAGGTAAGTTTGGGTCGTTTTTCGTTTTCCAACTTTCACGGACAGGACCTTGTTGTATTACTTCACAAATAGTATTTGGATATCTTGCATCACTTACTCTATTCAATACTACGTCTGCTACTGCGGCCATACCTGCTAAATTATCTGGCCTTGATTCATGATAAATGTTTTCTGCTAAACAGTACATTTGTGGAAACTGTTCTTTGCTGAATAACTCTTTATCAAATTTGCTGTCTTTTACATTACTCACAGGCATTAACGTTTTAGCATCAATTGATGTAGATGCAATACTAACACTAATACAAGTTAAAACTAAAACACTAGCAAAGTAAATTTTTTTTAGTATTTGCATGGGAATTACCCATTGCCGCCGCCGTTGCCGACAAGTTTCATTTCCATACCTGCCTGCATAACAACAACTTCATTATTTGGAAATAATGATTGAAATTGTGATTGTACTTTTATTCTATCACCTGTTGCTAGTGGTAGTTTGTGTTCAATTACAATCACGTCACCTGCCTTAGGTGATATTCTTTTTACATCTCCTAAAATTTGGTAAGCAAGTTTAGATGTTTTTAGTGCTGGGTCTGCCATTAGTTTCTCCTCATTGTTGCAATTTCAGTTGCTTGTTTAGAACCTGTTTTGTCATCGTCGTCTGCAAATACAGGAACCATATTCGATTTGTGCATTGTAGCAATACCTATAAGTTTTCTTTTACCTGTATACTGCAATGGTTCTTTCCTAGTACATGGAGCGAAACTTTTTTCACTAATCATGCTTGGATAATTTTGTTGTGGCCTTTCAAAAGAATTCCCTGATTGATGCCAAGGTTCTTTCACAACACTTGGTTCGGATTTTGGTTTATACTGCCCATGGACATAATCAATATATTCATCCAACGTCATAATGTTGCCATGACAACCAAGTTTTTTCATGTGTTTATTATGTTTTCTATGTTCTTCTGTCCATCTAGCCATCTTCGCTTTAGTTATCTTGCGTTTTTTCTTTTTAGTGTTAAGTGTGGTCATGCCACGAACAAGATGCATAGTCATAATATTCTCCTATTTCTTATTATAGTAACATCATTTATGGAAGTTGTCTAGTGACGATTGTGTCAATAATGATTTTAGCATATTTTGGATTAGTGCTCCAAGCATCTAGTTTAGTTACTAATGCAGAATAGTTCCAATCATTATTCATATACTGTTTTTCTCGTTCAATCCTAAAATCTTTATAAGCAGGATGTCTATTGATTATGTCAATCATATCTTGAACACATGAACATTTAGTCAAATATTTCTTTACTCCAAATCTTGCATTTGGAAGATCTAAAGGTTTCAATTGTGGTTCTTCTTTATTCCAAGTTCTTATACCAAATAGATTGTTGCCATCTACTGCAAATCTACTTGTACCCCAACCTGATTCAATTCCTGCCATTGCAATAATAATTGCACTAGGTATCCTTTTGCTAGGGGCAGTTTTGAAGTTAATGTAATCGATACAGTTTTTTACTGCTCCGATAAATGTTTCGTCGTTGTTGTAAACAAACTCTGGTTCATGCAATCCAAAACTATGTGCAGTTTCAACAATTTGTGATTCTGTTCTTTTTATAATATTGGATTCACTATACGAGTTTGGTTGAAAAGTTCCGTATACGAATGCTATAATAATTGTTAGTATTATTGCAAACCATTTATATATCGTTGGAAGTGCCTTTTTAATTCTCTGTTTTACTTTCAATAACATTTGCGCCTATCAAGTTTAATTGTTGAACAAGTTGACGTCTTACTGAATTCCAGTAATTTAATGACCAACCTGTTTTAGATTGATCTATTGCACGATCAACTGACTCTAATTTTTTCATCCACATATCCATGGCCTCTGCTTTAGATAAACGGACTATCGCTTCTTGGAAAAGCATTTTTAATCTCCGTTTGTGTGTCCGTTTACGCCTTTAGCAAGTTCTGTTGCTTCTTTTTGAAATCTTCGTGGCAGACCTGTCCATCTCGCAACTTCTCCGTCAGGATTAATTTTGAAAGAACCAGCCACTGTGTATATTTCGTTGCCTTCTTTGTCTTCAGCAACAAATTTACGTACTACACCATTAATGATGCCTGAGCCTGTATCTCTGCCTACTTCCCATTTATATTTGCCTGATGGTCCTTCATAAACATCTTCCATGCCCCACGTATTGCGACATATGGACTTGATATTTTCAAGAACCTCTATACTTTTATTCATCTGAGCCTCCTTTAGCCATAATAGGTTATTACCAGTATTACCTATAGTATATACGGCAGGAGACGTTTTGTCAACGTTAGATTTTACCAATTTTACCGGATTTATATTTTTATTGAATTTCGCCACGTTCTTTTAGAACCTTGGCATTTTGGATATGTTGTTCCTGGATTGACTCTTTGGATTGCCCATGATAAGCAACCGCATAGTTATTTTCAATCAAATATTGATTTATGTTTACGTCATCCATTGTTAATAGTGTGCCTAATATACGTCCAAATTTGCCTCGTTCATCTCCTATCATAGTTTGTAATTTTATAGTTTTTCCTACTGGTGCCATTTCTTTTAGTTTTGCCTTTGATAATAAGCCTCTTTTCTTTTCTTCTTTATCACGTGTTCGTGATTCTGGAGTATCGATACCATACAAACGAACTCTTTGTTTTTTCATCCAAACACTAAAACCTAAATCTAAATCTACGTCTATAGTATCGCCGTCTACAATTCTTGTTACTTTTGCTTGATATACGAATGTTTCCATAGTAATATTTATGCCTAAGCACCTCCTCCTGATGCTATCTGTCTCCATGCTCCTAAATAAACTACCATCTGTTTAGTTCCAGCAGTAAGACCTCCAGGATTCCATTCTCCAGTTTCTCCTGAGGCAATACATACCATACCGTTTGTTGGATTAGATGGTTCTGTGGAAAGTATTGCAAGATTCATTAGTTGTCCAATGTTTGCAACTGGTGTTGTTATGTTGCCGGTACTACCTTCTATTACTAATGAACTATCGTCTGCAAATACACTTCCAGTCAAGTCACCATCTACCTGACCAACTAGTGTTCCGTTTAATTTTCCAGCGGCACCATCTACTAAAATACTTGAATCATCTGCAAACACACTACCTTTGAAGTTACCCACCATAGAGTCACCTGCTTTGTAGTAACCAGAATCATTAGCAAAGTTACTAATATTGCCTCCTGTTTGAACAAAGTTAGCACCACTGATTTGTACTTTAGGCATTGTTGCATCAGTATTAGCAACGGTAGTAATACCATTTGTTCCTTCAAACTGGAATGTACCCTGATTTGCCATGTTAAAGCCAGTAGAGTCATCACCAACAATGTTAAAGTTAATTGCTTGTTCGTTTGTTAGGTAACCTGCATCATTAGTCAATCTACTTACATTACTTCCGTCTACCAAGTAATCAACAAGTGTTCCGCTTTGAGCAATACCTTTTGTGTCAAACGTAATTCTATTGTATGTGCCTGGTGCTATAGGACTATCTGCTAGATTAACATTAATAGATGTTGTTCCAGATCCTGTAACATCACCAAACAGTGTGATAGTTTGGTTACCTGAAATAAATCCAGGACCATTTGTAAAATCATTTAAGTTATCGCTTACATTAATTACAAATCTACCATTTGCATCTGTTGAAGATGTAACTGCACCTGTACCATCGATTTGTAAAATATTATCTTTAGTGATTGTTTTTACAGTGCTATCATTACCTGCAACTAAAATTCTATCTAAGTAACCAGCATCGTTAGTAAGTTGACTTACATTATCTCCAACTTCTAAACCTGACGTTATATAACCAGGATTTACAAAGTTTACAGTAATATTTCCTTCAGCATCACTTGAAGTTGTTAAGTTTGTTCCTCCAAGTATTTTTATGTTTTCACTTTGTTTAACAACACGCATTGTTGAATCATCTGCTCCAATACTAAACAGATTGTTTTCAATAGTTGTAAATCTATTTGTAATTGTTGTTGCAAAATTTCCGTCGTTGTTAAGTGCCGCGGATAATTCATTTAGTGTGTTTAATTGTTCTGGTGCACTGTTAACAACATTGGCTACTGCTGAGTCAACATAACTTGTTGTAGAATAATTTTGTGTAGAATGATCTCCCCAACTGTATGCTGTGTTCCAATTTGTTGCTTCAGTGCCTGAAATGTTTGCACTAGGAATAATACCCCCTACAGCATCAACAAGTAATGTGCTGTCATCAGCAAATACTGAACCAGTTAGGTCACCATCAATACCTTGATATGCAGTTAACACACCTTTAACATCTAGTCCTTGTTCGATTCTTGTTGTCGGACTTGAACCGTCAACTTTACCTATAACAACAGCACTTGATTGACCTTGTCCGATAGTAATAGTGGCATTGTTTGTTTGAATATCAACATTTGCTCCAAGTCTACCGCCATAAATTTCTATGTCATCATAAGTCACTTTAACTTTGTTCAATCCTGATGCATCAATCATCTGTACAAAATTATTTCCGCCTGAACCAGTTTGCAAAGATTGTATATCAATTCTTCCGTTGTTTTTAAAAGTTGTAACAGGTGCACTACCAACAAACGAATCTGCTGTTATTGTAGTAGAAGTTGTATTTGTATTGTTTACATCAGCAGTAATAGTTCCACTTACTACACTTGCAGGAATCGTTCCACTAACACCGTCTACAAGTAGTGTGCTATCATCTGCAAACACTGATCCTTTTAGATCTGTGTTAATTAAATTTTCTAAACTTATGGATAAAGCAAATGCCGCCGCATCAACTTTAATTTGCCCTGTTGTTCCTAATACTTGTAAAGTTTCACTAGTTAATGCTACACTGCCTGTCCCTGTGTTACCTGCTGTGTTTAGAGTTTGTCCGTAGTTAGACAAGTTTGGACCTGTTATTGTGATGTTACCTTCTGCATCACTTGAAGTAGTAATACCTGTTGCACCAATAAAATTAATTTGTTCACCTAATCCTACATTTCTTGCAGTTGAATCATCTGCACCAACTTTAAAATTAAAACTATCAGGTATGTCGTTTATTGTTATATATTGTGCGTCATTTGTAAATTCACTTACTCTTAAATCGTTGTTTAAATCTGAAAGTTTTGCCGGGCCTGTAATTGTTACGATTCCGTCTGTCAAACTAGTAGTAATATTAGTACCACCTTTAATTTGTAAAGTTTCACTAGAGTTGATTACTTCAAGTGTAGAATCGTCGGCGGTAACATTAAAATTGTAGGTACTTGATAAGTCTGGAATGTTTGCTAGGTCGTTAAAGTCACCTGATGTCGCAACAGTGGCGAATGTAGTTTGTGTTGCACCTGTAACTAAACCTTTTGCATTTACAGTTACATTATTGAAAGTTCCAACATTAGAATTTACTGTGTCAAGTGTAAGTGTAAGAGTACTTGCACCACCGGCCAATACTCCGCCAGTACTACCTGACATATCACCGTCAATGGTTAAATTTGGTCTGTTAGATAAATCATTGTATGATCCTGACGTAGATACTGCGGCAAATCCTGCGGCAGTAATTGTTCTTGTAACAAATCTTCCTGTGCCACTATCATATTGCAATAGGTGATTGTTTGCAACTCCTGTGGTTGTAACATCTACTAAATCATCTATTGATTCATTTTGTATGTTTGCCAAAAAAGCAGAAGTTGAATTATCATAGTTACTTAGGTCTCTATCAACACTAATTGTAATATCACCTTCAGCATTACTGGCAGTTGTTACTACACTAGTACCACCAAGTATACCAAAGTTTTCACCACCTTGAATAGTTCTTACAGTTGAATCGTCTGCACGTATTTCTACTTTACCTAATGCACTAGCAACTACTTCATCAGCGCCTTGAGTACTAATAGTAATGGAATCACTTATTTCATCTACACCTAAGTTAATACCTGCTCCTGCAAGGACTGTAAGTGTGTCGTTATCTGCATCTGCGACTACTTGTCCTATGTTAGAAGCACCTTTTTGTGCTACTATTCTACGAAATGAATCAATTACTTTTACTGACATTTAATGGATCTCCTACGTGTATTTACCGTAGATAAAAGATTAGGGGCACCGTTATTGTACCCCTAATCGACTCCTTTTGTATTGTATATTCCTTTATCCTGACTATGTCAGTAGAAGAAGGTCTCCTTGTGTATAATTGGTTCTTTTTGTTATTATTATTACTTGTTATAAAAAGTGCAACTTTTCTGTTGCCAGGTAAGTTGCCAACCCCGTTAGCCTAAACTAGGCCGCAAGTGCTAGATTTTCATCTGCATTTGTAGTTTTCTTCGCGGTAACGGCGCTTAGATCCCGGTAACTCCACTCTCCTACTAATCTATCAGTCGATCCTGCTTCAGGCCCATCATAAAGACATTGATCCAACAGGCTTACAAATATATTCTACTGTGTCCCAATCACCATCTGATGGTATTGTTTCATACACTTTTAACATATCTGTACATTCTACTTTGGATTCAAACCATTGTACGTCTTGTTCAAGGCAGGTCGAGCCTAAACAAACTGTAAGTAAAATGTGCCAAATAACTTCCATTTCAATGTCCTTATGGTGGACCTGCCCGGTACTGCCCCGGGGTCCTGTCTAGTGTTTGAATTGCTTCAACGTTACAACTATATTTATATACTCACTTTTTGCTTTTGTCAAGAGAAAAATGCTAACTAATGTCCAAACATTTAACCAGGAGTTTTATGACCGATGATAGATCAGTTGATGCAACTTATGAAAATGAAGGTAGTACTGTAACTATTTCTTTAAAGGAATATGACAAACTACGCGATAAACAAAAATATATCACAGATAAAAGTCTTATATCAGTAATAGATAAAATAGAAGAACTAGTAAGAGCCTTACGAAAACATATTGTAAGAACAGATATTGAATAAGGAGAATTATGACACGTATGAGAACTTTCACCTTTTATGATGGTGACCAAGTCGAAACAAAAGAAGCAACAAGTTACAAAAAAGCAGTACGATCCTATCAAAGTAGTGCAAAGAACAAGATAGTTAGGGTAGAATGGGAAGCCAAAAAAGGCGGAACATATGAAATACAACAAAAACTACCTATGGGTAGAAGTAAAAAAATAGGAAAATAATATGGCAAAGATACATCAATCATATACTGCTCACGTGTCAAAACCTAAAAAGACTAGTCAGTCAAGTAAAAAGAAATCTTGCAAGTTTAGTTCTATGAACAAACACAAAAAAAGATCACATAAGTTTTATAATAGTCAGGGGAGATAATGGCAGGAAAAAAATCAAAAGGTCCTAAATCAGTACAAAATAAAAGAATGTACAATGGCGAAGAAGTACGCCCTTGTAGATACTATTCTGAGAAAGTAAAAGGACTTATGGTTGGTTTAGATGGTAATGGTGAAATAATCCGAGATAAAAACGGAAATCCAAAACCTTTTCAGAGTATCTAACCAGCGAAACAGTTTTCACTACCAGCGGCTACACTTGTACATCCGCTGATGCTATCGCCTATTCTTCCACAACCTTTTCCATTGATAAACACAGTTGTCGATCCTACTGCTATTGATGCCGCATGTGACGGACACGGTGCCGGCGGTAACTTGTGAGTTGTATTAACATCACCCTGTCTTGAAATCCCAATACCGTTGGCAAATACATTACCACTTCCTACTGCCCTAGTCATTCCTGAACAGTGTGGAACATCTGCATCGCCTATTCTAGTGATTGCCGGCATTTTCTTTCTCCATCAATTGTTGTAGCCTACCTGGCCACTTTTCTATTTCATCATGTTGTTCTTCTGTGTGAGGTTCTGGCGGAATCTCTGGTAGAAACTTTATCACATGATCAAATACAGTAGGAACATCTTCCCACTGATTAACAGTGACTTTTTTTCCGTTGACTAGAAAAACAAATTCATGCATACAAGTATTTATTTTACTTGTAGATTTGGTGGAGCAGTTACTATGCTAGATGTTTGTGATTGATATACTTCAGCAAACTGTTTAATAGTTTTAGTAACCATTATAATGTTTGATTGTTTAAATGTAAAAGTTTTATCAGGATCTGCTGTAAACAAGAACTGTTGTAATCCTAATCCCTTTGGACCCATTACAAGAGTCAAAGGAGTTTTTACCTTTATTACATTTTCGTTTTCTTCTTTAAGTTTTGCAACTAGTTCTTCACCAGTTGATAGTTTGATTGTGATTGTATCACCTTCTTTGTATTGTGCTTCTATTAACATATTATCCCATCGAGTGTCCAGTACCATTGAACCCTGTATCATCAATGTACTTTTCAAATTCTTGGTATCCGCCTACAGGTTTTCCATAAATTTTTATTTGTGGAAAAGTTCTTGCAGTTGGAAATTCTTCCATTACTGCTTCACGGTCAAAGTCTACACCAAGTTGTTTATACGTAAAATCCCAACCTCTAGTTTCGCATAGCCTTTTTGCTTTATCGCAAAATGGACACATTGGTTTTCCCCATATTTCTATCATAATTTAAAGTCCTTAAAAGTATCTTTACTTATATCTTGTTTTACTCCACCAATTAGATATGATTCCACTTCTGTTTCTTGTGGAGCAACTTGTAGTCCAGCACTTGATAACCAATGTTGCGTCCATGGTAGAGGATTAGTAGAAAGTGGTCGATCATAAATTGTATTCAACCCAAGTGCTTTTAGTCTTTTGTTTGCTATAAATTCAACATAAGCATGAAGTAGATTTGAGTTAAGTCCAATCATACTACCATCTTTAAAAAGGTAATCTGCCCAACGTTTCTCTTCGTCAACACATTCTTTCCAAAGTTCATAAACTTCTGCTTCACAATCTTTTGCAACTTTGGCCATTTCAGGATCATCATTGCCTCTTGCCCAATGTTTAAGGATATGTGTAGATAAGTTTAAGTGTGTTGCTTCATCTCGAGCAATAAGTGAAATAATTTTTGCTGAACCTTCCATAAGTTTTAGTTCACCAAATGCAAACGTACATGCAAATGAAACATAAAAACGTAAACCTTCAAGAATGTTTACAGTCATCATTGCTTTGTATAATGCTTTTTTCACATCATACATAGTGCCTTTTTTATGTTGGAAATAATTATTTGCAACTTCATTAAATTCATCATAGTGTTTTGTAACACTAATTGCACGTTCAATAATTTTGTCGTCATCTAAGATAGTATCAAATACTTCACTAGGATTTGCATATACATTTTTAACAATATGTGTATAAGAACGTGAGTGAATAGTTTCAAAGAAATCCCAAGCAATAATACATCCTTCTAATTCTGGATTAGAACAATACGGAAGGAAACTTAAACATGGACCGCGACCTTGTACACTATCTAACAGTGTTTGATATTTCAAGTTTGATGTAAAAATATGTTTTTGTTCATCTCTAAGTTCTTGATAATCACCTCTGTCTTTTTGTAGTGATACTTCTTCAGGACGCCAAAAGTATCCAAGCATAGTTTGATTTAGTTTATCAAACTCTGGATATCTAAATACGTCATAACGTTGTGTGTTTTGATCTGCTCCAAAGAACATGTGTTCTTTAGTGAAATCGATCTTGTCTCTGTTGAATACAGTTTTGCTTGCCATTTTATTTTTTGTTTCCTTCTTCCTAGTACTTTTGCTCATAAACTCCTATATCGCACAGGCATCACAGTGTTCATCATCTTCAGTTTCTGTTACTGTGTCCCCGTTTGTATGACCGTTCACTCCATTAACGTGTCCGTTAACTGTATCTGCAACAGTAACATCTTGTGCTACTTTGTCAACAGTATTATTCTCCAAAGCAGGTTCTTTATCCTCATCTCCTTTGAAGTCATACGTGTTTTGATAGTAACTTGTTTTCCAACCTAATTTATAAGTTGTAAGCATGTCCTTCATCATAACACTTAAAGGTACTTCGTTGTTTTCGTATTGCAACGGGTTGTAACTCCAGTTACCACTAATTGCTTGATCAAAAAACTTTTGCATTACAGCGACGATATTTATATATCCTTCGTTGCCTTGCATGTCCCATAAAAGGGTATAAAAATTCTTTAAACGCGAATACTCTGGAACAATCTGCTTAAGAGGCCCTTTTTTGCTTTTCTTAACGGACAAGTATCCTCTAGGTGGCTCAATACCGTTTGTGGCATTCGACACAACGGAACTGCTCTCTGAAGGCATCTGTGCGGACAATGTGCTGTGCCGTAAACCGTGTACTTTGATGTCCTTGCGAAGAGTAGTCCAATCATGGTTTAATTTCTTTCCTGCTATTTCATCAACATCATGCTTGTAAGTGTCGATAGGTAAAATGCCGTCTGAATATTTAGTGCGATTAAAGTAATCACACGCACCCTTTTCTTTAGCAATATTATTACTTGCTTTCAATAAAAAGTATTGAAAACTTTCAGTTAAGTCATGTACAAGTTTCCATGCTTCTTTGTCGGCATACTTGACTTTGTGTTTTGCTAGATAATGTGCTAGGCCAATATAGCCAATACCTAATGAGCGTCGAGCCTTGGTAGATATTTCTGCCGCTTTTACAGGATAACCTTGATACTCAATTATTTCCTCTAATGCTCGAACTGACAAATCACACAGTTCTTCAAGTTCTAAATTTTCTTTGTTAAGTGTTAATGCACCAACGTTAATTGCAGAAAGAATACATAGTGCAATTTCACCATTTTCATCATCAATGTGTTGAATTGGTTTAGTTGGCAGTGTAATCTCTTGGCAAAGGTTACTCATATATACAGGATCCTTAAATGAACTATGACTATTTGCGTGGTCAACGTTCATGATATAGATACGTCCTGTTTCAGCACGTTCTTTTAATAATGCTGAAAATAATTCTTGTGCATCAATTTTCTTTTTTCTAATTGATGTTTTGCGTTCATATGTTTCGTACAATTCTTTAAATTTTTCGTTGTTACCTGAATAGAATGCTTCATATAATCCTGGTACATCATGTGGCGAGAAAAGAGTTATTTCTCTACCAGACAATAACCTTTCATACATCAATTTGTTTAACTGAATAGAGTAATCTAATTTACGTACTCTATTATCATCTGTACCTTTGTTATTTTTTAATACTAGAATATCTTCTATTTCAAAATGCCATAAAGGAAAATGCGTTGTAGCACTACCACCTCTTACACCATTTTGTGTACATGATCTAACAGTTGCTTCATAAACTTTTAGGAACGGGACAACTCCTGTGTGTGCAACTTCACCGCCTCTAATTTTTGAATTGATTGCTCTAACACGACCAGCATTTATTCCGATGCCGGCTCTCTGAGCGATGTAATAGCCGATAGCACTATTGCTACTGAATATACTAGGAAGAGTATCGTCAACATCAACAAGAACGCAACTAGCGAACTGACGTATTGGAGTACGGACACCGGCCATAACTGGTGTTGGGATATTGATTTTAAAAAGTGAGGTCGCATCATAATATTTTTTCACGTATTGTAATCGTGTTTCCTTTGGATAGTTTGCAAATAAAGTTGCCGCAATCATCATATACATAAACTGTGGTGTTTCATATATTTGGCCTGAACTTCTATCTTGACAAAGATATTTGTCAACAACTTGTCTTAGTCCTGCGTATGTAAAATCTTCATTTCTATCATGTTTGATATAAGTGTTTAATTTTTTTAATTCTGTATCATTGTATTTTTCTTTTATCGCAGGATCATACACACCTTTTTTAATATTAAGATCAATAATTTCATTTAACGACAAGTGATTGTAAGTTCCATAAACTTGTTTATGAAGACCATAAAGCAATAGCCTTGCCGCCGCATATTGATAATTTGGATTTTCCAACGAGATAAGATCATTCGCACTACGGATTAAAATATTTTGTATTTCATCTGTTGTCATACCATCGTAAAATTGTAAGTCTGCATTCATCTCTATTTGTGATGCTGATACTCCTGAAAGTTCTTCACAGGCTTCTTCTACGACAAAATGAATCTTATCTAAATTGAGTTTTTCTTTTCTTCCGTCCCTTTTGGTAATAAGAATCTCTTTAGATGTGTTCATAACGTCCTTCTTCCTAATATATTATTTCTTTTCGTGTGTAGTTGAGTATTTAACTAAACTATGATAATTCAACTACTTCTTGGCAAATTATCGGGTCCAATAACTCGCCGACTAGCACCACAGCATTGTCTCTATAGTTAATAATTCTATCTTCAACTTCTACTAAATTATAGTATCTTTTCGCCGATTGGTCTATACATATTTTTATCAAAACAGGTGTTTTGGTAAACCTTGTAGTTAACTTCAGGCTCCAACCTATCATAAGGGGTATAGCGATTGGACAATACCGGTTTTTCTTAATTAGTTCCCAAGGCGTTGGCCATGCTTGAGAATTCCATGTAGGTAAATCACGCTCTATAGTTGTAGCATTATTCCAGAAGTCAAGTGTACGTTGAAATGGATCGTCACAATTTTCTAAAGAGTCTCTGTGTTGTCTCCATAAACTTATTCGGTCATCAACCGTAGTTTCTAAAAACATTACGCAAAGTAACTAAGACTATATGTGAGGGTTCCTACGCCGTTGCCGATTGGATTGCGATATTTGACTGCAACTGTTTCACTACCAGTAGTTGAGTCTAAATCATCTAATGTGCATGACCATTCAATTGCTCCGTCACTGTTTCCTGTATGACTGTGACTGTCGGTTAAATTAACACTAGAATTGTTAAGTGTGATAGTTAATCTGCCTTGTCTTGTTGTGTCTGAACTTGTACCTGATTTGACAATTAGATAATCAACATAAGCAAATTTATCTTTAGTGAATGGAATCTTTAAAATTTGAGTTGGTGCATCAACTTCTGATAAAGTTTCTTTTTTAACTCTTGATCTTGTATAATGAAAACCGTCTACGTTAGGTTTAAATGGAGTACTTATTAAACCTGATTCATTTATAAATGCATCTCTTTCAAAAAAGTCTCCTATGCTTTCACATAAAGGAGTATCAAATTTAATAACACTAGTTTGCGGAGCATTTTGACCATTACTGTTATTAGCAACATCTAAGAAATTATTTCCTGTTGATGTATGTCCCCATGGTGTTGTGTTGTTTGGTGCGTGAACGGCAATGCCAAAATCATCTATTTTATCAAAGTTATTGTTTTTTATAATATAGTGTCTTGGTCCTTGTGATTGACTACCGCTACCTGAACTTGTTCTTGCTAGGTCAATACCAACATGTCCAAATGTAAACACTGATTCAGATATTGTTACACCATGTGTATCGTAAATGCTGTAAATGTGTACACTGTTTTTTGTAAAATGACATTTACTAATTACAATATTTTCACTTGTTAATGCACCTAAGCCTCTAATATCAATACCTACTTGATTAACATCTAAACCTTGTAGTGATACCCACTTACCTTCAAATTTACAATCATTAATTACACTTTCAGTTGTGTTGTCTAAATATAGTTGTGGTGCATATACTCCTACTGAACTATTTGTTTTGAAACTTAATCCTGATAGTAATATATGTTTTGGCCTTGCAATACTTCCCATGTTTGCAAATTTAATATAATTACCCGGTGTGCTATCTCCACCAACAGTTTGGAAAATTGCTTTTGCAGTTGGAGTATTCTCTTGTGGGTCAGGAAACATTTCAATCACAGTACTATCTGGACCGTCGCCGACTAAATTTGCATATGGCGGAATGTAAATTGTTTTAATTACTTTGTAAGTTCCTGCTTCAATTTTTAAAGTTCTTCTTGATTTTGCATCAAACTTATCACTTGAATTAAGAAATATTTGATCTATTGCTCTTTGAAGTGCATCAGAATCATCTGTAACACCATCACCAACTGCTCCAAATGATTTAATAGAAACAATATCATCTAATCTTTTTTGTATTGTTCTTTTAATAGGATCATTTGCAAACTCTCCAGTCTGTACAGTTGCACCAGTATTACCTTTAAATTCATATTGATCTAAAAGATCAAATATATTTGTTTTTGTAGTAAGAATTTCTGTGTTACCCACAGCAGGTGCACCTTCATTTACACTTCCATTACCTATATATAATTTCTGTGTATCTACTGCCCACCCTAATTCAGCACTCGCTAGTTGTGGAATACCTGTAGTAGTTTCTTTACCTCTACGATGCTGTATTTTAGATATTTGTACGACTGCCACGTTTATCTCCTAATCATTAACAGTATTTATTATTTAGAAGTGATGTTTGTCGTAGTAAGTTTCAACCCTTTTCATCCATTCACTGCACCAATGCTCAAATTCGCTTGGTTGTAGGTCAAATTGTTGGTATTGTAAGTCTCTAGAACACATGAATACATGTCCTTCGTTGATATTAGTGCCATATACTTCGTTGTGTGCCATTGCATACGCGGCCAACTGCAAATAATAATCTTCAACCCACTCTTTTTTCTTAGGTTTGTTAGTCTGTTTGAAGTCCATTATAGCAGGTTTACCTTTGTATTGTCCTACTAGATCAGTGGTACCACTGTATAAACCAGGATAATAAAGTGCTTGTTCTATTCCCCATATTTCATCTACATCTGTTAGTGCATTTGTAATAATTTGTTCTGCCATTTTATTTGCTTGAACATGTACTAAATTTTTACCTGGCATTCTTTCTTCGCCAATTAAAAATCTTTCTAGATTGTTGTGCATAGCAGTTCCTACACCTGCCGCTTCGGTTGTAATGCGTTTAGCATTTTCTTCTCCAACACGTTTCTTCCAAGCAATTAAATGTGTCATGTCTTTTGTCTTGCTTAAAATTGTAGTTACACTTGGAGTTTTAGAACCGTCGGGTGCTTCGTATAATCTTTTGCCGTCTAAATTTATTTGTTTAATTTTAACGTAATTTATTTTTTCCACATAAGGTGGTGGTGCATTTGTCATTACTCTATTTCCTATAGGCTAACTGTAATTATATAATAGTTGAGGGGTGAATGTCAAGTTATGAACGTTTCTTTGTTGCTCGTTTTGCCATCTTTTCTACATTATCTGTAGGAGATGAATCAACATTGTCCAAAGTTCCGTCAGTATCTTTTTGAATTTCTGTGTTTAAAACAACACCATCTTGGTCAAAGTTCTTTACAGTTGCTTGTAAATCTGGACTTTGATCAAACACACTTTTGAATATTCCGTAATCAAAAGAACCATGTCCTGATGCTTTCATCAAGTTTGTAATTGCATTGTAAGAAAGTTCTGCAGGACTATTAGATTGATTAGCACGTTGTATTTGGTTTCTAAAAAGTAATACCAAATCTTGTTCTAGTTCATTTCCTGCTAATTCAAACAGTCTCATGTCGACTCCTTAAGAAGCCAGTGTCTTTAAAATATTGTTTGACTCTGTAACTGTTTTTTGCTTGGGTTGATAACTTTCACGCTTTTCTCTACCTTCTTCTTCTTCTCCTCCGGTAGCAGGTTCTGATGCACCAAACTCATCTGTTGGCTCTTCTGCAGGATCAATTGGGTCCACAGGTTCTGAAATATCACCTTCTGGGTCATCACCAATAGTATCTACTGGTCCACCTTCTCCTGTAATTATGCCAACACCTTGTGTTAATGCTTCACGTGATGTTGTTAAAACTTCTTGTGTTTGTTCTAATGCTGGTTTAATAGTTGCAACAAATGCCTCTGACTTTTCAATTCCCATTTCGTCTCTAATAGAATCTGCAAGTTCTAACATTCCTTCTGCACCCATTTCAGCAACGTCTTCTAAAAATGCAGTAAATCTATCTACCATATCTTTAGCCGCCATAACTAATTCAGCACTTTCTTCTGCACCTTCATTAACAACTTTGCTTTCGCCTACTGCTTCTGGCATTCCACGTTTAAGTGCTTTTAATCTTTGTACGCCTTGCATGTTTAAGAATGGTTCCATCATTGCCTGCATAGCATCTCTGAATCCTTCTATTTGTTGTTTGTTTAAAGGTTTGCCTTGTAGAATTTTTTCAATAGCCATTCTTGCCATATTTGCTTGACTTGGATCATCCATTACTGCTCTTAAGGCTGTCATCACTTTTGAATCTGTTTTAACATTTTTGTCTGCGTTAGGATCTACATCTGTTTCAGGTCCTGGATTATCATCTGTATTATCATTTGGATTTGCTTCTGCAAAATCTCTTTGTACATCAGCATCATCATCACCAACTTCAATAACGTCTTCGCCTAAGTCTTCATCGTCTGCTACTTCTAGGGGATTATCAATGTATTGATTAATAGCAGATTCAACTATTTTGCTTATTAGTAATGTTTTTTGATATTCATCATTACCTAATGATTCATTAAAGTTGTTTTTTACTTCGAATTCTTTTAATTTATTTTGTATTTTTGTACTATACGATTCTAACTGTTCTTTGCTGTATTTTGCAATATCAACAGTTACACCGTATTTGTTACGTAGATCCTTCTGAAGTGTTTCTACTGTAACTTCTTTCATAAAATCAGATGTTTTCATTTGTTATATCCCCTAACGTTATATAGTGTTATTTAGTGTCGAACAGCAAAGTTTCTGCCTGATCTAGAAGTTCATCTACTTGCTGTTTTGCACTGTTATATCTAGGTGTATATTGATCTATACGTGCTTCAAACATATCTATACGCATTTCATTACCTTGTTGTTCAGCAATTTTGAGTTGATATTTGAATATCCGTATTTCATTATACCATCTAAGATAGTCATTGTCTGCATTAAGCAACTCTTTTTCATCAAAGTCAACTTTATTACCTAAATATATTGCTATTGCTACTGCTATTTTGAAGTTACCAATATCTTTATAGTAAACTCTCTTAGGATTATGTAAATTTCTAATGTCATAATACCCGTCCCTATTTTTTTTAATATAGGTGTGTAAGTATTTTACACCGCCGTCATGACTGACAGGCAAAACAAAGCCACTTGTTTTCAGTCTTGTTTTGACTGCCTGTGCCGTTTCCGCAAAGGTGTTTACTAGTTTTTTAACTTCAGGTTTCATGAATTAAATTGTAACAATAAACTTACTAAAATGCAAGATCTTTTTTATCAAATTTAATAGTTTTTGGAGATCCAGGTGCTTTCTTCTTTGGTGTAAATTCTACTTCACTACCAGTAACGTTTTTTACTTTCATAGGCATTGGTTTTGTTTTCTTTGGATCTTTTGGATCTGTCATAGGCACACTTACTTCTTGTCCTCTTTGTAATTGAGTTTGTTGTGTTCCTTGACTACCTGTACTTCCTATTGTTCCTTGCGTACTTTTATTTTGGTTTGCTAATTTATTTGCTGTGTCTGTTGCAAAACTCTGTGCTTTATCTCGAGCCATGTTTTGTGCACCTTGTTTAATTCTATTACCTGTGCTTCTTGCAAGATTACTTGCTCCTTGACCTACACTTCTGCCAACCTTACTTGCAACGTTGCCAGCACCTCTTGCCAATGCGCCTGCACCTCTTGCCAATGCGCCTGCACCTCTAACGGCCGCCATTGCACCTGCTCTTGCTACCCCACCGGCTACTGCACCTAGAGCCCCTATGACTGGTAACACTTCATCAAGTTGTTCTTCTGTTAAGTCTTGATTAAGAATAACTTGTTTAAATTCTTTGTGCTTAGAATCTATTTCATCAATACGCATCAGTTTTTAAACCTTCTTCTAGGTACTTTTGGTGTTCTTGCTACATTTTTCTGTGCGATCGCTCTACTTACTCCACTACCTTTTTTAGTAAATTTAGCCTTCATTGCAGTCATGCTTGGTTTCTTTGTTCTTGTAATTTTCATAGTTCTTTTCTTTTGTGTATCAATTGGTGCATGACAGGTTGACATTTTAGCAACAATACGTCCTTTACGTGGGCCACTTACACACCTAAACTTACGTGTAATTTTTCCTTTACCTTTACCACCAGTTGCACCAGATCTACCAAAAGTAAATCTACCACCTGCTTTTTCTGATATGAATTCTACTGCTCTCATCTTCTATTCATAAACTTTAATGCTCTTGAAGCCGGATTTGTTCTCTTAGTTCTTTTAGAACGCATAGCCATCCTTCTAGCAAGTTTTTTCCTTGTGATACGCATTTTCATTCTTGCTTTAATATTAGGTGGAGCAAAGCACTGTTGAGGATTAGCAACGATGCGTCCATGGCGTTTGCCTCCAACACAACGATACTTACGCACTAGGCTTTTACCTTTGCGTCCCCAAATTTGTTTCTCCGTGAGATTATTAAAAAGTTCTACTAGTAGCATAGCAGTATTTAGTTTTATTGTGCGTTGATAAGGATTACTACGATTGTAGATAATAGACCTGCAATGATTGTTCCTGCTGATCCTATAATAACTTTAACTAGTGATGAGTGTGATTTACCTAAGTCATCATGTATATGTGCAACTTTCGTTTCTACGTTGCCTAGTCTTCTTTCTAGGTTATCGTAACGATGTTGACATAGTTCAACATGTGCTTCAAGATTTTCTTTTTCAATGTCTGCGGCACCTTTTGCCATTGTTTTTATTCTCCGTAAACGCTGAAATCAGCATTAAAGTCAATGAGCCTAGTTGTGCCTGAGTAATTGCTATAACAAATGTATTTATACAACTTGAATGGAAATATTGGTTTTGCCTTTGTCTTTAACTACAAACATTTTAGGATTAGGAATAGTTTCTTCTAACCCACCTATAATAGGTATAAATGTAAAATCTTCTTTTAATAACCCTACATTATCATCGGTTGTTTTGTAAGCATCTGCATGATCTACAACGAATTCATAAGTCCAAACTTTGTGTTCACCTTTGTAGTCTGACCCAAATCCTAAACCGTTTACATCTACAGTTTGTACATAAGGATCATTATTAGATTCAATTAAGTTACGTAGATTGATGGTTTGAATAAGTGTTTGAAAGTTCTGTTGTTGATGTACTTTCTTTTCTTCACCTTGTCCTTTTCGGCGAATGTCAGTTCTTGTTATATCTACCAATGTTTGTATCTTTATACGCATATACGTATTTATTGGCCATAAAAAAAGGGTGCCGTAAAAACGACACCCTCTAGTATTACTATTCCAAATTAACTATTAGCCAATTGGATTGTCTGAAAAGTCAGCAAGTAAACTTGAAGTTATACCTGTTGTACCTATTCCAAAGTTTGAAGCGGCTGTAAAAGCACCTGTACCTTGGATTGCTACTTGTACGTTGTCAGTTGTTCCACTTGTGAAAACACCTGATTCTGTAAGTACTGACACACCTGCGATTCCGTGAGCATCGTTTGTACCTGCTACATCGCCTGCTTCTAGATAACGTAATGCCGCATCTAATTCTGCTTGTGTCATGTTTGTTTTTGCAAGATTGATGATTCTAGTTCTTGAACCAACACCGTTTCCTGCTTTTACTACTGCGTTATTTGTTAATGTTGCCATTTTATTTCTCCTTTAAAGTTTCTCTTATGACTATTACCACTCTCAATGGTATATGTAATAGTATTTATAAAGCAATCATAAAAAAAAAGGGCGACAAAAAGCCGCCCTTTTAATACTTTTTAAAAGTAACCTAATTAATTAGATTGCTTCTATATCTGTTGGTTTAGTTACAGTTACAGTTTGTGAATCAGATAAAGTCTGAACACCACCTGTTAATGTACCAAGTGTACCTGTGTCAAGTACTTGACCAACCATTCTAGCGATAACATCAATGTCAACACCGTGATTGTCAGCAACCATGTAGATTTCATTACCGTCTGATTTAAACTGAATGATATGAGCCATTCCGCCTAATGCGTCTGAAATCTTAGCCGCCGCCGCATCAGATGCCGCAACTGCTAATCCTGAACCAGATAGTACGATTTTAAAAACAGAAGTTGCAGTAAGTTCTTGGATAGTTCCTCTAGCAACTGCTGTTGGGTTAGTTCTTGTTAATACAGCCATTTTATTTCTCCTTAATGTTTATAATTAACTCTTAATGGCGACTCCACGCTCAGTGGATATCACAATATTATTTAGCCGTTTTGGATAAAAATTAAGGAAACTACCTTCTTTTAGAAACTTTTGCTCTATTATGTACTTGTTTTAATAGATTAACATACCCAGGACCTGCTTTCACTATGTCATCTATAATACGCATAATAGGTGCGTATGCTTGTGCAAATCTAGGTGGAATACCCATGCCTCTTGTAGTCATACTTAAAACTTTGTAGGCAAAAGGTAAGTCTCTGTTAGGTACGCCTAACAGTTTTAACATCTGTACATCTTTAGTATCTGGTTGTACTGGATCTGGTACACTAATATTAGGTTCTGTATCTTTAACAGATCTACTTTCTAAATCATAATCTTTAACAAACAAAATATAGTAGTCAACAATATCACTGTTTCTGCCTCTTGCCTTCAAAGCGATTTCTAATTCAGTAACTGCTATACGTCTTTCGTTTGGATTTAATCTTGAATAGTTTGCAATTTTCCTACGTAAAGTACTGTACTTACTGTTAGATAATCCGTTGTCTATTTTTGTTAAGTCTTGTGAATCACTTAATTTAGGTGCTGAATCTACAAATGCTCTTAATAATCGTTTTGCCGCTAGTCTAGGAAACGTTTTGCGTTCTCGCATCACTTTACCTGCTCTAGGGTCACGTAATTTGTCTAGTATTTTCTTATCACCGTCTACTATGTTTAACAGGTTATATAAATCGTTTCCACTACTTCTAAAAAAGTCCCACATTCCCCATTTCAAAACTTCTTGCGAATATGCTCTGGTATATTTCCTACTAATTGGATAGTGCCTCATTACGTGCAGTGCTAGGAAATACAGTAACACAAGGTCCGATGCGTCAGTATAACTTAACCTACTGACGCCATCAGTATTACGTATCATTTTGCCTTCTGTAATATAATCTAAAAATTTATACATTAACCAAAGTCCTTAGGAGTTGTAAAATTACGTCTGCTAAATTCTAATCTGTCGACTATTTTGACTGCTCCTCCTACATGATCAATGGCTACATAGCCTTCTGGTGAACCTGCTTCATAACCATCTGCTGTTTTATAAAAATGTGCAATGCTTTCAATATTGTTTAATTTGTTTATGAATAATTTTTTAAGGTTAGTAATTTCTTTCATGAATTCTATTATACCAGATAAACCTTTTCTATTTGAATTTATAAAGTTCATGTTGTTTTGTATTTTAGCAAGTCTATTTTTGACTGCTGGTTTTTCAGGATCTTGATTTTTAAGTTTAGCAATTTCGCCTTCTATTCTTTGTTTGTACCAATCAATAAAACCGTTTAGAAACTCTCCAGGATCTCCTGCAAGTTTACCTTGTTTTATATTAGTATTAATCCATATTTTAAAGTTTGCTATAAAATCTTCATTAGACTTCATTGCCTCCCATACCGCATTTGGAACAGCCTTATAGGCTCCCATTGCGTCAGCCAAATCTTGTTTCGCTTGTGCTGTTTCTTCTTTAGTCATCAACACACTTCCTGATACATCTTTGAAAAATGCATCATCAAACCAAACATCACTTGAACGTTTTAGTTTGCTTAAATCTACTTCATAGTTTGCTTTTGCATCTGCTAAAGTTGTGCCTACATAATTTGTATGGAATATTATTCCAAATTTTGCTTGTCCTATTCTTTTGCCGATATCACTGTCCACTGGCACTGCGTAGGTGATAAGTTGTGGCTTGAAAGTATACATTGCCTCGCCGTCAATAGTTTCTTCACGCCTTGAACTTTCGTCAAACATAAAGTCGCCTTGTAGTACGCCTGTGATGCCTAGTTTACTGAGATAATCAAATGCTAAATGAAGTTTAGGTAATGCACCTGATTCTCCATAATGTCTATCAATGTCTTCGTGACTAAAACCTAGTTTAGGTGTTTTTGCAAATACTCCTTTAGCACCTACAAAAAACTTTTTGCTTTCAGGATCAATGCCACATACTATTGCAGGAGCACCGTCCCATTTTACTGAAACTCTTAATTTTTTATTTGTACGACCTTTTAGCATATCAGCAAAAAGCATCATTTGGTTAAGGGCATATTCGGCACCTTCTTTACCACGGTTGAGTGCTTCTTCCTCAACATGTTCCATGTGAGTGTTTTTGCCTGCTGATTCTTGTAGTTTAATTACTTCTTCAATTAACATCGTCTAATTCGCTTTTGTCGTTTGATTTAATTTTCTTAATACCACGCATAAATTTGGCAGGATCTCCTGAGCGAATTGAATTGTAAAAACGTTTTTCTAGATCCTGTGCTGTATCATTTTCGAAGTTGCGTCTAATCATCTCTACCACATTAATAGCACTTTCTATAACGTGACTTGCTCTACTTTCCACAAGGTTTTCGGCCTTTTTAGTAACAGAAAGATCGTTAAGTTCTTCCAATAGACTTCTAGTTTTGCGTTTCATTGTAACAACTCCTTAACGTTATTTAGTGGTTCTGTTTGGTAAATAACGATAGTAAGGAAAGCGATATACATTATGGATCTCTATAGTTCTAAGTTAACTGATAAAATTATAACACATAATTTTAAAAACCGCAGTCTTTTATTTGCCGAATTATCCCAAATTGCTTATTTTGATCAAGAATCAGTAAAAAAATTAGCAAGAAAACTTGGATTTACAACTGTTGAATTCTACGATCTACGTGGTGCTCAAGCATATAGACTAATGAATAAACATGATATCGTAATTGCATGTAGAGGCACACAACCAAAAGAATTTAATGATATAAAAGCAGACGCTAGTGCATGGCCGATTATATCTGAAACTGTAGGCAGAGTGCATAGCGGATTTAAAAATGAAGTTGATAAACTATGGCCTAAAATAGAAGAAGATTTATCACGCGAATCTAAAAGCAGAGACGTTTGGTTTTGTGGACATAGTTTAGGTGCCGCAATGGCAACTATTGTAAGTTCGCGTTGTAGAGGCAGTGAAATATGTCCTAACCCACAAGAACTTTACACATTTGGTTCACCTAGAGTGGGTTGGGGAAACTATATTAATCACCACTCATTTAATCATCATCGTTGGGTAAACAACAACGATATTGTTTGCAGGGTGCCTTTATGGTTAATGGGATACCAGCATCATGGCACAGAACATTATCTTAACACTTGGGGAAATTATAGACAGCCTACAGGTTGGCAAAGAATCAAAGACAGACTACGCGGAATGTGGCGTGGCATTAAAAAATTTGAAATAGATAATTTCTCTGATCATTCAATTGGTTTATACGTTGAATATATAAACAATTACAAAAACGATTTAGAAACACCACAAATTTAAATAAACAACGAAGAAACAGATTCTTCGTTTGTTACTCTTCTAATTGCTTCACCAAATAATTGTGCAACACTTACTTGTCTAGTTTTTTTACAATTTTTAGGACACTTATTTGCAATACTATCTGTAATTACTAATTCATCTAGTACACTTTTTTCAATTTTTTGACAGGCATCATCTGAAAGTACTCCGTGTGTTATGTAAGCACGAACACTTAAAGCACCTTGTTCCATTATTGCTTTTGCGGCGTTACAAAGTGTACCACCCGAATCAACAATGTCATCTACAAGTATAGCATGTTTACCTTTAACACTACCAATAATATTCATTACTTCTGACTTACCTGCTTCTGGTCTCATCTTATCTACTATTGCAATATCACCATGAAACATATCAGCAAATTTTCTAGCACGAACTACACCACCTGCATCTGGAGAAACAAAAACAGTTTTTGCTTGTTCTACATCTGGATCATCAATAATTCCAATAGTGCGTTTAATATCTTTTGCAAATATTACACGACTTGTTAAATCATCTACAGGAATATCAAAGAACCCCTGTATCTGTCCTGCATGTAAATCCATAGTTAAGATTCTATCAGCACCAGATGTTGTTAATAGGTTAGCAACCAATTTAGCAGTGATAGGTGTACGCGATGCACTTTTACGATCTTGTCTAGCATAACCATAATATGGTATGACTGCTGTGATACGGGATGCCGAACTACGTCTTGCCGCATCTATCATGACCATCAGTTCCATTAAACTATCATTAACCGGTGAACTTGTGGGTTGGATAATAAAAATATCTTCGCCTCTAACGTTTTCTAAAAATTCTACACTTGTTTCGCCATCTGCAAACGTACTAATTTTTGCAGGTACAAGTGTTGCAAAACAATGTTCTGCAATTTGTTGTGCTAATTTGATATTAGCATTTCCTGTAATGATTTTCATCTTCAAGACCGTGCCTTTCTTGGTGTGATGTTAAAAATTTAGTTAATTGTAATATAACTTATTTACAAAGTCAAGTGAAAAGTATATCAGAAAGGAAGGGCCTTTCGACCCTTCCCGGATTGGACTATTAAGCCAATTTTGCCGCTATTTCTCTTTCTGCTTCTGTAGCCATCTCTTCGTCCCATTTGTCTAAATGCTTTTTCATAAATGCATTAAACACTGGAGGTATTAGTGCTAACGCAAAGAGTGTAAAATAGCCTACACCTGTGTTTGGTGCACCTACTTCATCTAATTCCCAGAAGTGTGTTTCACCTCTGTCATGATGATCAGCCTGACGACCTATCTCAATAAAGAACCATGAAGTGAATAGTGTTGAGTTATCCCAAGAATGTCTATAGTCTATTGGTTCGCTCTTAACACGTACCAAACCATAGTGTTCTAGATAGTTAAGTGCTTCTAACTCAAAGTTTGATATTACCCAAACCAGAGCCAAACACGCAACTCCTAACCAACCACCTGCAAAGAAGAACAATGCAAGTGAAGGAACACTCATCATATAACCTCTTATCCATCTGTTACTAATAGATATAAAAGGTTTCTGTAAACGTTTCAATCTGTTCTTTTCCATTTCAAACAAGAACTTGGATTGACCCAAGTGTGATTTAACATAGTGTGAATAGATATCACGTCCTCTAGGTGCGGTTGCAGGATCATCTTCACTTGCTAATTCCAAATGATGATTGTACACATGAGCATAACAGAAATGTGCAGAACCTGATAACGCCATCATCCAACGACTGATTACAAATGCAACGCCTTTGGTGTGCGATAGTTCATGCCCATAGATTATACCTATGCCTGCAAATATACCTGTTGATAATACTGCACCTAACAGTTCAACACCTGCCATACCATTATAGATCTGATATGCTAGTGCAATCTGAAGTGCAACAAAGACTGGCAACATCAAATACATTACTGTATTCTGCAACCAGGGGATGCCTAAGGTTTCACCATTCTCATCAACTGCTCCACGTGTTTGAACATTGATAAGGGTGTCAAGTATAATGCCTATTCCCAATAAGCCTACACCTGTCCATGCCCATATTCCACCTGCTAACACTCCAGCGAGTGTAACAAGTATCAATAACGGTGCAATGAAGTACCTTATATTTACGAGAAGTTTTTTCATTGTGTTTCTCCCGGCTTTCGCCTAAAATTAAACAACAATGTGTATATACTATAACACTAATTTAGAGTAGTGTCAAGTTATATAACAATATTTAATGTGTTCAAAACAAAAAGGCCGAGTTATAGAATATAGGTAGATACTAATATACCATTGTCAACATTTTTGCATGGGTGAAATGCAAATTTAACAACGGAAAATACTTGACTTTTTGTTAGAGATATATTACTATATTATAAATAAGGTTGTTGCAGTGCAAAGTGCCTATGTTCCAGTAGGACCTGCCAACTACAACACACATACAGACACTGGGAGAGACCAGGGCATAACTACATGCCTTACAAGCAGTTGACGGTCACCAAAGGTGATTGCACCGCCGGGGAAGTTCCGGGGTATTGCTTTCCTTAAGCATCCAAAACATAGGAGAAAATAATGACACACTTTTTAAGTGGCCTTATGTCTTGGATGAATCGCGACGCTGAATCTGGTCGCGAGGAACTCTTGACTTGGGCCAAAACCGAGTATAAAAATGATTGGCGTTATGCTTATCATTATATGCTTAACAATCACGGTAAGGCACCATCTTACTCAACTATGAATAGAGTAACACGTTACTCTTTTTCACCTTCAAATACAAAGGAGGTGGCATAAATGGAACGTCTATTCGCATTCATTAAAAAACTTTTCACATATAGATCTCCTGAAGAGATTTATCTGTCTAACGCTATTGACCATTTTGATTTGGAACAACGCATCAGGAAACTTGATCGCGGCCAGGTCCACACTGGTCCATTTGGCTACAAAGAGAAGTATTATCGATATTAACACACACATGATCAGAGGAGAAAAAACATGTTAGTATGGCAAAGAATAAAAAACTTTTGTTTAATGGCTGGTTATGCTCGAGCGGCATCCGAACTCGCTAGGGAAGGGTATATCGATGAAGCCAAAAAGTTAATGTTAGAAAAGGTCGCTTTATCTACAAAAAAGGGTAAAGCAATTCATAGACTAGAACATATCAAAAACGCCAAATCATCTTATGAGCCTGGCGATCATTATATGAAAGGTAAGTCTGTAGCATTTTGGAAAGGAAAAGCGGCATGATGAAATTTGTTGTTCCGTTTTTGTTTATCACAGGAATGTTAGGATTACTTTTTGGAGTAATGATGCTATCAATGATGAGATATGGAGGGATATTTTAATGTGGCCTTACACTGATGAAGAGAACGATTTTATAAGTTCAAAACCTAAGAAGTAAAAAATTTGTTAGTGGCGTAGCCGCCCGCCAAGATGACTACGCCACAACTTTATTAAAGTTGTCCTATGTCTATTTCAGATTATTTTTTTGTGAAAATATGATATAGAACCCATATAGCAACTAATCCAACAAGTCCTTGTGCAGAGAATCCTGCAATAATTCCTTGTATGTTGCCTATGATATTAATGTTTGGCCAAAACGGAATGTTTTGCCCATTAAAAAGAACTTCTAGTACTACACCTAAAGCAATTAAACTTATACCTGCTTCAGTTAGAGCACTTGCCCATCCTTTTACCTTATTAAGAATGTCCATAATAGACCTCCTTTCTTTTACTAAACTGTCTTATTGACAGTAAGTTTATTTAGGTAGCAATTTACCAAAGATAAACTACCATAATTGCTATTTGGTTATCAAACATTGAATTTTATATAGTTGACAATACTAAATAAGAATGTTATAGTAATATAACGTAAACACACATACACACAAAGGAGAAAAAGTATGAACAAGACGTTTAAAGAAGGTATCGAAAAAGGTGCCGAACAACTAGCACAATCAGTGCGTGAAACACTTCCAAAAGTACAATTCAACAAGAATGGCTATGAAATACGTACTCAAGTATTAGACATGGCTAAACATTTCACAGAGTTTGAATATTCAAGCAAATGGAATGGCTGGGAAATCACATCTAAACGTGATCCAGAGTCTGGAGAAATTGTAAACAAAGTTGGTATGCCAGAGATTCCTGGCGTAGATGATGTTTTAGAAACTGCTGAAAAGTTTTATAACTTCATCAACAATACAAAGAAATAATTTTAAATGAAAGTAGGGCAGTAGAAATATTGCCCTATTTTTATGTCCAAGGTCTACCTGTAACTAATCCACCCGAGTTGGCATTGTCAACCAAATTGCTGTTGTCGCCAGCGGCGTATAGTGTAGGTAAGTTTGTTTTTGTTTTCGTGTTCAATGCTCTGTAGTAGACAGCATTGGTATCACCAGCCGCCAGACCTTTTCTTTTTGTGGTAGCAATTCTTAATTTTTCTTCCTGTCTCTGTCTTTTGAAACCGTTTGAGCCTGAGTATCTAGGAATGCAATAAACAGAATCACCGTCAACCAAACCTGCGGCTGTTAGTGTGTCACTGCCATTGTTAGTTTGATTTATTGAAGGATCTTTTGTTGCGTGAATTTCTGCATACATGGCAGTCACAATCTCTTGACCTTCCACAGCCTGAGCCAACGCAGTCAAACCATTCATAGTGGTTGAACCCATTGTGACCGTTAGATCAAATTGTACACCTGTTAAACCTTTACACTTAATTGTCGCCATTATATATTCTCCTAACAATATTTATGTTAAATAGTAGTGTCGCAAGGGAGGAAAGCATGGCCGACACGTTAGTTCTTAACGCAGATGCAAAACCGTATAGTATATTACCTCTAAGTACAATAACATGGCAAGAATCAATTAAACACCTAGTAATGAACAGGGTCACTGTTCTTGAATGGTATGATGATTGGGTAGTAAGTTCACCTAGTTGGGAAACAAAAGTTCCTGCTGTTGTAATGGTAAAAGACTATATTAAAAAGAATAGCAGTGTAAGACTATCAAAATACAATGTATTTTTACGTGATCAGTTTGTGTGTCAATACTGTAACTTACAACTATCACACAAAAAACAGTGTACAATTGACCATGTAATGCCTATCAGTCGGGGTGGTCGTAATACTTGGACAAATTGTGTTACTGCATGTGGCCCGTGTAATGTTGCCAAAGGCAATAAACTATATCCAAAACCCAAACGCATACCAGTAAAACCAACCTATTACGATTTAGTAAAAAACAAAGAACTTCTAAATTTAAAACTCAAACATCAATCCTGGACTAATTACATCGTGTAAATAGTATTAAGGAGTAATATAAATGACATTAAGAATACAAGATTTACCTAGATTTAAAGATGACTGTGCTGATTATCAACGCAGAATTGAATCTATTGTTAAAGAAGATCATAAAAGACAGGCAACAACGATGTATGAATCATTTTTGAATGCAGTTGCAACTATTGACAGAAGTGTTGAGAATCTTGCTAATAGTGGTCCAGTATTTGGAAACGAACATCAACTGTTGAGAGAAAACTTACAAACAACAAGATTAGATCTCGTAAGATGGTTGAAGAAACATTCTCCGTTAGAAAACGAAAATCCTCTTCCATTAAACGAAAAAGAAAGCGCCTAGTTCTATCTATATCTAAAGGTAATTCTACCTTTGCTTAGATCGTAAGGTGTCATTTCAACCTTAACTTTATCACCCATCAAAACTCTAATTTTGTTTTGTTTCATTTTGCCATTAGCATAGGCAATGATCTCATGGCCACTTTCTAATTTGACCTTGTACATCTGATTGGGTAGGATATCTAAGCAGGTACCTTCAAACTCCATTAAGTCTGCTTTACTCAAAAAAGTTTTGTCTCCACTTTATTCCAAAATTCAATACGAGCATTCATTGCCTCGATAGCAACTGCTTCTGCTTCAACATACGCAAGAGGGTCATTGCCACATAAGTTTTCAACTAATTTTGTAGCCATTGGTCCGTGTTCATCTCCGTCTAATTCTATATGCCTTTGTAGGTAATAGTGAAACTTCTTTGCTTCGTATGAATTAATATTAAGTTGTTGTAAAATTCCTGTGAACATTCCAGGAATCACCGCTTCTCTACCGAAGGTAAAAGCACTTGCAATAACATGTTTTTTACCTGTTTCGATAAATGAAAATGTTTTTTTCATAAAGTCAATACAGCATTCAGGCACATTAGGTGAATTGTCTAAAGCAAATTCAAGGCCTCTTGACTTTACTGTTTCTAAAAATTTTAATACAGGAGTAGTGTTTGCTCCAACTTCCATCATTGCTTGTAGGTATAAATCAAAATGAGAAATAGAGCCTCCGCCTAAATCTTTATCAGATTCTTCCCCCCAAATGATTTCATTAATGAGTCTTGCACTTTCATCTCGTGTATGTTCTTCTGGTAACCATAAGTCGCCACTAGGACAAACTCTATGTTGTAGTGCTTTTGCTAAACTCATAAAGTCCCATACAGGAAAAACATGATGTTCCATAAACACCCTAAGGTCTTCAATAGTTTGAATCATATTAGTAGACAGTAATGGGTGTGTGGTTAATTCTAATTGTTTAACTTCTATATTCTTTAATGGTAGTTTCATTTAATCCACTTCTTTCTAACTCTATGTCGCTTCCAAACAATACTTTTAGTGTTCCTCTTTGTATTGCTTTGTTCCATACTTTTTCGATTGCACAATTAGTTAAGAACACATAGTCTGGCACTGTGATAGGACAATTTGACTTGCATAATCTATAAACAGGACATACTTTACAGTGTTTATCATACCGTGTGTAATCTACCTTCTTAATAGTTACCTCTTCTATTGCAGATATCTTGCCACTAATAAAACTATCATCAACATGCGGACAAGTTCTTACGTTACCTGCAACATCAACACTTAATACTTGATCATCATCTGCTCCGCACACTGTTGATATTGTTGGCAGTATTTGTTTTTTAAGTGTGTCTCCGTACCCTAGCACACTTCTTGGACCCGTATGAAAAAGATTATTGATCATTATACCATGATCTTTCAAACCATTTGTTTGTTCTATATTACATTCTATAAACTGATCCATTATGTCTCTAAATGTTTTAAGGTTCGTGCCTTGTATTACATGTTCCATACTAACACTACCTTCGTGGTCTTCGTCAGCGTGAGCACGACCTAATGTATAACTTATACTTACAAGATCAGGATTTAATCCTACTTCTATCATATAGTTTCTAAAGAAATTGTTTATGTCAAAAAGATTACAATTAGTTGCACTTACAACAGGATTAAAACTAAAACGAATTTTATCTCTATTTTTTTGCATGTTCTTAAGTACATCAACAGTAATTTTATCCCACAAAAATTCCTTACCACGTAAAGCAACATGTCCTGGGCCATCATGACTGATACCAAACAATGCCATGCCTTGTATTTTTTCTAAATAATCAATATGTTTTTGTCTAAGTGGTGTACCGTTTGTAGCAAAGTAATATTCTAATCCAGGTCTATCAAGTGCTTCTATTATTGGCGTAATAGATTTCCAATAAAGTAAAGTTTCACCTCCCCAAAAATCAACTCTTTCTAGTTCACTAAAATCTAATTCTGTACCAATAGTTTCTAAGAAATAATCAAGTGTCCATATTTTTGCACGTTCATCTGGATTACCAATATCTTTTTGTAAACAGTATGAACAACTGTAATTACAAGCATGACCTAAAAGTATTCTTAACCACTTTGGTTTCCTACTTTTAGTTTTCTTTTTGACATGTCCTGTTGCTTCTTCCCAAACAGCATCTGGCTCTGTTACATCACTTAAAGGATCAAGTTTATCTGAATAAAGTCCGTTGGTGTAATTACTATACACAACTTTTTGTCCTGTATTTTTTATATTGAATACAGTGTATGGACCGTCGTCTATTACTCTTTGCGTACCATCTACTATACTTGATACTTCTCTAGTTATATCTCCATCATCTATAAGATGCACAACATCCTGAGCAGAATTTTTTAGTTGTACTAAAGGAATAATCTTGTCATCAATCTTATCCATTGTTTACCTCTATTAATGGTATAACACCTTTAGAACTATTTTTCAATAATCCATAATCAGTCGTTGTCCAACCTGCTTGTATTAGTTTATGATAATATCTGTGTTTAGCATTTAGCATATCAATTGGTATAAAAGTATACTCCTCATTTACTTTAACATTGTTGGCAACAAATCTATAGTAATCAAAATAGTTTTTGCCTGCACCGTCATCAGGTATTAATCCATTTTCATATTTGGTTGCCCAATTATTATATAATTCAACTTTACCTTTTATCATACTACTTAAATGTTTTTCAGTATCAAAGTTTGTAAACTGGTAGTACGGTTCATTAACTGTATCGATTGAATTTATCAAAGTCAAAAAGAATCCATCGTTCATTAGATAGTTACTTTCTCTACACACAGGGTAGACATCACTATCAAAACTTGCTATATGCTTTGCTTGTGGTATCTCGCTTTCAAGTTCCGTTGTGTTTTGTTTAAAATTATGATGTGAACAGTTATAGACAATATCAGTATTCTTTTGCCATTCTATTAGAGAATTAACTGCCATGCTTTCAGGTTTAGTTAATATAAACTTCAGTTTATTAATACCGTTCCTGTTGTTTAATTCTTCTAACTTGTACATAACAT